ATTCAATAGATAACCAACAAAATTCAATAGATAATCAACAAAATTCAATAGATAATCAACAAAATTCAATAGATAACCAACAAAATTCAATAGATAACCAACAAAATTCAATAGATAAGCGTTTTAAAACAACATTATGTAGGGTTTTCCCACAAAATTAAGGATTACAGTGCTTTAAAACAGCAAAATGTGAGTTTATTCTACAAAATTCAATAGGTTGAGAGTTGAAAACTATATTCTATAGATTAGTGGTAATCGGAATGTTTAACAATTAAAATATGGATGGTATGAACGTATATGATTTTGCACCCGATTTAGATTTGAGTAAGGAGGTAGAAGGTTCTATTTTCGGGGTAAAAGGAATAGAAGGCAGTGATGGAATAGTATATGCTAAGGTAGTTAGCTGTGTAGACGTTAAGGATTACAGTTGTGATAGGTGTATTTTTTATGATTGTTATAAGGATAAATGTTTATTATCGCGTAGTGATAGTTGTATAGATGGAGATTGGATTTGTAGGTACGAACAGGCTGCCATAGAGGGGGAGTAGGCGGCGCCTTGGGCTAAGGCCTGCGGTTGTAGGTGGAACGTAGGTCGGAGCAGAGCCGGAACAGTTTATTGTGGAACTAAAAAAAATAAAAAGGAGGAGATAGCGATATGAAAAAGGCATTTAAGATATTTTCTATTATGTTTGTCATAGAAATAGTGCTGATAGCTATTTTAGATGCTATGGCGTAAGTGAGAAAAATTTCTTCATTAATTTTCTTATGCTTTAGACAGAATGCTCCCATCTGCGAAGATCGGAGCATTTGCTTTATGGGATTCATGGTGCAGCAAGTCGGTTCGATTCCGGCGATCTCACACAACATTAAAATAGGGAAGAACATGTTAAAAGAAGAATTTGAAGAACTGATTAAAAGGGAGGTAAACGAAAATCAGTATAAAAACATAGAAACGGCATACGAGGCTTTGCCGGAGTATATGGATAAGATGTATTTAGCAAGTGCTATTTCAAATGATATTGGGAAAGCTATTAATGTCTTATCGTTTTTAGGATCGCATATAAGCGAGTTAATGGGTTCGATAATAATCGAAAGGCAAAAGGTGGAATCATGTGCCTATGATTTAATAAACAAATCGCATGAGGAGGATGACTTGAAAGCAAGAGAGATTGCCGTGCGATTAATAGGAGAGAGGGAAACAGTGGCATACACAGTAAAAGAAGGGCTGCCATTGTGGGAACAAGATAAAAAGTTTATAATAGAATTAATAAAGGAGGATAGAAAATGAAAGACGGTATTGTATTGCATCCAGAGCATGGGTTGAATCCATCCATAGAACTATGCATAGTATGCGGTGAAGAGATGGGGATTGCTTTATTAGGGAATAACATCAAAGGGCAGGCGCCGCATCATATATGCACGGGAGAAATATGTGACAATTGCAAAAAGATAATAGATGACGGAGGTTGTTTTATTATCGAAGTTGAGGATGGATCAGATCAAAAGAATCCGTATCGTACAGGGAGATATTGCGCGATAAAGAAAGAAGCAGCAAAGAAAATACTTGGACAGGAGCATAGTATTGTGTACATGGAAAAGTCTGCGTACAGTCAAATAATACCACAAAAATAAAGAAAGATATGTTTACAAAAGAAGAGCGATTATTCATATGGAAAAAGGTATATGAGATGATTGATAGGTTAGAGGATGGGGAATACATATGTGTTGCGTTAAGAAATGTAGTGTTTATGTATTTCAAAACACATAAAAATATCTATGAGTTTCGTTCAGACGAAATGGTGAGAATATATTTCCCGGAATTGGAGGAGAAGATAAGTATGGCCACAGAACCAGAGGAAACAAGAACGTTTTATGGGTGGTTTGGTTGTCTTAGTCCAGAAACGAAGGAGGTAAGGCTGAATATTGTGAAAGATATTATAAAAGAATTAGAATAGTATTTTTGTTAATCTATTTTATTCATCAAATTAAGTTTTGGGTTTTGGCATGTCGGTTCGTGAGGATAGGCATGCCTATTTCTGCATCATAGAGGGGATGACGCGGCGTGCCGGTGCGTATGTGCCGGTCCTGGTTCGATTCTGGGCATCTCACAAACAATAAAACAAAAAAGTTATGAGAATATATAAGAATGATATTATAAAGGCGTCAGCAATAAGCACCGGAGCCGACAGAGGCGTGTTGCTGTGTTCAATAACAGATTCAGGCTTTACGTCTATAGCGGGCGTAATATCGGCTGTTAAGGATAGGTTACCAAACGAAGATCACAAGAAGATGGTTTTTGAAATCTTGAATGATACGAAAAAAGAGTACGGAAGATATAATAATTGCGGAACAAAAGTATTGTAATAAAGAGTAGAAAACAATATGTTTATGTAATATTAGTTTTTTCATTTTTATTGAAAGGAGCGCCGGCCTGTGAAGGTATGCGCTCTTTGTATTTGTATAATGCATAAAACAATAATAATATGACAGAGAATAGTATAGACGTAAATATCGTACCTGTAAAGAATGGTATGAAACGTGTTGTGGTATCATATTACCATTATTCACGCAAGGAGAAAGATCGCATGAGTTCCCAAACGGATTACGTTTGGGAAACAAAGAATGAAGAAATGTTTAAATACTTTGAGGCCAGGAGGACAAAAGTATTTTATAGTCAGATTCGTGCCATGTGTAGATTCTATGGCAAGAAAAATGTACGTAAATACAAAAAGTTATGATATTAAAAACGACAACCAACGAGTTTTGTTTCATTAACGTAAGTTTCTACGAAACAATAGCAGATCCTCGTCATTTCTTTGAACAGGATTATGAAGAGATGCCAGAATATGAGGAGGAATCGGATTTTGATTTTGATTCTTATTACAATAAGTTTATTCTTTTTGTACAGGAATGGGCGAATGAGGTAAGTGAACGCCTTTACGGATATGGCGTGAATAGTATAAAGGTAACATCGGTCGGATATCCGAAAGAATATAATTATGGTACTGATTGGATGAACGTAGAGGTAGAGTTTTGTGATGAATGGAGGCAAAAGATGTTATCTAACATTAGTAAGATTGTCAATGATGATAAATGCAAGAAGTATGCGGAGACTAATTACCGGTCGGTATCAGGATACATCTTTTTAGGACCTGAAGATTTAAAGGAATTTGAAAAGGAAATAATAGAAAGAAAGTCGGATTCCGGATATGATGTAACAATATTATTAAATATGTATCTAACTTTGGCTTTTGTAAAAGAATTTGGATTTAAAGCCGGAGAAGCATGGAGTGAAATAACAGAATATGCTTACGGATGTTTATCGTATTCCGATTTTGCAACAACAGAGATGCTTATACCGGAAGGTTCGGAGCATTTATTCAAAGACATTTACACGGCAAAGGCCGACGAATTATATCATCATGTCCTGGATAAATTCGGATGGGCGTGGCGTGATCCGAAATATAAGTCAGAAACAGAATTATGCGCGATGCTAAAGTGGGCAAAAGAAAAAGGCTTGACCATTGAAGAGTTAAGTATTTAATTGTTAAACATAAGGCAGTAGTGGTGCGTGAGTATAGGTGCTGCCGTTAAAATATTTTATAAGATGAAAAAAGAAGAGATTCAAACTATTTTATACACAATCAAAGAAGGAGACAGTATTAAAATCAAAGTACAAGACAAAAGTGAAGAGATAAGACTGCGGGATCATGTAAGAAGAGTACAGAAATACGGATACAGGTTTTGTTTGTCTCATTTACATGATGGAATTTTCTATCTGGAGAAGTTGAAAGAAGGGGATAAGGATAAATACTATAGAGTAATAAACAGAGGAAATGGAAAGACCGGAGTATAATAAGCTACGCAAAATGGCTAAGACTACTCCAGGTCTGATAGTGGACGAGGTGCAAAACATGATGCGTGTATCGCTATACGATAATGGGGAACTTAAGAAGGTGGTAGTAGTAATGAAATGCGATTCTTTTTTACAGTCAAAAAGTAACATAGAAAAGATAATGTTATTATCATCTTCTATAGAAGATAGAAAAAACAAAGAAAAAAATAAAACAAAATCAGAAAATGAACAGAATAACAAAAATAAGAGAAGAAATAGGAGGAAAACAGGTTGATTTGACCTTTTACGGGCGCTTTTGCAGCCTTATCGAAGGTGATAGAAAGATAATACTAAAGGCAATAAAAAACGGTCGTAAGAAGGGCGTAATCGGAGCCATTCAGCCTGGGAGGCATGACAGAATTTGGACCACATGGTCTATTGCTTTTGATGATTTGAAGGTAGGGGATACAGTAGAGTTCACTACATCTGGAAAATATAATCCCGGATTTCATACTACGGAGACGTATGTAGGATGTGTAGAATGGATAAAAGGATCGGAATGTGCGATAAAAACCGGTAAGGGAATAGCAGTAGTATTAATTAAACACGTGGAAAGGGTGGTAAAATGATGGATTTAAGAATGTTTATAGACCTATTTCAGGAGATTGAGGTAGAGAACTTGTTTAAAGCGTTAGATTTATGTATGGAATATGCAAGATTAGATTTACATGTGTTTAATGTAGGAGCTCATGTAACATGTTCATACAGTAATGATCTTGAATCGCTTTCACAGGCAGAAGGTTGTAATGTGAATATGATAATAGAGGTGCCTCGCTTATTCGAAGCGTTCATGGAATACGCTTCACCGGAAATGAAGTTGTATTATGAAAAACTAACAGAGACAGTATAATATGAAAGAGGAAGTAGAACGGATAAAGAGGTTGGTTGGCATAGATCATAATAGATGGGAGCAGCCTTGTACATGTGATAAATGCAAGAACATGTGTAAGGTTCCTTGTATTGGTACACCAAAGGACATAGAAGCTATCATAGATGCAGGATATGCTGACAGGCTAAAAGAGACAATGTGGATGGTGGGGTATCTTGCAGTGAAAGAAAAACCAATAGCGATGATCCAACCAACAGAGAAAGACGGGTGGTGCGTGTTCCGCCGGCCAGACGGTCTCTGCGAGCTGCATAACCGTGGACTAAAGCCGACTGAAGGAGTTCTGGCTTCTTGTAAGGTGGTTGAAGAAGACAATGTCCCAACATATGAAACGTCTGTACTTAGAGCAGTAGCTCATGAGTGGGTTAAGGTAGAGAACTTCGCAACTATAATGAGGGTCGTTTTTAAATTTTTGCATGAAAATGAACGTAGAAAATAAATTAGATAAAGTGGTTAATATCCTAAAAGAAAAAGGATTTGTAGTATATAGAAAGGGCGGGAAGGAGCCAGGTGTGTTTTACGCTAAAGAAGGTGACAGCCGGATAGGATTCGTTTATCCCAACAACGGATATATATATGATAGAATAAAAATGTGGTCTTTTTCAAGGATATATAAACCACATAAGAAAACCGGGTCTTCGTGTTTAATGAGCGTCAGCGACGAATTTACGATAGAGAATGCGATTAAGAACATAGAGGATAGACTGTGGGTGAATTATATAAAAGACGGTAACAGAAAACGACCAGAAGAATATAAAAATATAAGAGAATTTGTTGGTAGCTTCACTAAATTCTACAGCTCTGTAGAATTAGTTGAGGTTAAGTAGTTTTCCATGCGAGTTAGTTGCCGGCACTGGTCTGTGAAGATAGGTGCCGTTTTTTTTTATTCAAGAAAGGAGGACAAAGATGGGAAAAAGAGACAAGGAGATACCTTATGAGGTAGTCATACAGGAAAGAAAAAGAGTGGATTTATACGGTAACGTAGTGTATTATATCTATTGGTTTGATAAATATGGGTACAATATCACAAACGAATGGAAATTCTGGAGCAAGGGTCCGAAAAAGAAATACGATAGAGTCAATCGTTATCTAACAGATAGTTGGTTGAAGGAATACTGTAAGAATAACAATTTAAAGATAAGTAGAATAAAGGAATGAAAAAGATAAAAGTAGACAAAGTGATATTATATTACATGGATCGGGTAGACCCTGACGGGAACCTATACCGGTTCTATGTATATAAAGACATGGCATCTGAAATAGAATACTTTTGCACGGAAGAGACAGGTAATATGACTATACCAATCGGAGAAGGAAAGTATATTGAAATCGTGCCAAGGGAAATAGTGAAAATACCGGTAAGGGGATATAGGAAGCTTACTGGAATATGGAATCGTGAAACATGTAACGGGAAGGGATGGTATAGGCTTTTTAATTATTTCAAATACAAGCCGACCCTATGTTATTTTAAAAAAGCTGGACATGATGAAAATGGGAACACAAGATACGAAATATCATTATTTAATAGCATTATAAATGTGACAAGATATTTTAATCTGTGGAGAATGAAGCCAGGAAAGTATGTTATGGTAACAAACGAGTGTGGAGCCTTGGATGTTATAAAAGAAAAATTTGACAACATAAATATAGTGGAATATGGATCTGAATGAATTGTACAAAGAAATAGAAAAAGATGTATAACACTGAAAAATGAATAATCATGAAACATACCGATTTTTACAAACTGATAGAAGAAATCAAGTTACAGGAACAATGTGAATTAAAAGCAGCCATCAAATCTGTCGGTGGTTGCTATATATGGGATATATATGATGGTGAAGCCGAATATCCAATCATAGCAGTAAACATGGATAGTATATCTCTGAATCCGACAGATGTGGAGATATATGAAGTTCAAATTGTGAACAATGTGCTTAAAATAAAGGGAAGAGACAAAGAAAGCAGAGAAGTGGTAGAATTTGAACCGAACGATGTATTCGCCGGACACTTGTCGTACATCATAGATTATCTGCCTGGTGACGAGGATGTGAGTGGTGCAAACTAAAAATGGAGAGTTGAATATGGCAACAAAGAAATTTAATAGAACCGTGTGGCATGGTATGGATTGTGACAAAGTTACCAGCCTTTTTGAGTATGGGTTATTGGTGAGATATATTACCAAAGAAAAAAGCTGGCAATGTATATACCGCAATCCTTATGAACCAAATAAGTTTTCGTACAGTTGGATAAGCGAGGAAGATATGCGTGAGATGTTTTTGACAGGTTGGGCAAAAGATGATTTGAAGTCGTTTTGTTCCTATGTCGGTGATACTTGGAATGACTGGTTGCTTCGTCCGGTCGCTACAAGAATATATGATTTGGTTTCCTATTATGGAGCGGAAGAGATATTCGGAAACAGTTACCGGACTTACACAGCAAAAGAAGTTTGCCTCAGTCTGCATATAAAATATATGGAAGAATATGAAACAGCGTGCTGATACCCGAAAAGCATTTGAGTCATATCTGGATGGAATCGGTCTCAGCTTGTCTTCCGAAGAATGGATAATAGGCGGCAAAGACCGGTCACGCTCTCTGTATTATGGCAGGATGCTTAGAAAACATGACCCGATAGCTTTTGAGGTCGGATATAAAGAATGGTTGAATCAAAAATAACAAATGATAATATGAAAACAATAAATCTAACCCTGTTTAGCTTTGATGAGCTATCAGAAAACGTACAAAAGAAAATTATAGAGCGTGAACGCTGGAATGTGATGGAACGATGTGTGGATTGTTGTGCTTCTGAATATAAAGCGTCATTGAAATCTTTTGAAAAGCTGACGGATACCGAAGCTTGTGACTGGAATGTCGGTTATAGCGGATATAGTTTTGATTTTATGTTTGACGACCTACTGTATTATGAAGACCCGTATGATTGTGGCCAAGACATTTGTCTTAGCGATTTGCGTGGTAAATTATTGTTTCGCTATATCAATAATAATATTATGCCGTATATCACAAAAGGCAGGTATTATTCCAAGGGCAAATATGTAGATGGCAAATACCAATATAAAGACAGACATAGTAAAATATTGCTGGAGAATAACAACTGTCCTTTAACCGGAGTATGCTACGACCAAGATATTTTAGATCCGATTATCCGATATTACAAGACATGGAACAGTTATCCGGAAGATTTTTCTTGGCCGGATTTGATGAGACAATGTTATGACAATTTCTTTAAGAGTTGGCATGAAGAATATGAATATTGGGCTGACGATGAGAGTGCGTTACGAGAGGAATTGCATAACAATCAATATGAAGACCGCCTTTATTATAAAAATGGAGACGTATATGTTGGACAATTAAACGAAATAGCATGAAAACACAAGAAGAATATGCCTATAAGATTGGTGAAATCGTTCTCAGGGATGTGGAAAGTTGCCAGAGTGACTGGTTCCTTATTGATCAGGAAATATTTATGCTTCCTGAAAACCGGAACAAGGCATTTATTTTGGGAACCCGGAAGACCGGATGTGATTTAATAATACTGGGTGGCACTAATTGTGATGAAGGTAGTATGGATTGGCTTTTTGGGAGTCTTGGCAATGAAAATTTCTATGTATGTCAGCCGTTATCTTTCCAAAAATCATCGCAGGAAATCGAGAAAGTGAATCCCTTGTACGCTTTTAAGTTAGCTACTGCTTATTTCAGGGGACAGGGTATGGTTCCGGTATTTGAAGATTGTCATTGCAGACTGGTGAAACTATGAGTGTAGAAGTGATAAGATATAGGCTTCCGGTTTATTGGGCTTGCGCTCTGATAAATGATGATTATACCGGACTGGAAGATAAAGAATGCGAGAAAATAAAACGCTTCTTAGAAATAGCAGAAGGTTATCCGGTAGATGTAGATTTGGAAACACAAGGGTTTTACCGTTGTAATGACGCAGGAACACTTCCCGGAGAGTGTGCAGATTTTATTTTTCATAAGTGTAATGATTAAACTAAAATAATATGGAAACTACAAACAAACTGTTTTATTCAGGTACAAAATTCTTTACAGAAAATGAAGAAGATTATAGAATAACAGTTAGAATCTCTTTGGATGATGGCTGCAAAAATAACATATGCGACTGGAGCATAACAGCCGACGTTGACTGGAAAAACAAGCATGGAAAATATGAGGATTACTTAGGAGGCTGCTGCCACGATGAAGTCGCAAAACATTTTCCGGAATTGTCGAAATTCATACGGTAATTGATTTTTAAAAAGGATTACAATGATAACATCAGTAAAAATAAAAGACAATACGAAAACTCCATTTAAATATGTTTCGGACATAGAAACATTTGAAAATGGCAGAGAATTTATTTTCAAGCCAGGAGTGAATGTAATTATAGGTAAAAACGGTAGTGGAAAATCGACCTTACTTAATATCATATCAATGTATATGTTGTGTGAGAAGTCTATGTGCTCTGAAATGCCGATCGAGGCACTGGATTTTCCACCTATATTTGATGATGATGACAAGGTTCTTGATGGGATTGACATATCATCCGATTATGCAGGGAAAGTATTCCGTTTATTACCGTCGGCGGAGATGAATCGAGATGGTGTATTGAAAAACATCAGCAATTTAGATTTGTATGTGAATAATATTAGAAGATCTTATGGAGAGAAAGTGGTGTTATCATTGGAATCACTTTTCAATTTAATGTTCGGTCAAAAGGATTATACGTTTCCAATACAAGATCTTGTAGAATACAAGAAAAAATCAAATGCGTTTTGGATTAAAAGAATTGATAATCTGTTGAAGTATTATAAAAGAAATCGCATAACATTAACAAAAAGCAGTTTTGAATACACGGTTCTCATGGATGAGCCAGACAGGAATCTTGACATTGACAATATAATGCAAATTTATAATGTATTGTCATTCCATAAACCACAAACACAAATTATAGCCATAGTACACAATCCGGCATTGATTTACAAATTAAGCAAATTAGATTGTGTGAACTTTATAGAGATGACAGAAGGGTATCTTAGTAAAACTTGTACATTTGTGTCCAACTAATTAAAAGTGATATGAACTGGAAGAAATTCAAAGAGGAAAAACCTTCAGAGGGAGAAGAAGTGTTGGCTTATCATCCAAGTTGGATAGATGAAGATTTCAACCCAAGAGGTATAAGAATAGGATTCTGGAATGGAGGGGACGATTTTAAATCGGCTCATTGGTGGGATTATCAAGATTGTTATGTCACAATCTCTCATTGTGATTGTGATGATAATTCTCTTTTCAGTGATAGAATAAAAAACAGCATAGAGCCAGAGTTGTGGATATCACTTGATGTTATTACAAATTACTTACCTGATATAAAACAAAATCACTTATCACAATGAGCTATTTTATATTAATGGGAAGAAGAATCCCCAAGCAAGCCATAACAGGCTTCAAATTTCAAAATGAAACAGATAACATTCGTCCTTTCTTGTCAATCAGGATAAGGGGAAAGGACGAAATTATACCTTTCAAAGATAAAAAGGAGATACAGTCTGTAAAAGCGCATCTGTGTTCTATCTTTTCTGGGTTTGTAAAAATAGGTGACTGGTATCTCAAGATGTCGGAAGTTAAGGAATATAAGCCGGTGACCGCCGAAGACATGAACCCCTACATCTTGTTTAAGACATCTAAGTTTGGAAATATAAAAGTTCGTTTCCCGAAAGATGAAGATATGGATGCAGAATTATTGGTGTTAGATCAACTTTTTGATGTAGAATGAATTATTGATCATATTTTAGAAATCATGACCTGGAAAGAATTAAAAGACAAAATATCCCTTATGACAGAAGAAGAGCAACGACAAGAAGTTGCAGTATGGGGAGAAAATATGAATTTGATGAAAGATTGCTCCTTGGAGAAAACAAATGAGGATATGTACTACAACTCTGAATGGGATTATACTCGCGAAGAGAGTGAATTGGAACCGGAAGACAAGAATGACCCTGATGTACATAAGGTATATGAAGCAGGAATGTATTATATTTATTCGAATTGATTTTAAAAAGTTCTGATTATGGCAGCATTAACAACACTAAATATAACGGAAAAGAATGCTAACAACAGTTTGTCCGTAACTGTTAAAGTAAATGTCACCAAAGAAGGAGTGTTTACCACTACCTTGTCAAAAGAAGATGTGGACAAGATTCATTCTTATGGGATCAAATCACCTACAAACAGATTAGGCAACGAAGGATATTTCAATAGTATAGCACTTTCTGATTTGGAAAGTCAAATCAGGGAAGTTCTGAAGAGATGTTTGAGTTATAAAATAGTAGAAGAAGTGCCTATTATTAAGTATCAACTGGAAACGAATTGCATGTTTTCCTATGACAAAAACGGAAATATTGTCCCTAACCCCTCTAAGGAATGGACAGGAGGCGATGAAAATGGAGAATGGAGGGATGGAACTTCCCGTTTAGATGCCTTAAACACCCAACCTTTCGGTTTTAGTGTTTATGCAAAACCATTTCTAAAAAGAGTAATTGAATATGGAAATGGAGAGACAAAAGTAGAATACAGCAGGTTAAATACAGAAAAAGGAACCTATGCGCACTGGCTGAATTGTGTAGCAGGTATGTCATACAATCGATATAAGCCGGTAATGGAAGTGGAATGCAACGAATGCACCTCAAAATTATTCGTTGATATGATCAAATCTATTTGTAAGATAAGTGAACAAGTCAAGAGTTTTATCAATCCAGAACAAATAAAAGCAATTGCGGAGTCAAATGAACCGATTTTGCTTTTATCTAACAACTAAAAAATCATGAGGTATGTATGTGTTTTTTATCTGCTTTCTGTTATGGCTTATTTTTACATTGTTATTATCATCAACTGTCATAGGATTGGTTATAAGCGTGAGTGATGAATGGCAGGAAATGGGTGACAAAATAATAGATAAACTTTAATAAAATATGAATAAGAATATAATCAACAACGCTCAACTTTTAGAGATTAAAACTAAGATTAGACAACTTGGAGCAATTAATAAGACATGAAACAAGATATAGAATTTGCTGTTCCTCTTTTTAAAGCTGGTGCAGAATGGCGCATTAACAGCGTGTGGCATTCTATAACAGTAATTCCAGATTGCCACCGTTTTATTGTGTTTCTCCCTAAGAAATCAACAATAGGATCAAAGAATCCAATTATGGGTATATTGGAAGAGAACAGAACTTTTATATCCAGCCGTCCAGGATGTATTTTATGCAGATTAGATGAAATGGAATCATGGGCTTATTTGGATGATCTATTACCTTAGGTAATTATATACTCAATTTTAAAAGTTAGAATTATGAAAAAAGATTTAACAGACAAAGAAAAAGAGGAAAGAATGAATTACCTTACCATTCATAAATGTAAAAACGAGGATGAACGTAAAGAGTTAAAAGAATTATGTGATTGGTATTTTAAGGATACTCCTACATTAACTATGTCTTTTTCTTTAACAGAAGAAGATTTTCGGGTAACAATGGAAAGGGACGTGGAGTTGTCGGAGGTAGCCAGAGCGGTAAAGAATCAACACCATAAGAAGAAAATATGAAAGGTTATGACCGACAGAGAACTTCTTGAAGAAAACAATAAGATGTTAAAGGAAATTCTAAGTTTTGTGAGAAAAGTTGATTCTGCTGAATACAGGGATCATCAAGACTTTATGGAATTTCTTAGAAATGTGGCAGCCGATATATGGGTTGAATATACGGAGCCCGAACAAAGAGGTAGATTGTTTAATTTAATAAATAAAAATAAATGAAAACAGTTTTTGATTTAAGCAGAGATGAGATTGTGTCATTGACATGCAAAGAGATATATCTGTATATAGACAAAGAGCTTGCTGGTAAAGGTATTCCAATTGAAGCTAAAAACTGGAATATAAAGAACGAAAAAGAAGTCGTGTATCCAAGAACAGGAGTTCCAGTATTTATGTTAAAAGATATCGGCATCGGTTTTAGAACCATAGAAGGTGCAACAGAGGTGGCTAATTTGCTTGTTAAATATAATGCATTTAAAACAGAATCAAGGTTTCTGACAGGCTCGTATGAACAATTTCGGATCATAGGGGAAAGTGTTTGCCCGGCTATTAAAGAGGAGGCGGGGTATAGCAAGGAAGAGTTTGATAAGGTAAACAAGGAAAACGAAGATCCAGAATTGAAAAGTATAAAATCCTTCAATGATACTGTGAAAAAAGCCAATGAAATCAAAGACAGGGTGTTAAAATACGTGTACAACATAAAACAAGAGCGTTCATATAACAATGACCTGGTTGGTATCTTTGAAAGGTATAAAGATATAGCAGACGGCGACCTGGAAGTAGCTATGAAATTTATCAAGGAGGCCTATCCGTTTAATGAAGAAACAGAGTCGTTTATCAGAAAAAAGTTTGACATGCCTATACCGGAAGAATCAAAAGAGCAGTAATTAAGCTAAATTAAATCATTTTGAATCTTTTTTATTATCAAAAGACATATCTTTGTCCAAAAAACAAACAGGATGGAAGAAAAAGAGATAAAAGAAGCTATGATTGAAGCCCTAACGCACTTAGAGGGGTGTAAGTATTTCATGGCCACGATAGTAAATAATCGAGAATAATGCATAACCCATACAAATCATAAACAATTTGTATTGTATTATGCATAATAGCCAAAAGCTATTACGATTATTAGCCTAAGTGTTGAAACAAACACTACGTTATTTAAGAATAGATAGTTACCTACGGATGTTTGCCCAAGTTCGTAGCTCTAAGGTAAGTGATTAAACAGTTCTGGTATTCAGGAACAGTGTTGCTTACAAAAAAAACCTTAAATAACATTGGCGATGGGTACTAACAGAGTTTCACTCTGACTTATGTTGAATAAACATTGAAAACGTTTGTAAGTATGGTGTACGTACAAGACATAAATGGTAAACCTATGATGCCTACAACGAGGCATGGTAAGGTAAGGAGACTGCTTAAAGACAAAAAGGCAATCGTTGTAAACCTATGTCCGTTTACCATCAAATTAATGTACGTTACATCTGATTACAAACAAGAAATCGTGTTAGGCGTTGATGCTGGCACCAGACATGTCGGTCTATCAGCTACAACGAAAAGCAAAGAACTTTACAGCAGTGAAGTTATCCTTAGAAATGATATCGTAGATCTTTTGTCTACCAGAAGGGAGCTACGAAGATCAAGACGAAATAGATTGAGATATAGAAAACCTCGTTTTGATAATAGAATAAAAAGTAAGCGTCCGGGATGGGTAGCACCTTCGGTGAAATACAAAGTAGACGCCCATATTCGTGTTATTGACAATGTATGTTCTATATTACCAATATCTCGTATTGTTATCGAAGTAGCTCAATTTGATACTCAAAAGATTAACAATCCTAATATATCGGGTAAAGAATATCAGGAGGGTGATCAACTTGGGTTTTGGAACGTTAGGGAATATGTTTTAGCAAGAGATGGACATAAATGTCAGTATTGTAAAGGAAAATCGAAAGATAAGATCCTTAATGTTCATCATATTGAATCAAGAAAAACCGGAGGTGATTCTCCGTCAAATTTGATTACCTTATGTGAAACATGTCATAAAGAATACCATAAAGGTAATATAGATTTAAAGATCAAACGGGGATCGTCGCTTCGCGACGCAGCCGTAATGGGAATAATGAAATGGAGATTGTATGAAGAACTAAGGTCTAAATACAACAGAGTTTCTATGACTTTCGGTTATGTTACAAAATACAATAGGATTAAACATGGTATTGAAAAATCTCATGTTTTCGATGCATTTGTTATTTCTAAAAACTTTGATGCTATAAGGTTAGGATATTATTATAAAGTAAGATTAGTAAGAAGACATAATCGTCAGATCCATAAACAAAAGATTCCAAAAGGAGGGATAAAAAGACCAAATCAATCTCCTTTTGAAGTTTTTGGTTTCCGATTGTTTGATAGGGTTATGTTTGAAAACAGTTATTATTTTATATTCGCAAGGCGTAAAACCGGTAGTTTTAATATTCGAGATATTGATGGTAAAAACCAAAGAGATATTACATACAAGAAATTGAAATTATCAAGGTGTAAACGCTTTATGGTACAAAAGGAAATGGATTGATTAATTTGAATAAAAATATAGACATGAATCGTTGGTTTGAAATCACAGTAAAAGCCGAGATTGATAATATCGAGAACGGCAAAAAAAAGAAAGTAACTGAAAAGTATTTGGTAGATGCCTTATCTTATACAGAGGCAGAATCAAGATCTTTAGAGATTTTCAAGGATTTATTTCAAGTGTTCGACATTATTAAAATAAATCCTATTAAAGTGTCGGAAATCTTCTTCAACGGAGAAGCTGAGTACTGGTATAAGTGTAAGGTGAATTACATTACACTGGATGAAAAGAAAGGTAAAGAAAAGAAAACTCCATGCTATATGTATGTCCAGGCCGGCAATCCTAAGGATGCCGAAGCTGTGTTGACTAAAGGTATGCAGGGCACGTTAGGCGACTGGAATTGCGAAGCTATTGCTGAAACGAAGATCATTGACGTATTCAAATATGATCTTCAGAAGGGAGCTGAAAAATTAGGCGAGAAGAAGAGTGAAGAGTAAGGCTGATGTAGTTTCCAACATAGCGCTTGTTGTGGCGATAATATCATTGTTTTCAGCAGGCGCTTTCCTTCTGATAGTGATTAAGACAGACGAGGTATCTAAATTATTAATGAACGTACCTTATCTACTGGCTTCAGCGGGATTGTTCTTTTCAATAATATCATTATTATTCGAATGGAAAGCAAGGAAAAGAAGCTATACGTCTGCGAACGATGCGGACGAAAAGTGATGATAAGAAGTCATGGCTTATGCCAGGCTTGCAGGAGCAAAGAGTTGACTCCGAAGAAGAAAAACAGAATTACATCCATTAAAAACAGCAGCAAGAAGAAAAAGTTAGAGAGCCCGGATTTATCCGGGTTTTTTCGTCTTATGCTGGAAGAGCTAAATAGTATTCGGATGTCTATGACTGGTAGGGCTATTCATTTTCCTACAGTATGTAACGTATGTCACATACTTCCGAAAAGGATATATAAGTCGGTTGCCACTTGCAGAGATAATATAGTTTTTCTACATGAATCGGAGCATACGGTATTCGACATGTATCTTGACCGGATAGAATTTGATAAACTTGAAACAGAATTTCCTTTTGTGTGGAAATATGCGGTAAAGAAGGTACTGGATATGGAAAGCAGGGGAATGATTAAAGAAAGAGGTAGGTTGATTATTGAAATAATTGACAGATATAACCCCAAATAGTATTTGAGAAAGCAGCCACAGATATTGATGAGACTGTAACTGTGTTGTATTATGTTAAAGAGGAATTAATTGAGAAATTGCGATGATAGAACAGAAAATAAAAATATTGACAGATTTAGGGTTTGTACCTATGGTGGAGGGAAAAGGAAATACGTTGTTTAGAATGAACGATGTTGTGATGTCGGTGTCAGATCCTAATCAAACACCGGAGCAATTGAGAAAGGAAGTTATGTCTTTAATAAAAAACAAAGACATAGCAGAAAGAGGCGGACAGGTTCCAGTAGTTGAAGAGCCGGCTTCTGAGCCAGAGCAGGCCCAGAAGGAGGAACCGGAAGCTCCGGCGGAGGAAGCCGCTCCTAACCCTGGAGAAGAAGATTCGAATCCGTTTACAGAAAATCAGGAAACGTTAGAGCCGTTTTATATCTGTGATGAGTTAAAGAAGATCGAGACTCCCAAATTCGTAAGATTGACATTAGACGGTAATCGTTTTTATGTAAGAAAGATGGACGATGGGACAGCCAAGATATACGCCTCGGTAACAACCATGATCAGAGACGGATTCGTAGATGACAAAACGGCTCTTCAAGAATGGAGACAGGAGATGAGGATGATTGGTCGCAATCCGGAAGAAGTATCAGAATATGATGCAGATAAAGGAACGATCATGCACTACCTATACGGATTATACTTGACAGGTAGAGATATGGTCTTAAATCGAAGTTTTATAGTTAAGACAGTGCAAGAAGGCAAGCTTAAAATATCAAAAAAGAATCTTGACAAATTCTTTGGTAGCATAGATGATCTTGACGATATGATTGTTAGGGTTATGAAGTTTGCTAAATTTTGTTCGGAGTATAAGGTTAAGCCGATGATGATTGAAAGAATATTATCATTAGAAGATTATTTGGTAGCTACGCCGATAGATGCGATGGTTAAAATGACATTCAAGTACAAAGAAGAAGGTTATTTTGGAGCCGTGTATCAAAGGGCTACGGGGCAGTTCAAAAAAGGAGATCCGAAGAAGGAAGTGAGAGAAGTGGAGAAAGAAGAGATTGTTATCTTAGATTTTAAATCAGGTGACATACGAAATGAACATGCTTTTCAATTGGAGGCTGAAAGGAGAATGGTTAAAAACTGGTACGGAATTGATGCACGTATTATGAATTTTTCTCCAAAAAGCACGAACAGTAAAGGTTATACGCTAAAAGAATGGTCTGATAAAAATGCTGCTATGGAGAAGGCAGACTGTGTATTCCAACAAGGGATGTTGAATCATATCAGAAAAGACAAGAGGTTCAAAGTGAGAAAGGGAGTGCTGAATATCAATAAGCCTTACAATGAAGAGGATCATATTGTCGTATATGATATTGCTGAGGAAATGTCTAAAAGATTTGTAATATAAATAAGCATTATGCTTGATTTTAGAAGATACGAAAACGTACCCCGGTTTCAACTTGACCGCAGGCCTGGCAGGAGCCGACTAAAGCTGACCTGCCCGGCTTGTGGGAAAAGCCGGTGCCTCACCCCTTATATTGATGTGGCAACAGGTCAGGTTGTTGGAAACGAGTTCGGAAGATGCGATCATGAACGGACTTGCGGTTATGATAAACGGCCTACCGGCAAGGATGTGGGCGACAAAGATCTTTGGATTTCGGGAAACAAGTGTATAAGAGCTTATCGTCCTCCTGTAAATCCTGACGTTGTAAATTACATACCTTTTAGCGAGTTTGAGAGGACTGTGGTTCCAGACGACAGAAACACCGTATTTAGATTTTTATCGTCTCTATGGGGAAAAGAAAGGGTATCTGACGTATTTAGAAGATATCATGTCGGAACAATGGACTTATGGGGATGGAAAGGATGTTGTATATTCTGGCAGATAGATAAGGACTTTGTATGTAGAACCGGCAAGATCATGGACTTTTATATAAAGACCGACAGCCAGGGGAATGAGATTGATGTAAAAAGAGTGAAGGAAAAAGACGGTGACAATGAGCGGCCTCATGTTATGTTTTATCACTCGTTGCATGCAAGAGACTTCTTGTTTAGACAATGCCTGTTCGGAGAGCATCTTCTAAGCCAGTATCCGGATAAGGTGGTTAATTTGGTGGAATCAGAAAAGACGGCTATTATATGCGCTGTGAATAAACCGGATGAGTTATTTGTAGCTACCGGTGGGTTGCAGAATCTAAGGCCGGAAGTGATAGATGTTTTAAAAGATAGAAAGATTGTAGCTTTTCCGGACAAAGGACAAGCATTTGAGACATGGAGTAAAAAGATAGATGGGATGATGATGAAGTCAAGGATAAAAGTATCAGACTATCTTCAAAATGTTGAAAATGTAGGAGACGGAGATGATGTGGCAGATTTGATAATTAATAACAAGGTAAAAGAGAAATATCATGAGCCTGGATGTTTATATTAAGAACAAGAAGAAAGAAGAGGATCGTGAATGGGTTGCAAACATCACCCACAACATGAACAAGATGGCACAAAGAATATTCGTATCGGAAAATAAAGAAACGCTGTACGATTATGTTTGGAGACCAGAAGAATTGTATAAAGAAATATATACCAATGAGATGAAGAATGTACTTACAAAAGGTATATGTATTATGATCTCTAAGAGAAAAAGTCTTTTGAGATACGAGCCGGAAAACGGATGGGGGTCTTATGATTCATTTCTTAAGTTTCTTATCAAATACAAAGAGGCGTGTGAAGATCATCCGGGTTATATAATTGAAGCAAGTAGATAACAACATGGAAAATTATAAAAATACTTTAAATGAGGTAGTGGTGATCGAATCGTCACCAGAAACGTATTTTGTTTACGCTATTCGTAATGCTATTCGTATCTCTAAATGTGCGTATCCGACAGCCAAGAAAGTAATTTTCAAAAGAGAGGACGTAGAGGTAGAGATCTCAGAAATGGAAACTGAAAGCAGTTTGTATGAAAAGTTTAAAGAAAAACAAAAGAATAGGGTATGGAACTTAATGAGCGCCAACAACGGGTTTTAAGAGGCGAAATTTGTCCTTATTGCGGAAGAGAAACTGAGCTGGTAAATGCCGATAAAATATATAGCAGAAAAGGCTTAGGGATGGTTATGATGTGCAAACCATGCAACGCTTATGTCGGTGTTCATGAATCAGGGCCGAATAAGGGAAAAGCTAAAGGCCGGCTTGCGGGGCCATCACTGAGGTCTCTTAAGATAAGAGTCCATGCCGAACTTGACAGATTATGGTCTACGCCGGAGGAACGGGAAAGGATGTATAAAGATTTATCTGAATTTCTATCTATACCGGAAGAGTACACGCATATAGGTATGTTTGGCGAGAAGACGATGGGAAAAGTATTTCAGTTCTGTTATATAAACAAAGAACGGTCAGGTTCAAAAATAGAATGGCATAAACCTGGAGATAAGTGCCCTAATAAAAACAATCAAATAGTGTCAGGAAGTAGCGCATGTAGAGGATGTCCTGAGTATCTTCATGATGAGAAAGACGGGTATGTCTGGTGTGATCCTGATATGAGTTACGGCAGGTTGAAATAGGGCGAGAATTGCCTATCTTTGTGCTATTATCAATCAAAAAATGTAAGAAGATGGGCAGATCAACAGAGTACTACAGGACTCATCCCGAAGCCAGGAAGAAAAAGGCTAAAAAAGACAAGGAGATAAATGCCAGACCGGAACAGAAAGCCAAACGCCGGGAGCTTGGTCGTAAAAACTACGAAACGGACAAGAAGAAGGGTAAGGGCTGGAGAAAAGGCAAGGATTGTTCTCATACCAAGAACGGTCTTAGGTATAAATCAGTAAAAGCTAATAGGGGATCCAAATCGGATACAAAAGGTGACAAAAATGCACGAGGAGATAGCAAATAGGATAGATATAAGAAGGATATTCAAGACCTCTAAACAGGTCATGGAAGAGGCGTATGAGAATATCTTGAAATACAGGCGGGGAGAGCTTATCCCCGCTAAAACCGGATACGATTATATTGATGAGGCTTTGCTTGGAGGTATTTTCCCTCAGCATGCTATTGCCATAGGAGCCCGGCCATCTGTAGGTAAATCGTATGTGGCCCAAAAGATATTGGAAAATGTTATGAATCCGATGATCAACCCGCAAGCAGAAGATTATTTTCTTGTTAATTGCGAGTTCGAAATGAATCCTCAAGATCTTCTTCTTCGTAGAATGAGCCAGGATATGAAAAAGCGGGCTCCTGAAATATTAAGAAGGCAAGATTCTAATACAGTGGAAGAGATGAGGATGTTTGAAATCCTTCAAGGTGAAATCAGGAATAATATAATATACATCGATGCTCCGTGTACGGTAAAAGAGTTTGAGGCGGCTGTGTATCATATAGCTACCAAACACAAAGACAAACGTCTTATAATATTTAAAGTCGATCATATTGCTTTGATAAAAAGAATGGGGTTAGATCCTAAGTCGGCTATAGATGATTTGGTGGCGGTTATGAACGAAGCTAAATTAGTATATAAAAACATATTTTTCCTCATCATATCACAATTCAACAGAGAGATAGAAGGAAGGATAAAAAGCCCACAAGAGCAGCCTCCGCGTCTTTCTGATTTTTACCAGTCTGATACGCTGGGTCAGTTATGTACGTTAATGATAGGCTTGCACAATCCTCGTAGGTACGGGCTGGATAAGTATATGATATTTGGGAAAGATTGGTATCAGACTCTTGATAGGTTTAAAACTGAAAACAAAACATCATTCAGGACAGCCGGACTGGTGTTTCATCATATACTGAAGGTAAGGCAAGTTAGTATGGAAGAGCTTACTAATACAATCCACCCAGAGATCCTGCCGGGGCATGGATGGATGTACGGGGAGGGCGGGACGAAGTTCGTGAACCCCAACCAGCCGCCGACGCCGCCCAAGCTCTATACTGTGGAAGACGTTACGAACAATCAAGATCAAGAACAAGAGACAAAGGAAGAACAGTCATTGTATTAAAAAAAAATAAGAACCATGAGACTAACAGTAGAAGAAAACGAATACCTGATAAGTAAGTTCCTTTTGGTTCTTACTGAGTTTGCAGGGGATGAAAGAGAGATGTTTTTAATCAACTCCATACATGATAAGGCGGTGGCGGATATGAATTATCGTCTTCCGTCTTTAATAAGCAGAGAACGTAAAAGACGAGTTATTGAACTCCTTAAAGAAGGAACCAGAATAATCAAGGACTTTTCCGGCTATGCAGGTGATATGGGTATGATTAACGAATACGATCGCCTAAAGAAAGAAATAGGAACCGTCCAAGATCAGCTTGGCGACGTAGAAGGTCAACTTCGGGCAGCAGGAGAAGTTATAAAAAAAGAACTTGATATGATTGCTGACCGAATCAAAGAAGATCTTCTTGACCGAGAGCTGGCTAAGAGTAATGCCGAGGCCGAAAGAAAAGCCAAAGTAGATCCGAGATATGAAGTAGCTTTAGGTGATTACAAGGAGATGCTGGAAGTGATTTTTACAACCAGAAACAAGTATTCTACGGTAGATTCTGTACATGACGATCTTCGACAGTCGGTATCTACCGGTAGAAATTCGATTATCAAAGAAGGGTACAACAGTTAAAAACAAGGAGGAAATATGGAAAAGAAGGAATTTAAAGTAGGAGAAGTGTTTGATGCCGGACTTGTGAGATTAAAATGTGTGGATGCTCCAGAGCCAGACTTAGGATGTGAAGGATGTATATTTAATGACCACATTACATGCGGGTCGGTAGATGTAGTCGCAGGCCCGTGTAATCACGTAGAGAGGGAGGATGGTAAGGATGTTATTTTTATTAAAGCTGATTAGGCATGTACATCAATTTCAGACAACTTGCAGCATCAGACATGACTCCTAATGATCTGGCTAATCTTCTTGCTATAAGACAGAAGGATACGGTTATGATCGAAGCCATGCTGGAAAAAGATGCTGGGAGGTATATAGAGCTTGGCCTGGTTGAGAAATTAAAATCAGGCGTGATGAGATTGACCAACAAAGGAACGTCTTTTGTGAATTATATAGAGACACCGGAGATGACAGACGAGGTTCTGGAAACGTTGAAGATTATGATAGGAATGTACGAATCGTATTCAAAAGACATAGGTGTCAGCAGAAAAGAAGCGGAATCCAGGTTGTGTTGGTTTATGGGTAACACCTCATTCAAGAAAGAGGTCATACTTCAGGTAACGGAATCTTATATAGCAGAGTCAGGAGATTATACAATGAGCTTATGTAACTTTATATGGAAACCGCCTTCTCAGGCTTTTTCAGTCCATATGAACCTTAAAAACTCAAAGCTCTTCGACTTAATAGCTGAAAAATTCAAGATCGCTACCGAGCCTTATTTGGAGTCTAAGAAGAATAAGGAAATGGATTGGTTGTTTGCCGTATCTAAATTGCCTACGCCGCCGGCTAAAGGCAATCCGGATTATTTGTTTACCGGAAGTTCTGAAACAGACAAAGAGAGATTGAAAAACATAAAAACGTATTTATTTAACAAAATTAGAAAGCAATGGAAAAAGTAAGAATTAGAAAGATAATAGAGGATATAATTATTACTCAGTTTCTTAATTCGGAAATGGATATAGTTCATGAAGAAGATGTGTCGTTTGAAGAACTTGGATTAGATTCTCTTGATCAAATTGAACTCGAGATGATGGTGGAACAAAAATTCAATATTGTTGTTAATGATGACAATATTAAATCCATCAAAGATATGACTGATCTTGTTTACAAAATAAAAACAGAAGGACATGGGAAATGATATAATTTTATGCATGGCTTTAATAGCATCATTTGCTTTTGTTATACAGTTTTTGTTGTCGATATTAGGATCTGATCTGGATACGGATATTGACAATGCTTCTGATTTAAGTATGTCTTTGTCGGACATCATATCATTCAAAGGCATAACACATTTTATTCTTGGATATAGCTGGACTACGTACTTTTCGGGTTCCCATTTAGTAGGGGTCGTAATAGGGTCGTTTTTCTTTATCGTTTTGTTTTACGTATATAAATTACTTCTTAAGTTAAAACAAGAAATGGTGTACGAATGTCCGGAAGATTTAAATGGCAGAGAGGTGGAGATAGTGTTTAGATCAGGGAAGAATCATTATATGGTAAATATTTCGAAAAATGGAAGACAAGAGCAAATGAGAGTAAGATGCTTGTCTGGAAAAACTTACAAAAACGGTGACAAGGTGAATATAAAATATGAAGAAGGAGAATTAAGTATATAATTTAATATGGATTTTGGACAAGATTTAGAACCAGAAGAACTGACCAATCATTATGATCAGTGTTATGGAATTGATTTTGAAACAGAAGAAGAGGAGGATGAAGAGTATGACTGACGAGGAATTTGTATTGGATAATAAGAAAAAGGTTGTTGTAAGAAAAAGAATATCTTATTTAAACAAAGGGGATAAAGTGTGGATTGTGTCTTCCGACGGGTATCTGCTGCACACGGACGTAGTTAGAGCCTACCGCGGACGGTCTTATGTGGAGATAGACGGGATTCTGTATTGGAAGCGAGGATTAGATGGCAAGCATCGTAATCGTAACAACTACATGCAGTTTGCCATGACACCAGAAGACGGTAAGAAGTATGTCGTATATTACCCGGAAGGATTTAAAGACGATGACTTATGATGATCCCGGAAACGCATTTGCTATATAAGGAGTTTAATGGTGTAAAACGTCTTGCCATATCTTATTCCCAGATAGATACGTTTCTTACCTGTCCAATGAAATGGTATAAGACTTACGTAGAGGGCAAAAGGTCTACGGAAAAACAAGAAGCTACATCTTATGGTACGGTTATCCATAAGACACTGGAATACTTTTTTAAGAACGGAAGACAGCCTTCTGGTAAAGACCTTGGAGAAGCAATAAGTTACTATTCCTATCAAGAAGACATACCTTGGCAATCACCAGAAAATATGATGATAGCCATGAAGCAATCCGGGGAGCTTCTTGCTTGGATTGTGGATCTGTTTAAAAAAGACGGGAATAGGTTTATGATAGCTGATAGTGATCTTAATCCCTGCGAGAAACTTATCAGACACGGCGCCATAGTTGGGGTCGAAGAAGATTTTGTGCTGCCGTACCGTCTTCCTAAGCCTGTTGATATAAATGGGGTGATTCATACTCATGTGTACATAGTAGGATCGGTAGACCTTCATCTGGCTATAAAAAGCAAGAACGTAGTTCACCATTATGTCATAGATTGGAAATCAGGGAATAAGGTTTTTGATTCTAAGAAGTTGGAAACGAATTTACAGCATCCTATATATTCATTTTACATCTATAGAAAATATGGTGGAGTTCTGCCAGATATGAACATCTATTTCTTTACCAGAACCAGGCAGTACCAAAAGGTTAAGGTAGATGAAGAGCGTAAAACAAAATCTATAGAAATGCTAAATGACACTTTGTCTAAAATGTATGATTTTGAAGATAATAGTGTAAAATCATTTCAAGCGTACATCCAGGGAGTAGAAGGATCCAGGTATAGCAAGCGGCGCGCCACCCTAAGCCAGCCTGTTTCGCAAAACAAGCTACCCTGCCCGTCGGCGCTGTGTTATTATTGTGACTTTGGATTACATAACAAAAACGAATGCCCTTTCTCTTCAGATTGGGATCCGTCTAAAAAGATAAAACGATGAAATACGAGGATGTTCAAAAGTTAAGAACGAAATACCGGCAAGATCCGGAAGTTATAAACGTAGAATACATGAGAGACGTTGCTGTAAGAAGCGGGAATTTTAAGAAAGCATTTGAGCTTCAGGAAAGACTGGAGGATATATGGTTTAACTACTTAAAGGGAGTCCAATGAAAGAAGATCTAACATGTGGAGTGATGCTCCTTTTGTATTTAGTTTTATTATACTTGCTCATGACAACTTTCATAAAAACATGTAGAGCAGTAGATCGTTATAAGATGAAGAAGAAAACTGACAAAATAAAAGTCGGTCAAAGATACGAATACAAAGGCTACTTCATGGATCCATTTGAAAGAGGCAAGCATGTGATTAAGATATTAGACATAAAAGAAGGGTACGCTATGTATGTGTACGAAGGAGAACTATATATGCGTTCTTCTATGAGTCTTGAAGACATTGTTGAAAGATATGTTTTAATTACTGATATAAAATAAGGGGTTATGGAAAAGAAAGTCACAATCAAAGAAGGGATGGGTATTTTTTACAAAAATGCAGGGAAAGATATATGGGTCTATATTGGACTTTTTGGAAATAAAGTGCTATCCATTTTAAAAAACAAAGGTGTTATTGCATGCGAAAACGATGCTGAATATTGCGTGTTGATGGATGGAGAAGATCATTTTATAAGTATAGCAAAAGACATGAGTCACGACTATTGTTGTGAGTACGTTGTAGAAAGAGCAGAAGCCTACAGAGACTACCCCTCCAAAGGTGCTACATGCAGTGTATGCCTGTTTGAAGATAATGAGAATAAGGCAAGGGAGATGTTGAAAGAGGCGATAATAGAACTTTCAAAAAATAATATAATAGATTGTGATGGGCTTTGAACTTAGACCTTACCAGAAAGAGGCAGTAGATGCCGGGCTTAAGTTTCTTACAGGAAGATCTAAGAAGCCTGGCATAATCGTAGCCCCATGCGGATGTGGAAAGAGCCTTCTGATATCCAAGATAGCACATGAAATAAATAGACCGACATTAGTATTACAGCCCTCAAAAGAGATTCTGGAGCAGAATTATGCAAAGGCCGTATCATTCGGTTCTAAACCTACTATATGTTCTGCTTCATGTGGTATAAAGGAACTGTCGGCTATGACTTATGCTACACTTAAAAGCATAAAGAAAGACGTAGCAAGGTTGAAAGATATAGGGATAGACACCTTATTGGTGGACGAATGCCACTCGGGGTATTCCCCGGAGGAAGGTTCTGAATTTATGGAGTTTATGAACGGGTTTCCAGAGGCGAAGGTGCTGGGCTTCACCGCCACTCCCTGCCGCCTCCGAACCTACAGTTCCATGCTGGAAGGGAACTATAGCAAGCTCAATATGCTGACGAAAGACGAGCATAACTTCTTCAAGAAAATAGTTCATGTGACTCAAATACAAGAACTAACTTCTCAAGGGTTTTGGTGTCCACTTAAGTACGAACGATGGTCGTTTGATGAATCGGCTCTGATGTTAAACAGTACCGGAGCCGAATACACCAACGAATCTATTAAAGAAAGTATTGTACGAAACGGCTTAAACAACTCTATCTACAAGCGCCTTCTTCAACTTATGAACGAGCGTAAAGCCATTTTGGTTTGCATGGATTCTATCGAATCATGTAATAGAATATCAGAGTTCATGAATGCCAGGATGGGAGCCATAACCGGTGTCGTAACATCGCTAACAACCAAAAAGAAAAGAGAGCAAATCATATCCGATTTCAAAGAAGGTAAGTTGAAGGTGGTTTTTAATTATTCAACGCTTGCTACCGGATTTGATTTTCCTGAACTTGATTGTGTGATGTTTGGTCGACCAACTTTCTCATATTCAACTTATTACCAAATATTAGGCCGCGCCGTCCGCATCCATCCTGACAAGAAAGAGGCGCTGATAGTTGATTGCTGCGACAACATGAGACGCTTTGGTCGGATAGAAGACCTGACAATCGAGCAATTCCCTTCTAAGGGCTGGTGTATGTTTGCCGGCGATCAACTTCTGTCCAATATAAGGATGGGTGATATTATTACCAAAGACGAGATCCTTCGCCGGGCAGCCTCGCTTAAATCTGTGAATGGAGATGGTAGGAGAGAAGACGATCTTGACAGTATAATAATGTGGTTTGGAAAATATGAAGGAATTAGATTCAAGGACATACCAGTGTCGTATTTTAGGTTCTTGGCTGAGAATATGGCAGTAAAACCAGGAGATAGAAAAGAAAAGATTATCGAATATTATAATAGGATAAAGGCATGAACAACAAGAGAAGAAAAAAAATATCGGATGTTATTAACAATGTAAATAAGTATAAAACGGATTTTGAATACATCAAATCAAAGTTGTCAGAGTTAAAGCACAACATAAATTCAGCCAAAGATGATGTTGATATGATTTTAGACGAAGAGACTGAGGCGAGAGATAATATACCGGAATCGTTACAAGACTCAGAAAAATATTGGGAATCAGATCAGGCTGTAGCTGATATGGAAGAGGTGGTTGATGACATGGAAGGCATTATAAACGATTTAGATGATGTGATTTCAACCATAGATGGGAGCATTAAAACTATAAATGGTTCTATTAAAGTAAATTTGGAAGGAATAATATAAATGGAAACAAGTGAATTAAGGGAAATACTTAAATTGTATGGTCTTCAACATGATGTTGTTATCAACAAAAGTTCAAGAAGGTATTCTATTATCTTAGATAATAACATAATAGGAACCGATCACGCTGAAGAGAGGGTGGTTGTGTTCCGTCCTATACCGGAAGGGAAAAACACATTCTGCATGGAGCGAGATAGGTTCTACACGGAGTTTGAAGAAGCTTTTGATGACGATAAAGCCATAGAAGCCGTAAGACAATATTTTGAAAACAATAAAACAGAAAGTCATGAACGAAAACGAAATATTTAGGTTGAAGGGCAGAATAGCCATATCTAACCTATCACGTGAGGATAAGAACATGATAAATAGCATCCTTGATGGTGTCAACAAAAAGGATGAAGAGGAAAAAGGATATGTCTATACCGTGAGAGTAAAACTAAACAACGGAAAGGTTGTACATGCTACTTTATTTTTTAAAAGCAAGACAGGTCCCACATTTGAAGAATTAAAGAAGGAGCTTGATGATATGGGAGTTAAAGATGATGATTATAGCAGTAACGGCATAATTATCATTAACCGCATTGTTATGAGCGGAGAAGAATTTGATCGCTTTATAGGCGAAGAAGAAAAATAATGGACTATATCATTATACTAATTGATTAAAACAACGATAAAACGATGGAAAAAATGGACAATAATACTAAAAACATCCTTTATCCAAAAGGATCTATTTTTCAAACACTGAAAGATGATAAGATAGATAAAAACACTATAATATACAAAGGATCTTTAGTGACTTCAGCAACAAACATAAAAGAAAATGACAAGTTTGCTGAAGTTTATTACAATGGAGACGCAATTATTATAGAAACAGACATTATGGAACTTATTCGTGTAGGAGATCCAAAAAAAAGTACTTCAATAAAATCAGTGAAAAATGACATCATTGACGACAAACTACGATGGGATTTGCTTCCGATGGAAGAAATTGAGGACATTGTAAAAGTCTATCATGCCGGAGCCAAAAAATATGGGTCTAATAATTGGCAGAATCTTGACAACGGATTTGAGCGGTATCGAGCTGCAATGTTTCGACACCTGATGGAATACATGAAAGGAGAAAGAGTGGATTCCGATACAGGATGTTTTCATCTTGCACAATGTGCATGGAACTGCATAGCTATGCTGTGGTATGACAAGCATGGAAAAGGGTTGATACCATTAAATAAGGAGGAAAAGAAATGACAATAGAACAACTAAATTATTTATTAAGAAAAGAGCTTTATGCTATAAAAAAACATAAAGACAATATTGATAGAATCAAAAAAGAATATTTTGATTCCAATTATGGGTTAAAAGAAGGAGATAAGATCCGTATTTTACACGAAACAGGAGATGAAATGATAGGCTTCTTGAAAAAAGTTGAAGTATGTGAAGACGGAGATCTGTACTTGACAATCCAAAAACAAAACGAAAAAGGTGACAAAGGCAGAGGAACATGGAATATGTATCTATCATCAAAATCAATTAAAATTGAAAAATGTGTATAATGTCATGAGAGTGTTAAGTTTATTTGACGGAATGTCATGTGGTCAAATAGCGTTAAAAAAAATAGGGATCACGCCTGAAGTGTATTATGCGTCAGAAATAGATAAGTTCGCTATTAAACAAACGCAATTAAATTTTCCTAATACGATACAAGTAGGAGATGTGAGGGATTTAAATGTAGAAGATCTTGGACGCATAGATCTTATTTTAGCCGGCAGCCCATGTACGGATATGTCTTTTTCTGGAAAAAGAAAAGGGTTGTCTACCGTAGAAGGAATAGAAGTCAAATCACTTAATGAGTATCTTGAATTAAAAAAACAAGGATTTGAGTTTGCCGGTCAGTCTTACTTGTTCTGGGAGTTTATTCGTATTTTGAATGATGTAAGAAAAACTAATCCTGATGTGTTGTTTCTTCTTGAGAACGTTAAGATGGGAAAGAAATGGGAGCCGGTATTCGATGATGCTATAGGGTGTAAGGGCAATCATATTAATTCAGCACTTGTTTCAGCTCAAGTCAGGAAACGTATTTATTGGACTAATATTCAAGACGGCATTATTCCTCAACCTGAAGACGAAGGTTTGACCATAAGTGATATAGCTGAATATGAAGTAGATGAAAAATATTACTTATCTGAAAAAGTTTTAAACAATTTAGCTTTTCACTTAAAAAGAAATCACGACAAGGGAAATTGTTATGGAGCTAATATTAAAACAAAAGATGAAAAATCCAATACTGTTACCGTAAAGGGTAAATACATGTACGATCTTATTTGTGTAGCAATGAGAGGCAGGAATCCAGAAAAACCTACATGTAGAGAATCTGGTCTTAAAACAGTTCAGATGATTGAATTTAAAAACGATGGAAAATCCAATTGTCTCACAACAGTTCAGAAAGATAATCTTATTTTTCAAATACCAAGAGGATTTAACAAAGGTGGATTTCATGAAGATAAGGCTCCAACATTATCTTGTAATTCATATGATAGAAACAATTTTATCATACAGAGAGCATTACATGGCGATTTCAGAATAAGAAGATTAACCCCTACAGAGTGCTCCAGGTTACAGACTGTACCAAATTGGTATAAATGGGAATGCGGCGAAACCCAACAGTACAAGATGTTGGGAAACGGGTGGACTATTAAAGTTATTGAACATATACTTAAAAGAATAAAAGAATCATGATTAGAGCAAGATTTTACATTAAAAAATCCGACTGCGGTAACGACTACCGTCCAGTCAAATGGCCTATAAAATATCCATATTGGTGTAGTGCAGAATCCAGTAATTCATTTGTATTGGTGGCGTATGCTGAAGATGAAGACAGCATAAAAGAACTGTGGCCGGAGGCGTATGATATTAATGTCTTAGAGAAAGATACCGAAATTAGATTCACATTAAGATTTCCTAAACCAGAATGGTATGAATTGTACGAAAGGGAATTAGAAGAATGTGATAGGTTTATATGGATTACAGATGCGTGCATGAGAGACGGTGTAATAAGAAAAGTAAAAGCTAAAATAGAAGAGTATGGTGGTCTTTTGTTAGCCGACATTCCTGATAGGATCACTCCTTATGAAATAGGAAGGGATGCTTTTGAGAGCAAAGAAGAAGCTTTAAAACATGCAGAGAAACGGAGAACGTACCTGATCGAGTCTACTAAGAAACAATTGAATGAACTTGAAAATCTAAAATTTAAATGCGATGATTAACTACGCGGCAAAAGCCAGAAAAGCTTATTTGATAAACAATTTCGATAAGATTCTTAACAGTCTCAACACGCTTCATTCAACGGTTGAAACCATGACGTTGTTCGTAAACGACCAGGCTTATAATTACATTCTTAAGCTAAAGGAAGTAATTAAAACCAGTCCTATGTATAAGCACAATATCAAGCGTCTTTTAAATGATATGGACAAAGAGATAAAGAGGTACAATGCTTCTATCTACTACATAAATAAAGAGCGTAGTGAGGTTATAGCTGATATAACACAAGCGATGGAAGATTGCCTCATGCCATACATAGACGACCTGGCCGGCGCTATAAGGGCAGCCGTGTGGTCGAAGGGTGTGTCCGAGGAGCGGACGGAAGCGGCGGTACTGTCCCTAATCGTATCCTCCTTGGCCATGACATCAGGCAGACTTATTTCAGGTGGATATCAGATCATGAAAGAAATGGGTGGTGGCTGGGGTGGTAATCCATTTACGTTTATGAGCATTGATAAGATAAGACACTTATCTACATCATTATCTGATGCTATTACCGGTGGAGAAATAGCTCTTGAGGAAAAAGAAGCCAATGACATAACTAAGGCAATGGATATTTTTATTGAGAAAATGTCTGATTCGGATATTGTTGATAAGGTAATCAGCATACTCGAAGAGGCAGAATCTAAAAATAAGGAGGAGCGATCGTGAATTATTTGGATGGGTATGTAGAAGAAGTTCTTTCTGAGCCGTACTATGACGATTATGGCTCTGGGGTTTTTAGGTGGTGGGTGAAAGTGTCTTACGTTTGTGAAGGCATAGGAGCTGTCACTACCTTAATGTTTGATACGAGAGAAGAAGCAGAGGCAGTAAGAACAGGTTACAAATTTTTATGTTGAAAATAATATGGTGCAAAATAACATTAAAAATAATAGATTCTATTCTGTAATACAAATGTAATTCGTATATTAGATATATGATTCATAGACAATATTTATAGTATTAAAAAATCATGAGATTAGCATACAAGTTCAACATAGGAAACAATGAAAATATATCATCTCTGTGCAAGATTAGCAATAACTTGTACAATCAGGCATTATATATTTTCAGAGAAACACTTTCTAAAGAAGATAAGTGGTTGTCCTATTTTGAACTTGATTCTATCATGAAAAATACCAAGAACTTAGATGGAGACATTAATTACAGATTACTAAAGGCGCAATGTTCTCAACAAGTTCTTCGTATTCTTGATAAGAATATAAAAAGCTATTACAAATCGGTCCAAGATTACAAAAAACATCCTAATAAGTATAAGAAAAAACCAGGTCTTCCTAATTACAGGAAGAGAGGTTCTGAGTTTAATTTGTATTACACGAGTCAGAGTTGCAGAATAAAAGATGGGAAAATAATCCTATCAAAAAATCTTTCAATAGATATTCCTCAATATGAAAAGTATTCTGATTTGATTAAAGATTTTAAACAGATTAGAATAGAACCATTAGCGTGTGGATATAAGATAGAAATCATTTATGAGGTAAAAGATACTGAAGTATCTAAAGGTAAAGAAGAGAAGATTGCTTCAATTGATTTAGGAATAGACAATCTTGTAACATTAGTTAGTGAAGATTTTACCTATCTTTTTAGCGGTAATTTTGTTAAATCATATAATCAGAGATTTAATAAAACACTTGCTAAATTAAATAGCATAAAGGATTTACAAAAGATAAAAGGAACAACAAAACGAATAAAGAAATTATATTATGATAGAGAACAGTACATAGAAGATGTCTTTCATAAAATCAGTAGAAAGATAGTTAATTTACTTATCGATTCTAAGATAACAAAATTAGTTGTAGGCTATAACAAGGGATGGAAAACTGGAGTAAACATGGGAAAAAGAAACAACCAAAAGTTTACCCAAATCCCTTTTGCGAGATTAGTTAGTTACTTAGAATACAAATGTGAATTAGTTGGTATTGAAATAGTTATTCATGAAGAGTCATATACTTCAAAATGTGACTTTCTTGCATTTGAGAAGATAGGAAAACATGAAAACTATTTAGGAAAGAGGAAGAAACGAGGATTGTTTCAATCTTCAGTAGGAAAACTTATAAATGCTGATGTAAATGGAGCATTAAACATTATGAGAAAAGTAGTCGGTGATTCCTGTGAATCAATTCGTAGGATAATCGATAGAGGGTTATTGTTTAACCCGGTAAGGATTACGAATGTATTTTGTTAAGAAGGTGCATTCCGAAACTTATAAAGAAATGTAATAGATTTTTATTTAATTTAATATTTTTCATAACATGATCTACGTCCTTTAGAAGATGGATGTATAATGTATTATGGTAAAGACGAAAGAATTTCAATATTTTATAATAATAGGCTTATAAAATTCGTTGGATACCAAGGGGAATACAATATCGGAGATTCTATTAAGATCGTAAAAGTTAAATAATATGGAAAAGAATTTAAAACTCATATGTCCAAAATGTGACACCCCTCACCAGCCTCATTCTCCGCACACGATGGATGCAGATGGATTTGAAAGGAGTGAGATAAGAACTGTCATGGAAGACAGGGGATGGTGCTACGAATGCTCTTTTTGGCAAAACTTGTACGACAAGCACAAAGACGATCCTGGATGGGTTAGGATAGACGGTGTAAGCTGGGTGCTTAAGCCTATGGTGGAAAACGTACCGAGCGGATGGAACAGCCTTGGATGTGGTGGAAGAAAAATGTATATCAATATCGAAGGGAAAGGCATTGTTACATCAAATAACTGCTGGTGTCAAGGTGATGTTTCGGACGCATTCAAGGATCTTATGCCTGATAATGCTACTTGGGCTACGAAGGAGGAATTTGACAAAGCTCCTGTAGTAGGACATATCATAGAAGGTATTGGTTTAGTTTTCACAGATAGGGGAGGTCATGAAGTTAATGCTTAGAAACTTATTTCATGTTCTGCTTATACAAGAAAAGATGGTAACTACAACAATCCCCAACCATACAATAGGCGTACGGTTGGGGATTGTTGTCATATCGTAAAATTAAGTGTTTTTTTTAATATCAGATATTCAGTATGAACTTTACTTCCGCCATCATTTATCAAGTCCAAATTAATATAAGCTGTATATGATACATGATGATCACCAGGAGCAAGACGTTTCATATCTGATAAGAACATAGAATTTAAACCTTGGCCAGACCATGATTCTGGATATGGCAAAGGTTTAAAGTCGGCGTCTGTACATCTTACACCCCAAGTAAGATTAGGATCTGCCCTAACTATTCTATCATGAGGTCCATCAATTACAAGATCTGGCATCTCATATTGGTAACTATCATAATTAAGGACAATAGGATCACCAAAGTTTACACCGTATATAGCAGCAGGTGGAGTAAAGCTTGTTATTAAAAAGGTTCTATTAATCCTATTGGTTGTTCTTAGCGTAAACTCATCAGGTGCTATCACACTTACTCTAAATCCATAATAAGGAGAGGTTGTTAAAGCAATAGCAAGAACCACCGAATCCTGTTCAAGCAATTCCTCTGTCGTATCAACCTGACTATCGATCTCTTGCCTATCTTCCATTGGAACACCGCCTTGGACACTTATGGAATCCAGCCGTTCTTTTTTAGACAGAAAGATAAATTGCCCGCCCTGTGGAATGGTGCCTACTTTCTTTCCTTCTACGATTACCCCCCCCCCTATACAATTGCTAACTATCTTATACTCATATAGTTTAGCATTATTTTCAAATCTTCTTCTCATAATTTCATAAAATTAATTCGGTAAAGGGGCGGACATAACGTGGATTACTCCTTGTACTTGTATCCAAATGATCTCCTTGGATGTTTATATCATAATACCACGAATAGGTAAATTGTGTAGATTGAGTGGATGTCCACATTTTATTACTCATTATCGTACCTCCTACCATTAAAAGGCATTCGTTTATTTCATTCGCATACAATGATATCAAAAAAAACTCTCCGGCGCCACCTACATATCCATTTTGACCATTTTTAAATAAATAGCTATTAGCTTTATTAAAAGCGTAATTTTCATTACTGGTATCATATTCAAGATACGCATTCTGATTTTCACGCCCCCAATAATCCTTTTTAACGGTCTCCATATAAGAACTATTTTGTGCAAATACATTGTCTACTCTTCCATCCTTACCCCAACTAAATGTGCCAATATATTCGGTGGCTATAACAAAACACACTTTATCTACAAGAGCTATTCCATTGCATAGATCATTGGAATATCCTTTATTAGACCAATTTTCTTTTGTATATAATCCTCCATCTACATGTTGGATGTATATGCCTTTATTGATTATAAGCGAGGGATTTACCCCCATCCCTATTTGAAATCTTCGTCTCATGATTTTTGTTTGCAAGATAGCAATAATTGACAACATAAAAGAAACCGGTTCCCTATCATCTCTGACTGAGAACCGGTAAGAAAACAATTTCAGAAAAAATTTAACCTACATAATCTTTCAAGTAAGAACAAAAAAACGTACAATCTACTCTTTGACGATGCTAATATAACATATTGGAATCATACAAAAACAATGCAAGTCCGATATTCTTCGTCTACTTGTAGCTAACATCATCGTCCCCTTCCGAATCAGGAGTAGCGCCGATGAAGAACATCATTGACTTGTTGTTCGTCTGCTGCCACCAATTATAGGCGCGCGCTACGTCTTCCGGCGTCTTGATATTATACCATTGTTTGATAAACGTCTGTTTGGCGAGTTGCCTAAATAACTTAGACTCTCCCTTGTATGTACCGGATGTTACTTTATCAAGTGAATAATTCCTAAGATCGGTAAGATCCTTCAGTTTTCGCCCCATAACAAACGGATCGTTAATGATATCTACCACGTTAAGCTCCATAATAAACGGCATCTGTGAAGCTATTTCGTTTATGGTTCTGAATCCGACATAGGATCCAAATTGAGTAAGCCAACTTTCTTCGTTTTCATCATCATCACGCCATCCGGCAAGAAGCATAGATACGGCCTGCATGATAAGGAACGTGCCGGCATAGACACTGAGACGTTTGAGATTGGTTTTTTCTACCTCATTCATATTGTCTTTATTTTCGTTCCAGGCATCTATGATGTTTTTCATACCAGACTCGGAAGCCAGGCTAAATGTTTTGGCTATCATATTCTTTAACGTAATTGACAACCCTTCCTCTTCTTGCATTGTCTGGAAATTGAAGCCACGTCTTTTCCACAGACGTTGAGCCGCCAGCACCAACCATCCTCGGTGGGCGGTCATGAACCTGGCTATCCAGTTGCGCGATGCGGCAATTCGGTTTTCTTCATTCAAAGATCCGTTGCATATCTGCGACAAGCTACGAACTTGATTTCTGGTTATAGCCATCTGGGTTTCTACTTCCTCAACAGTAACACCCGATCCTGGCTTTACAACCACCTTCCCATCCACGACGTCTACCATACTCCATAAAGTACGATCTTTTAATGCGTTCCATTCTCTTTTTATGGTACTCTGTTCTTTACCACGTTCTTTTTCCATCTTGAAATCTTGGAACGTGTAGAACCGGCCTTTGTAATAACGAACATTGTCCATAGTAGCAATCATAACCTGCGGATCAAGAGGGTAGTTCAGGATTTCCATAAAAGCATACATAGGCGAACGCATTAAGGTCCTGGCCGCTCTATTGTATCCGGCACCATACATACGATTTCGGATATTGAATATCCCCATTCTCTCACCTATGACATATAATTTGCTTTTCCTATCTATGTCTCCGGTTTCTGCTATACAAGATGGAGCAAGGCGTGAAAATTCAGCCGATGCGTATTTAAGGGAGTCTTTGCTTATATACTGTCCTACGGCAGATTCCATGATGAGGTTGATATGACCTGTTAAGGCGCCGGTAGCTGCCACAAATGGAGACAGTGCCAAGTTCATGACCGACATAAACCTTTCAACAGCCATCATAATTCTTGTAAGGTCTACCGTATATCCTCCGATGTTCACCGTAAGTTTTTTGGTGTTCATCCTAATGCCATAATAATGATCGTTGAAGAAGTCCCTGAACATCTGATATGCTTGGGTTGCTTCAGCCTTTTTACCACCTTCAAATTGTTTATTTAGTAACATCTGCTCCAGTCCTTGAGCGAGCTCTATAGACTTCTGCTTTTCGTTGTATAACGATGACTGCATCATAAGCATCGAATAAGAGTAGCCAAAATCGTGAGATACATCATCTTGGTTCTCCAATTCATATATGTAGTATTTAGGTATAGACCTAAGCCTGTCTTCTGGATCATACACTTCTCCTTGCCTGGTCTTACCATATAGAGAATCGTCTACTCTGTCCAGGCACAGATCTGATACAAAATTACGAACCGTATTTTTGAAGTTAATACCCAATCCTTCTACACGTTCTATATCTTGTTTGGATATCTGTGGAATAGCATACAGGTTCGGGCTCTGCTCTTTGTATAGATCAAGGGATTGTCTTTTTATTTCCTTGAGTTTTTGAATCATATTCCACTGCTCTACGTTTTTAGTAGCAACCTCATTACCGTCAGCATCATACTTGATACCAAAGTCATTGAAATACGATTCGTCACGATACAGGCTTTTCTTAGGCATTCGATGACCATACCCATGATCTTTTACATAATCAGGATTACGACCGCTATTTTCGGCTTCAGATTCAGCCACCCATGCCCTTGCAGGGTCGAAAGACAAGTACGATATGTCCATGCCATAATCTTGGGTGGATGTACCGTTTTGTACGTCCTTAACCATTTGCGCCACATCTATCTCACCTCGACCGATTTTGTCGATCATAGCTGCATATCCGGTAGGCGCCATGCGTTTATAGTACGAAAAAACCTGGCTTCTGGCAAATTCATTAACAATAGCATTAGCTTCTTCTACGCCCTCTTCTCTTGTATTATTTAAAAATAAGCTGGCCATCTTAGCATTAACAGCATTCCTGAAATCTCTACCGTCTAATTCTTTGCTTATACCAAGCTTTTCTGACAGGTAGTTGGTTTCAGATACGGTAAACAGATATCGGTTATCAGCAGCCTTAAACAGCTTATCCCTTAAAGCCTGAATCCTTTTTGCTTTCTTCGCCGTAGTATGACGTTGTACGAACTTCCATTCCACTTCCTTGGAGTCAGCAAGAGCATTTAAATAAGACTGATTTACTTCGTTTTCAGCCTTACTGCTTTTAGTAAGGTACTTATCAATATCTTCAAGACCCACCATCTTAGCATAATCTATCAAAATAGCGTAATCGGCTTCAATAGCTTCAGATGCGGCCCTAAAAGCATCTCTTTCGGATGAGGTAAATGTCGCTTCGTTAATTTCTCCGATATCAGCCACATCGCGATTGTTTCCGATTATTTCCTTGATAATAGCCTTATTTTTTTCTATATCTTTCACAATAGAATCCACGTCAGTCGCATCTCTATCACTTGTCGTAGAACTAATGATATCATGCGCCATTTTAAGATACGAAGCCTTGTTATTTGATTCGGTACGTGCCGACTGTTCTGATTCTACATCATTCCAAAACCGATCGTTGAATGACAGGTGACCTCCCAACATAAGTGTCTTCAGCGCAGCTTCTCCTCCAGACTCGCTCTGAATCGTTCTTAATTTTTGCAAAAACGATTCTGATACGGCATTAGTGGCATTATTTGATTCCTTTCTCCAAACTTCATTTATAGCTTGTATTTCTTTGGCCATCTTAAGTTGGTCGCCGGTTTTTTCCACTCTCCTGGTTCCTACATATATGTATTCTGAAGCTGCTTCCTTACGTTGTTTACGAAGCAGTCCTTCTTCTTCGTAATTGCTGCTTTTAAAATAGGCAACCTCATCAAAATTACCACCGCTATCAATAAAAGGCTGCCTCAATATCCGTTTTTGCCGGGATAGGGCATTAAGGTATTCTTTGGTTGTTTGAGAAACCGGATGCCCTAATTCTTCTTCAGCCTTTTTGTATATGGATTCCATTCTTGTGGCATAACTTTCGCTAAATTCCAGTTCCGAATTTTCAGCATCCCACTTTTCCATCTGCTCTGTATAGATCTTTTCCTGCTCGATGGTAAAAATATCGGTATTAACTCTATCAGACGATGGTTTGAATTTAGCGTTTTCAGTAACCGTATTTCCATCCTTGTCAACTACTTCTCTTTTAAATACGTAATTACGGTTATTGTCAACCACATCACCAATTTCTTCTTCTGATATCTCTATGTTCATGGCAGTCGCAAACGCTCGCATCTGCGCCAGCTTCTTATTACGATCGTATTTAGCCATATCAAGAGCACTACGAAGGTAATTAGAAGTTTTGCCGTCTACTTTCTGAAGCAGTTTTTCAAATTCAGATTTGTTAAAACCATGCTTTTTTGCATATGCCAGGAAGTCGGATATGGCGGGCTGGGCATTCACCATCGCATTGTAATTGTCTTTGGCAATCATAGCTCCAAGAGCGTTATTGAACGGACTGGAAGAATGCTCTAATATACCAAACCACCTACTTATCCAAGAAACATCGTGTTGAACCTTGTCAAAAAATTCTTTTACTCTCTTTACCTTATCTGCCGGCACATGAAGTTCGTTCATTAACTTATCAAGCAACGTACTTTCATCAAGGTCTTGTACTGATTTAATATCAGACTGAATACCATTGATGTCGGCAATGACGGTATTGATCCTATTTGTATAATCCTGCTTTTCACGTTCATCAAATTCGGTACTTCTGTTACGGATATATCCTCGAAGATCGTTCATGATCGGAAGAACCTGATTGTTGATAATATCTACGTTCTTTCGATCATTGGTATTGAAGTGAAGCTTACCGTCTTTGGTATCACCATGAAGGATGGTGTTCACCACATTACTTAAGTATCTGACCTGAGCTTCGGCTGTAGAGATCATGCTATTCATGGCAGCCGCCATCTCATTCTTGTCTATTTCGGTCTCTACCTTATTTATCTTATCTTCTATGGTCTTAAGCTGGGCAAGGGTCATAGACGTAGTTACAGCCCTATCAGAGCTTATCTGACGTAAGTCTCTTAACGTTTTTCTCAATGCCCGGATCTTAGACTCAAGAAACTTGTTCTTGTTCATAGAAGAAAGGGAGTATAATGTAAAATCATTATCCTTTAACAGAGAGGTATCAAATCCTTTATCTATGTCGGTAATAGCAAGATCACGAATGTTTTTAATAACGTTATTCAAATCTTGTCTTTGGGTAGATAAAGCTGATTTAAGCCAGCTTACGATTCCAGAGAGAAGCTGCCGGACGCGCCCCAGGAAGGAGGTGGGCTCTACCGGCGCCTGTGCTGTGCCGGTCTGCATCTCCCTGGCGAGGATCTTTCCAAGAATTTCTCTCCTAACAGCATTATCAAGTTCAGAGCCTTCATATACCTTACCGTATGTATTATAATACTGACCTGCATACTGATTCCATTCTTCAGTGCCTTCTACATCTTGCAAAACAGATTCAACAGCATTCTGATCTCTATACGCCTCTACGAGAAAGTGTGCTGTTTCTTCTACTAAGTCAGACAAAGTAGCATCTTCACCGACTGCTATTACGTTATTGGCAATATCCGCCAATGCCTTAGCAGAAGGTTCGTGTCCGTATTTAGTTTGGTACTTCTCTATATAATCGGTCATGCCAACGACACTAACGCCCAGCGTTTTCAGTATCTCAACAATAGAATTTCGTTGGTCACGTTCCTCTTGGCTATAATCTGATACGATCTTAGCTTTAGTATCAGCATAAAGATCGTTGTCTTCTAATATGAATGAAACTACAAGCGCATCAAAATGATCGTACTTAGCATCCAATTCATTGTATCTTCCTGACTTAAGATCGTTCTTTATCTGCTCTTTGCTAACCCTTTCCGTTCCTCCGGTGGCGAGTCTCATAGTCACCTTACTATTATCCAACGAGCTTATGGTTATCATACCCTGGTCGTTCATGGAAACATCGGAACCAAAATGATTACGGAGCTCGGTGTAGGATAATGCCGAATTGAAAAGTCTAATTTGTCCTGTATGTCCTTCTCCTGCAATATAATAGCTTCTTGTTTCCGGATCGAATATCTTGGATCCGGACAAAAGACCTTTCTTTATAAGGTAGTTAATTATACCGCCTTTTGTTGATAAAGAAGTAGAAGCAGAAGCGGTCATGACCGGTATAAAAGACTTGGGATTATTAAGAACATACTTTCCAGCTTTGTAAGTAATGTCTGCCACGCCATCCACGGCAGATTCTTGAACGGTGCCGGATAAGAATCCTATTCTAATATCATTCCCTCCAGAGCGAAGAGCTTCTCCGTAATCTTCAAATAATTGACTACGATCGTTCATGAAAAACAAACGAGGCTCTCCGGTCTGATACGTTACACCCACAGGATTAGAATCTGTCTGTGGTAACTCTTCTGGGCTAAATATCTTAAGACCGTCTTTTATAACCATATAATTAACACCCTTATCCTGTACCATAGATACGGGAGTAAAGTCCGAAGATATAGCATCTTGTAGATACTGCCCGGCGTCTATCCCAGGTCCTTCCGGTACGGAAATGCTTGACGTAACCATAGCATCCACCAACATAATATTATCACCCAGATTTTGGCTGTAGAATCCAAAGCCCGATTCTTGGATTTCATAAGGTGCATCTGATTTTGACATAAGAACAGGGTTACTCATCTTAGACGCCTTATCCAGCACCCTTTCTCTATAGGCTTCTGGGATAAGGTCGATGTTAGATTTTACCTTATTATAAGCCTGTTTATTAACAGGTACATTCCTTCTCCAGTCACCAAAAGCCTTTAAGAACTTATTAGAAAATACGGTTTTAAAAACAGTAGTAGCCCGTTCCCTATTCTCCATAAGAGGAATAGATGCTATTTTATCAAACAACATAGACCTGTCCCCTGATCTGGTAGAGACAGAAACAACTTTATTTTTATTATCTCTTTTAATAATACACGTTGATGTCATAGTAAAACATTTTTGTTATGAGACAAAGGTAGTTAAAAATCAAGCATATCATAAAAAATAAAGCCATCTAACTTCTCAGTCTGATGGCTTAAAAATAATATGAAAAAAAATTATAATCTGACGAAAAATCGTCAAGTTCAGCTTATATGTAATGCATGTACCCATCTCGGTGTATAAACCTTCCCGATTCAAAGCGCTCAATATCTTCAGGGCAAATAGGGCCCGAATCCTCTCTCCTGGCTTCAAACCAAAGCCCCGGCTTACGAAGTCGGCAAGTTATGATATAATTGAAGCAATTGTGCGTAAAATGGAAAACAGATCCTACAGGGAAATACCTATCAGCTTGAAATACGATTCTTTTTCGTTTAGTATCAAACGTGATATCTCCTACTATCTTAGCCACGTAATAGCTTCTGCCATTTAACGTTTCATCTGTTTGTGGTATCCAATAATAACTTCTTGCCATGCCACAAATATATAAAAAAAGTCGGACAAGATACATGTCCTACTTTATATTACTTTGATTCGTTTTCAAACCGCTTTATAAGAGAAGCAATATCATCACCACAAATAAACATCATTCGACGTTCTTCTTTTGGTTTATGAGACACTGGGATGGTTTTGTTTATCTTAATCTGATTCGCCAGACCTCTGCCTAAACGAATATCAACTTTTTTACCTTTCATGAATTATTTGTTTAAACAGACCAATTCCATCTATTATAATATGACCGCTTTGCATACGACCATTATTAGGATTATGTAGAAAATTGAAACCACTTTCTTTTTCCTGTCTTTCAAAAGAACTGATCTCCTTTCCTCTACGGGCCCTTTCAAAAGCTTTCTTGAACAACTTGCTTCTAAAGGTCTTGACGAGGATCTTGGTAGCGTTATTGCCGGCTTTTACCATTGCTTTCCTTGCCTGGTCCTCCGAGACAAAACTGCTTCGGAAAATATACGATGCTGCTGCTTGTATATCTTGTTTAGTAATCATATGACAAACATTTCTTTCAAGATACTATTTTGTATGCTATATATCAATTTCATCCCATCTCTATCATATACGTCAAAAAAGGATTCACTTAAGTTCTTTGGATTTACATTCAGTTGAATTATGCAATTACCGGTATAGACCTTAATTCCGTAATTATCAGAGTATATATCCTGCATAGTCTCAAATGTCTCAATTAAATTTTCAACAAGGACTCTGTTAAATGAAAAAGGTTCTTTACCATTACCTTTAAATGTGATATGATCTAAATTTATGTTGTCAAATTCATACTCTAACTGATTGCCGTCCATCATATTATAAATGATTGACTTTTTGATTATAAATCCCATATTATTTTGTTTTTTAGTTAATATAGATCTTCTGAATACAATTGTTCTCTAATGGCATTCCTATCTACTACCATTTCCTGATTATTGTTCTTAACAAGCTCAGACGCTTCCTCTCTTGTTAAAAACCGGTTCTTGCTCGTCAAAAATCCTTGCACACTACGATTCTTATGAGCAACACCATAAGCTGCAAGCTGAGAAATGATAGAACAATGTCTCAATCCACAGAACACGGTGCCGGATGGTATGTTGATGGGCTGGTGTGGACGTTTCTTGCCGTCCTTTACCCAGATGGCGGCGCATATTACTATTTCTTTATTATACATGATACGTTTTTCTATTAAATTTATTAAATCTATTCATTTACTTTAATATAATCGGATGCCTCTTCCCTCTAATGAGTTTAAACTTTTTGCGTGAAACATCTTTTGAATTTTCTCCGTTGAAATCCCTGATATTGAAACTCCCTGATTTCCTCCTTCCATAAACAAAGAATATTTCATTGTTATACAACACTTTATCAAACAATCTAAAACCGAAAACCTCAAAAGGAGCTTGATTGTTTTTCTTCTTTCCTCCTTTTAAAATTTTCATTTTATGTATTTGCCTGTTATGTCTACGAATTAAACGTTTTAAATATTGACGTTCGATTCGTTTCGCATTAATGTTCATAGAAATGACAAACGCGTCGGATGTATGGGATTTTTCAATACCGTATTTAATCCGATTATGTTTCGTAATATAACCAAACGTCATAAAAACTCTGTCGTATCTGGATTTTAACTCTTCATACAACCTCCATTTCATAATTCCCATTACGGCTGCGTCGCGGAGCGACGATCCCCGTTTGATCTTCAAATCTATATTACCTTTATGGTATTCTTTATGACATGTTTCACATAAGGTAATCAAATTTGACGGAGAATCACCTCCGGTTTTTCTTGATTCAATATGATGAACATTAAGGATCTTATCTTTCGATTTTCCTTTACAATACTGACATTTATGCCCGTCCCTTGCTAAAACATACTCCCTGACGTTCCAAAACCCAAGTTGATCACCTTCCTGATATTCTTTACCTGATATATTAGGATTCTTAATCTTTTGAGTATCAAATTGAGCTACCTCGATAACAATACGAAATATTGGTAGTATAGAGCATACATTGTCAATAACACGAATATGGGCGTCTATTTTGTATTTCACCGAAGGTGCTATCCATCCTGGACGCTTACTTTTTACTCTGTTATCGAAACGAGGTTTTCTATATCTCAATCTATTTCGTCTTGATCTTCGTAGCTCCCTTCTGGTAGACAAAAGATCTACGATATCATTTCTAAGAATAACTTCACTACTGTAAAGTTCTTTGCTTTTCGTCGTAGCTGATAGACCAACATGTTTAGTACCAGCATCAACGCCTAACACAATTTCTTGTTTGTAATCAGATGTGACGTACGTTAATTTGATGGTAAACGGACATAAGCTCACCCCAGCCGGGCGATGGGGTTCCCTTAGCCGGAGCAGGGACAGCCCTAAGCTGAGACCAGTCCTGCTTTTGCCTCATGGCTTCAGCCTCTTTGTAATACCGGTTACACAGTTCTTGATCTTCGTAACCAACGTAATCTTCCTTATTTTCCATATAGAATACTTTTTCAACAAATGTACGACATTCATGAATTAATTAGATTTAAAATAAAACAATATGAATTAAAATAAAAACCCGATACGTTAAAATCGCATCGGGCCTGGTATTGAAAAAACAGGTTCAGATCTTGGGTAAAGACTCGAGCCAATTTTTAACATCTTTATATTTAGGGTCTTTGTCTATTCTATCTCTCAGTTCATGCAATGCTGAGTCCATAACCGTATTCGGTACGCCAATCAACTCTCCTATTAAATACAAGGGTGTTTTATTTGATTTAGATTCGTGTGCCATATTCATATCCAAAAAAAAGTTATGTGAAACAAACCGGCCACGGGTATTCTATTGCCCGCCGACCGGTATAACATTTTTTTTATTCCTTTTTTTCCAAACGGGAAAAACGGGAATGCGGGAATCATATTTTTCACTATGGCTCCCGCACCACCGGAAGGGCCTGGATCTCAGGTCAGATCCTTCCAGTTTATTTTTTCGCCGAGGTAATCTTGCACGGCAAGCCATCTTATAAAGGCTACTCCTTCGGGAGCATCCGGATCATCCAAATACATTAACGTAGCTTTCACCAACTCGTTCTCACATTTGAAGACCTTCGGAAAACCATCCGAATAGTACATTGCAAAGACATATTGGACATCGCCCCATGTCGCTTTATCCGGCTTCTTCGCTCCGCACTTTTCAAAAATATCTTTTATTTCCGGCTGCTTCCAGATCCTCTTGGATCCATCGACGTTGACCATCTTCTTTACCGCCTCATCAGCAAGAGCATTAGAAAAATGGTAGCCGTAAGTATCTACATATTTCTGATAAGCTGGATCCTCTGCGTCTGCTCCTCAATAAGAACGACCTCTGCCACGTCCGCGACCTCTACGCATCTGAGGTCCGTCACCGTAGTATCTGTCGTCTCCATAGTAATCGGTCGGGTAGGATTCGTAACCCATCCTCCGGTATTCCCGGTCCTCCATTTCATGACGACGTTCGCGCTCTTCGAGCCTTCTTTCCCTTTCTTCCAGCTCGTTTTCGCGTTCTTCCATTTCCTTCATCTTCTCATGCATACCGTAATGATCATAAGGAGGAAGGAACCCATGTCCGTACTCCATGTACGTCCCATCAGAACGACGGCTTCTGCCTCTGCCTCCACCTCGCCTGTCTTCTATCTCATCATATCCAGGATATTCTCTGTGTCCTGAATTTAAATCATATACTATCATATTATACTTATTTCAAACGTTCTACAATTAACTTCTTTAAATCTTCGAATGAATCAGTAAGGTCATTCACCTTATTTTCTATACCAGCTATTTTACGATCCTGCTCTCTCGTTTGTTTGAATGCCGGATTGATGTCTTCTAATATAGATTCACAAGCCTCTATCTTGGCACGATGGGTATCTACGCTGTCTATTATGTCTTGACTGGTGCTTTTTATAGCATTCAGTTCGTTCATAATCGGATCTATGCTGGTAGATAATGTTATACCCATAGCCTTAGCCACATTCTGGGATTCCGGAACCGTATAGGTCTTGGTTTCGCCAGTGAGCTCTACCGTCAGATCCACCACGCGGGTCTGCATCGCCTGATACTGACCCGGCTGAGGAGGAAGATACCTGGGTTCGGATACGGCTACTACCTTTCCCAATTCGTATTTAGGTACTGTATTAGTATCAAGGGTATGTACCTGAAACCCTTTCTTCAAATCTGAAAACATGATCAAAATATTATTTAGGTGAAAATAGGGTGATGATCTCCATCACCCTACTGAAATCATTTACCTGCTTTAACTTCAGACGCCTGGGCTGCCGCTACTGGAACACAGCAATCCATTAATCTTAACACGCCACGAACTTTATTGAAGTACAGAAGGCGTTCTGTGCCATTTACCATAGCAGCACCCGTTACAGCTACGTTAATAGGGTTCACGACATTCACTCCCGTAACCGAGCAACAGGTGTCGGCTCCTACTGTTGAAACTGTGCTGTTTGCCGGGACCGCAATCTGTACCGGTAGAGCACTTCCGGCTGTGGGGACTACTTGCCTTATCTTAAGAAGGATAAGACCCTCACACGGAAGGGCGATCCAAGCCCGTGGGTTAATACCGAAGATTGTATTTGTCGTACTGACAATAACATTCTTCGTAACCATCTCATACAACGATCCTATTTTAGAAACACAAGCCATATTAGCCTCCTCTCTTAATAAAATCAGACAGCAGCGTTGTTATTGCAACATCCGTTGTTACATCCACATCCGTTATTGCAGTAACCTCCTCCGAATACCTGTCCCCAAGAATAAGCCTGGTAAGGAGAACAAGAGGGGTAGGCTGGGACGGCCGTCGGGCGTAATTGACCAACGATATTCTGGGTTTGTTGCTGAGATAATGCCGAAGCTGTCAAAGCCGCTTTTTCTTCACGAAGTTGAGCAATAGTGTTCTGCATCTCCCTCATTTCCAACTGACAGAATTTGTCGTTGATCATAACGGTTTGAGCGTCAAGTTTCGCAGACAAGATATTGAATTGGCTTGTAGCTTGCTCACGATTGTTAGCCAGACCTTGGTTGAGACCGTTCTGCAAGATATTGGTTTGTTCCAACGTGCGAAGCTGGTTATCAAAACCTTGCTGAGTAATCATTCCCTGAGTCTGGCAAGTGCTTTGATTGATCAACGAACTCAGATTGCAGCAGCAAGAGCTGATTTGATTTCCTATTTCACAACCTTGTTGTTGAACTGCGTTGATAACAGCCTGAGAAGTCATACCTACCTGACCAGCTACTTTATCAATAGCACCCTGTACGTTGCAGATAGCGTTCTGAAGTTGAGTAGTAGAACAGTTCAAAGCAGAAGCAATCTGATCTATGGCGCTACGATTACCTTGAATTGCCTGCATCAAAAGTTCACGACCGTAATCGTTATTCAACTGAGCCGGCAAACCATTGGCACAACAATCACCGCCATTTCCAAAACCGTTACCGAAGCCGCGTCCACCCCACAGCCAGAACAAAACAATTATCCAGAGCCACCAACCGTTAGCCCCACCGAAACCGTCCTGGTTGTTACGACCGTTCATCAAAGCCGCCACCAGATTCGGATCCATTTTATTACCACCTATCAAATTAGCAAACATGCCGGGAATCATTGAAAGAAGACCGTTAGTGGCTGCACCACCACCGTTAGCCCCGGCTCCATCTAAAAGGACGATTTTATCACCACCCATAATTTTATAGTATTTAATTGTTAAACATACGTGCATGAAGCACGTAACAAAGATCATGATTGCAGGGTGGAATACAGGTGTGTTTGTTTCCTATAGAAGAGAAGTATTTTCAGCAAAAACGGAAGTATAATACACAATAATTAATTTTCCCCCATTTAAGGGGAAAACCTGATAATCATAAACTTTTGCCTTTCCCATTTTGGGTAAAGCACTGTAAAACAAACCAGGGCCCGCATCACTGCGAACCCTGATCTACACTAATCTAAACTAATACCATGAAAAACTTAAATCTAAAAACTAAAGAACACACAAATGTATGAAAATGTATGGTTTTCACAAAGAATCTGTATCCTGTTCTTTCGTGTGATTCAAGACATGGGATATAGTTCTGATACTTAATCCGGTTTGATTTCGTATCAGATTATAAATATAGGATTTTGAAACTACAGTTCTTAATTGACCTAAATCATTCATAATGTTTTTATACATAAGATGAATGCTGTTATTACGTTTGATGGTACTGATTCTCATTTTCTACTGTTATTAGTTACGTCCGGTTCTTACTTTTTCCTATTTCTATAATCCCTTCCTGAAACTAATATCGCAAAATTAATAAAAATAATCCATAAACGACGAAAGTCTAACTTTTCTTGTATGTTATTGATATACGTGCATATGCAAGAAAAGTGAGACTTTCACAAGCCTCACTTTCCAAATCGTAATTATGAAAAAACTATATTATATATATACAAAAATTACCTGCATTCCAATTTATTAAGATCATCCAATTCAGACTTGCTTACGGTCATATCTTGCGTCAAGCCAGATCTGTTTTGGTATGGAGCGTAATCGGTTTCTACCGTCTTAGCCTTCTGAGTAGAATCGTATTTCACCTCCGATTCGGTTCCTGTCAGATTTTGGTAGATAGAGCCGGAACTACTTTCGCCGACTTTAGTAAACACTATATCCCCTATTCTGATAAAATTATCATACAAACCTTCTACGATAACATTATCATCCTGCTTAGTTATGTTATGATCCCGAACCTCATTTAAGAGATTAGGATGTTTCGTAAAAAGATCGTGATAGAAATCAGAACCGGCATATAACATATCATAATAATCCAAATAGAACAGATCTGTAAAAGAAGGATCGGTGCTGCTTATGCTATACTCAAATAACTGCTCACGATCATTACCTGCCAAAGATAGTTCAATTTGTTTTAACGTATCCGGATCTGAAACGGTAAGACCCAGCAAATGATCCGGTTTGAAATCAAGATACTTGTATGCCCCTTCATACACTTCCGTATTATGAAGCTTATTTTCAAGATAAGATTGGTATAAATCGAATAAGAGTAAAGGATTCTCTTTGTCCTGCTTTCTGTTTATGTATCGGCTAAACTCCCGTTCTTCATTAACATACGGGCTTCCGGGAACAACAAGATGACCGAATGCCAATCTGGTAGCATTCATCTCTTCCGTATTCTGAGAATCGGTATAAGACAGGACGTATTTTTTAATAGAATCAGCAAGGACCTTACTATCTACGTTTTTCACGCGGAGCTTATCTAAAACACCATCTTTAAAACAATATTCAGGATAGATACCAGGTGGGAAATAAGTTAGACTCTGCTTGGCAAGCTCAGCAGCCATATCGTACAAATCACCTAAATTATCTCTTTCTACCTTATGATATAGGTTTCCACCAAGATAAAGCAGGGAATGATTTTCAAATGCCGATACCGGATCTATGTCAGATTCCATATAAACGATATTCATATTATCCATATACTCTGGAAGAAACATGACACGGCGATCCCTGCTATCTCCAAGAACGTCATCAATAGCAGAAGCTAAGGTAGGAGCATAAGTATCATCGTTGCGCCTTGCTACATAAATATCAAGATCCAGCATCAAGCTATCAATTTTATTCAGCGATTCTTCTGTTCCGTCATATGCCTTAGACACGCCTACGATATCTATACCAAGACCTACACAAGCCTCTTCTACATCCCATATCATACTTCTAAGGTCTTCTTCTGTATCAGCATTAACCCTGTTTAGAAAGGCTGATATACGAGCTCGTAATGACTCAGATCCAATAGGGCTGTAATAAGCATAATCTTGCAACTTTGATAATGACCGTCTCTTCCCTTCTACGATATTATTATCTTCTAAAGCCACAACCGGAACGATGTTCATATTCGAAAATTCGTTGAACAGCGACAAGGCAAAACTCTTATCCGACTGATATCTTTCAACTAACTCCGGATATGAATCAGATAAAGATCCGAAAGCAGCATCAAACTCTGAAGCAACACTAATACCTCCTACTGTATTTTTTATAGCCTCATAAACTTCAGCCGGATTATATGATGCTCTCTTTCCTAATTTATTGAAGACGCCATTTTTATACACAACAGGACCGTATGGTTTTTCTACGGTTGTGAAGTAAGACTCTTTCCCGAGATCGTGTTCGTTATTGGAATAGTCTAATAATAACCTCATAAAAGAGCCGACCTCATTAAGTACAGAAGGATTATCTAATATCCTACTTATTTCCGTCTCATTATACAAGCCGGATCTCCTTAGATTTTCTTCATTTAGGATAAGATTGCCATCCACATAAAAAGAGCTTCTAACTCTATTAATAAGAGATCGTATGCTATATATGGAATTGGATATCATAACATCTCTTACGTCCTTAACATCCTGAGCCGTTAAAGGATCGGAAAAATAAGCCTGACGCTTCATATACGACAGCACGTCTTCTAAAAGAGGTTCGCCATTGGGATCGGTATTAAACATCTCCCCTGGAGCCGGGTTATTCCAATGACCATAATACGACAAAAAACCAGGAGTGTAAGCCTTAGCCCATACCTGAAGAGCTCGTTCGCTATTCCCTAATAATTTCAAGGCACTTTCGTAAAGAACGGAAGGCTCCCCGTTAGGAGCCTTAACCCGTTTTATTTCATTTTCCTTTTTTTCTATCTGACATTTGACACCCATTGTAATTAACTTTTTTGCAAAGTTAATTATAAAACCGACTTATACAATGACGGATCCCAAATTCCTTCTATATAAATCTCCGGAAAACTCAAACTGCCATCACGAAGAGTGGTGACTTCCAAGCTGGGAATGTTGAAAACAGTACTGGTATCACCAAACTCACCATTCAACTTGATAGCATTTCCGCTGTTATTAGCCTCATAATAAAAATAACAATAATTTTCATTAATGCTTGGATCATATTCGTACCAATATGTTAGATCTTGTATATGATCTTCTATGTTACCAATTTTGTTTTCACCTAATATAAAAATACCATTATTGCTATGATTATAAACCATAGACTCATAACCACCATGATTCCAATTACTATTAAACATTATGTAACTAACATCAGAATCATGATCTTTTAATACAGGTCCTATATGTATATGAATTTTATTAAACTGACATACATAAGGTCTTTTTCCTCCAAGCCTTTTTATATCCTCATTAGATAACTTATTATAACATCCTCCCACGAAATTATCCGCGGCATTAAAAAATCTCCTTCTCATACTCAACACTCTTTATTTAACTCATTTATCGAATCCGAATTATCAGAACCTTCTACGAGATTCTTATTCCTATCTATCTCTTCCTGACTCATGTTACTCATCATATTTTGTATTTTTCTACCAGATTGAGATAAAGAGCGGATGAATGCACTGGAACTTATCTTAACTCCAAGATCCGGTTTTGCCCTAAACGCTTCACCGGTACTGATATTATACAAATCATACACACCTGAGTTCATATAGAATTTATATATCCAGTTTCCACCAGCTTTTTTGTATCCTAATTTGGTTAGCTCGACTACACTCATACCAAATTTAATACCATTACGACCCATTATCTTCTCCGGTATAGGTTCTACTTTAGCCGGAACAGATGTATATGCTTCGTCACCGCCGTACAGGAAATAAGGGGTTGTCACCCTTGATATGTGAGTAAGCGACTCTTCGGATATACGAGGTTCGTCTTTTTCTATTTCTCCTTTTGTAGATCCAGGTAATTCGACATTTCCTTCAACTTCGACATTTGTTCTGGATTGTCCTTTGCCTTCTCCATCTCCCTTTTTATCGCCATCTTCCTCAGTGCGTACTGCACCGCCTTCTGCACTTCCTTCTTTTCCATCATTTAAAATATTATCTGATTCTGATTCTATAGACTCCACGACAGCATCATACTCTGGTATGCCGCTAAGGAAATCTGCTACGTTATTCAAAAACTCTATTTTTTCCTCGTTTGTCATATCAAGGCTTTCCACGGGCTCCCATATGGCAGGCAAGTTGTTTGATTTTATTGCAGTAGAAACATCTTCTACAGTTTTATTATCCACCGTAGGCAAAACTTTAGAAACCAAACTATTGATATCAGATTCCATTTTTTCTACTTCCTCTTTTGTGCCATATTCTTTTAGGGTATCCATGCCATTGACTCTAAGAGAATAATTCAAAGCCTTGCTTGGAACAAAATTAATATATTTCAAAAAGTTTTTCAACTCTGATATAATTTGTTCGTCAGATCTTGGCCCAACATAATCAACCACCACCTGATCTGTTTGAGAACGAAGCCAAGAAACGTATTCTTCTAAGGTCTTACCACCTTTACTGGAAGGAGTGGATATTTTATCACCTACTGTTCCTTTAGGTTCTAATCCCATTTCTTCCTTAAGGCTTTTAGGATTACCTCTCTCACGAAGAAACCTCAAATCACCTCCTACAATCTTCCTTGCTATAAAATCAAAAATATTAGCATAAGACGGCAATCCTTCTTTTTCTATATGAGATTCTATTTCGTTTAACATAAGAGAGAAGTTTTTCCTGGAGGTACGCTTCTTGCCAGGTAAAGACTGCGCGGCTTGTGCCGCAGGAGCCGGCTGAGCTAATGGCGCCGGCTGAGTCCCCAGGATAGTCCCTTCCTCTGGCATTTCCTCTTCATAAACATCCACGTCTTCTTTAGAAGTAACGGTCTTACCCTCATCAGAGAAAGGAAGATCATCCTCTATAAGTGATTTAGGTCTGGAAGATGATTTACCAAACTGAATCCTGATCTTAGGAGCAACAAACATCTCACCTTCGAAATCTATTCCAGATTCTACTTCAGACGTCACAATGTCTTTCACATTCCTGCTTTCATCTTCTACCCATTTAACAACATCAGGAACCGTAGATAATTTTTCTATAGCCTCACGAGCTTTTCTAAGCCCTGAAATAGGATTCAAATACGATACTTGATACGAAGCCGGATCAAGGCCTAACTTGGTTAGATACGCATTAAGATCTTGTATATCATCTTGACCCATCTGTAGCAATTCAGAATCACCGGATTCAAGCAGCATATCTATAAAAGACATCCATTTCCGCCCTTCCTCTGATTCCACAGAACGCAGGCTAACTGGGAAAAGATAATTAAGACCGTTTTTACCTTTGATGACAACTACCGGAACTCTTACATTTTTGTAATTATTCCCCTTGTCATTTAATATAGAATAAGCAAATGGGAAGCCTGTGTATTTAGATCCGTTCTTAAGCACGACTTTGCCATTTAATACATATCCGACATCAGATACTTTTTCAGCACCTTTTTCGGTAATAGGGAGATTTTCTACCTGGCCATATCCTTGACCGTTCACCTTCATGTTAAACACCGGTCTTCCGGGAAGGGTCTGGGCAACAACATGCGTGCCGACGCCGATGGTAGCCGACCGGCCGACGTCCTTCTTCCACTTGTTAAAAGCCGTTCTTCTTATCTTACTTATACCATCTATGCCTCCTGTGTCAGCTTTTACAACAGAAACGAATCTGTTTCCACTCATGACCTTGATAACCATATTGGACACCAGTTTATTCTCAGCAGATTCTATTCTTTTTTTATCGCCGGACTGAACAGCATCATTGTATTCGGCAAAAAGAGACTGATTATAGGTATCATTTACATCTATTTCGAGATTAACCTTATCTCCTTTTTTCAAAGAAGATAATGCTTCCTGATCTATTTTATCTACCTCATTATCTCCGAATCCGACACCCGTTCTGTACGGAACCAACTCATCTGAATCAAGACGCTTATAAACCAAAGAATAGGAATTACCCACGTCCTGAATAGACACATCTGTGTAGCGATTAAGAACACGAGCCGATTCTTTGTCTATAGACCATCTCGCATGATAAGGAAGTTCTATCACGGTAGCCGTTTCTCCACCTATGTTAAGGAAATACCTTTTAGTTCCATTAGCGTTCGTTTCAGAACTTATTTGAATAGGAACCAATGATTTTATTGAAGATATAAATTTATCGGCTCTAAGACCTGCAATTTCATACCTTTCATTGCCGTCATTGGAGATTCTTCTCACCATCAACGTCTCTGGATTCTGGGCGCTATCTATATTGGCTCCTGGCGTATTATCGGATTCATCTAACTCATTTACAAGAGAATCTATATTAGCATCATCTTCCCCAAAATTACTCAACGTAGATTCAGAGATACGACCTTTGTCAATAATCCTGTTTTGTTCAACATAAGGAAGGAGATCCGTGATGTTTCCAACCTGGCCAAGATCTTCTATGGTAAATACCGAATCAGCAAGCTTATCTTCGTCAACTTTCTCCCCTTTGTCCCGTCTGTTCATTATATCCACATACGAAGAAATAGCATCATCAAGTTCCTGCCTTTGATCTGGTTCCAAATTTGATTTAGCCATATCAATAATGATCTTATTGTCCTCATACACAGATCGAGGTTCAGTAAGTCTCTTAACTTTATCCGATAAATCTTTTATCATCTTAGCCGGACTATCACCAAGATATGATATATAATCATCAATATCCTGTTTATACTTTTCATATATCTCCTTCTCCCTTGGAGATAAAAGATCTTGATTACCTGTATATATCTTATCTACGATACGTTCTCTAACCTCTATAGGTGCAGACAAAAGATCTTTCATTGCCAACTCATAATCAAAATCAGACAATATATCCTCTTTCGGCTTCTGAGTTATACCATCGTTTAGATGACCAAATACTTTCATGGTAAATGCTTCATCTAAATTTATTTCTCCATTATTCAGAAGTTCATCTATTTTTTCATCCAAACTGACATTATTACCCTCTGTCTGATAAAAACGATCACTTTCTATAGATTCAGTATTAGAAGATACCATATCATTTAAGAACTTAGAAAATAAAGAAAAATCATGTCTCATGAATTTCTTATCCTGTATGGAGTTCATAAATGACCGTAAAACCTTATATTGGGTAATGGCTTGCTGATATTTCACAACCATATTTCTTAAATCCTCTGCTTCTTTCTTTCCTTTATTATTCTCAATATAAGTACTTAAAGAAGCTACGGAGTCATAAGCCTTCAATATATCTTCAGCAGTTATCGTTTCAGATTTAAACAACTCAAGAGCTAATACTCCAGGATCAAAAGAATAAAATACTTCTTTATAACTACTAAGAAGTTCTTCTGACAACCTTCTATATTCCTTATTAAGATTATCGTATTTAATAGTTTTTTGTTTTATAGCCTCTGCTTCGGTATCATTGCCATCCTCTACTCTTCTCGGAGTTGTAGCCAACCTCTCTATTTCAGCATTCAGATCATTGATCTCATTACGCAATTCCCTTAACTGATTAGCTGTATCAAAAGCTTGACTTGATAATGAATAAAACGTATTTATATCATCAAACAAATTATTGTCATTTACATAATCAGCAATATCATTTGATGCTTCCATTGCTATATCCTCTGCATCCAACCCCTTAAAAACAGCATTAGCAACATTAGATCGATAAAGATCAGATGAAGTCTCAGCAGTAATAGCCTCAGCAAAAGAAGAAGCTTTTTTATAATTGGCTAACTTCTTATCAAAATCTTTTATAATATCTTCCTTATATTTTTTGACAGTTTCTTCATCTACTTTCATTTCAGAAGCCAACTCACTTTCGTCAAGGCTTTTAACCATTGACCTGAAATTGTTAGCCGTATCCTCTAACATTCCCATTCTGTCAGATAATTCAAATTTAGAATAATAATCTGATTCAGGATCATTCATTTGAGCATTAAATTCGGCTAAATTTCGCATAGAGTCTTTTACAGATTGAGAAGTAAAAGCATTATTACTATTAAATTTCTCAACATCAGTATTAATAGTACGTTCTTTATTTCTCCTTTCATATAAACCAAAAGCACCATTTCTGGCTCCAAATAAACCACCAATCAGGGATCCTATACCAATCTCTTTCAATCCTTCTTTGGTTGTAAATTGTTCAGCTATGGCCTTAGAAAAAGAATCAACTATAGAAGACGTAGCATCAAGATACGTCTTATCATATCTTGATCTAATAAAATCTTCCCCCATGCGCTGAGCAACACCTTGCATGCCTTCCTCCCATACGCCTTCAGATATGGGCCTTTTAGACACATTCCAGACAGTAGCTAAGGATTTCTGGAATAAATTTGCTTTTAATGTCTGTAACCTTCCAGCATCACCCGCTACCTTCTTAGTTCCTAATCCAAACAAATAACGATCTATAAAACTCTTTGATCCTCCATATGTATCTGATACACCCTTTAATCCAGGTATGTATTTAGAAGCAAAACCAGTGTCTACTCCAAGATATTTTCCCAGAAGGAGATAATTGGATAATCCAACTATACCCATATTGGCTAAAAATATGCTGTTTGCTGTATCGGAAATAGAACTCTTAAATTCAGCCATCTCGGACTGATTAGGATTCCGACCATACATATTTTTAAAATATTCTTTGTATTTACTTTCAGAGTCTTTCATGAAGGACTGAGCTTCCACAGCAGACTCCCAGCCGGCTCCCACGAACGTATTTACTCCTACCTTGGCCATATTGCCGATAGCTCTGCCGTACATCGCTCCTGCTCTATACGCTCCAAAAGCGGATTTTACAGCACTTGCTGCAATATTAGATGCTGCCATCTTGCCGGCCACTTTCATCCCTACTTTAGCGCCAACAGCTCCAAGACTTGACACGCCCATCCCACATGTAAGGTAGGCAGACAGAATAGCTCCTGTCGTAAACGATAGACCATTTCCAATAACATCATTAAAAATAAAATTTGCAGTTCCAAGACTCTGCAAAAATCCCATATCACGCTCTTCTCTTGTATAATAATGAGGAAGAGAGTGGTTTATTCTTTCATCTATATCATTTATGGTCCGTGTAAAATCATTGTCAAATGCAGAAGATAACGTACCAGTCTTTATAAGATTATACGCAGCCGGGATAATACCTACTACTCCTGATACACCATATAATGCTGTTTTTGTTACAAGCTTTCCTATGCCATTAACAGCCTTATTCCAAGTAGTTTGCCTTCTTCCGTAATAATCTTCATTATCCCTTCCTGGCATATAACTTTTAAACTTTGCAAGACCGATGTTTCCATCGGATAAAAAGTCATATGCTTCATCTAACTTAATAGTTCTTCCTTTACCCAATACACCAAAATCAGCAGCAGATGACTGTTGATTACCAGCTATAACCTCACCATAAGACGTTTGTTTACCAGAATAAGTATTCCTTGATTTATCTTGAATAGATTTTATCATGGAATTTAACTTATTATAAGATTCCTCTTTCTTCTTTCTTGGGTCATCTCCACCATTCAGAGCCGATTTTAATCCAGAAAAAGATGTGTCTACATCAAAAGAAGTATCTATTCCGCTAATATCAGATCCTTTTTCTGAATCATCATCAGGATTTATGGCTGATACTGGGGGAGTGTATGATCCTACTTTCATCCTCTCCATCTCTCTTTTTGCTCCCTCAATAAGAGAAGATTCTTCTTCATATCGCGTAGGAACTCCGGCATTATACCCTCTTAATCCAGTAGATGGTAAGAACCCTGATTTCTCCACCAATGTCTGTTCCTTATTTTCCATATATTATTCCCTATTTACACTATTCAACAACTTCATCAACTTGCCGTTTTTATTCAAAGACGTAGGTAAATCACCCCTTTCTTTTGCCGCCACCATATCCTTAATCTCTTCTATTATGGCTGCCACAACAAAATCAACTATTTTTTTCTGAGGCGCAACAGCAAGTTCTTTAGACACATTATCCGCAAACCATACATTAGGAGTATCAAACGAATCTATTAACTCAGGTTTACCATTCTCCATAAGATAAAGCCTTGTCTCATATCCATAACCGTAACTTGTCTTAGGATCATAACCTTCAACCTTTACACCAAGCTTTCCACTGTTATCCAATATATCTTTAGCTGCATTAAGAAGCCAAACCTTTTGTTCTGGCATATCATCTAAATTATTACCAGATTCATTTATCATATCTGATAACACTTTCATCATTGAAGATACAGAAGCATAAGCGGGTGATATATCTGAATTTTCAAGCATCTTCGGATACCACATATTGGTATCACTTCCAAATGTAGGTCTTATAATACCACTTTCATATCCACCTATATCGACGGAAGGAGTATTAATACCAGGATCTATGCCATTATTTATCAACTCTGTTTCAGATACCTCAACAATATCTATTTCCTCTCTTTCACCAGTATGATTAGCAACCAAACTGTAAGTCTTCTCTCCATTGTCGGCTATTCCCGATTCTGTCAAAGAAAATGATTCAATAGTTGCCGATGATGATTTAGATTTACCAACAGGATGCTCTGCCATTTTTTTAGTAAATAGATCCCTGAGAACACCCATCTCTCTATAACCAGCCTCCTTGGAGGTTAATTTGGTTGAATACGTTACTGTGTTAGGTGAATACAGTTCGAGATATTCTTTACGTATCTCATTTATACCATCATCTTGAACCTTAGTTATTTGATTGGCTATATTAATATTGCTTACTACATCACCTCCAACGCTCTCCATTCCGCTAATAGAATACAGTGTATTAAAAAACACCTTTTCTTCACCATCCGAGAAACTATTTTTTACATCATCGTATTTTTTTAAGAAATACCTGCCACTTTTGCTATCCCTCTCAAATACTTTAGATAAATCAATGCCATCATTTTTCACCCTCTTTCTTATAGTAGCTATATCAGCAGGCGAGAATCCTTTTTCATAATATCTTACTCCAGATTCTACATCGCCGACTGTACCTCTATTTTTTCTTAAAATATCATTAAGGGATAACGCTGTAGCATAGGCTATATATTCTTCGGGTTTACCTCCTTCCTTCTGCGCGATCGCATTTGCTATTTCAGATACAATATTATCATAAATCTTATTCTCCTTCTTAATTCTATCATTCTCTATATCCATCTTGTCTACAGCGCTATTAAGCTGCATATAAGCATCTGTGGCAGCTTTTCTCTCTGCCACAGGTAGCTTGTCAAACATATCATTAGAGAGACCTCCATTGTCCTTTATATACTTAAGAAGTTTTTCTTCATCCATAAGATACTTGTATCCTGATGTTTCATCCGTCATATTTCTTGATATGGCAGCTTGAATATTTTTCATGTTTTCAGCACCAAGGGCTGTAGATAGTCTACTTCCGGATGTTACAAGATCTGTATATGCCTTATTAAACTTCTTATGAGTTTCTTCTGATATGCTAATATTTTTAGTTTCGATAGGATTAGCTGAAATAGTTCCACCAGAGTTTGTGCCAACGCCCACCTGCATGGCTCGGCTTCCAGCTCTGCCGCCTGCCGCTCCTGCACCAGAGGACATAAGTTTTGCTATTCTGGCTTCATTAAGCCTATTCTGCATCTTCAGACGTTCTTTGTCTAATCCAAATCTGGCTTCATCCTTATTCTTACCATATTCAAACTCTGCAATATCCTTATTTCTTTCATATTCAAATTCTATCTTCCATTTTTCGAAATTAAAATTAGCTAATCTTTCCCTCTGATTATATTCTTTGGTTTTCCAGTAAAGCTCGTCGGCTTTGATTATGAAAGACGAATTATCATAAGCATATGAAGCAGCAGCATTATTAATAAAATTATTTTCAATAACCTTCATCGCTCCAAGATACGGATCGTAAGCCCTTTCATCCATTCTGCTAAATTCAGATTTCATGGAAGCTATTTCAGATTTGGCTCTCTTTATTTCATTTTCAACCATTTCTTTCTTTGCAGGATCAGAACCCAAACCGGAAAGATCGGCAGTAAGAGCATCAACATACCTCTGCTTATCACTTATCTGCTTATTCATAAAACCAAGAACAGAATCATACGAATATAAAGAGGGATTAGAGTCTACCATGTAAATAGCCTCCACCTGCATCTGCTGCCTTGCTTTATCTGATAACCCTGACAATGCAAAAGAAGCTATCTGTTCAGGAGTAAGCATATCCTTAGTTACTTCTTGTACTGCCCCGGTAGGATGACCATCCTTGTCAAGAATAGGAATCTGAACTTTAGCTCCTTTATGAAGCTTGCTTATAAAATCTATCCTATCTTTTAATTCCTTATTATAATCAGTATAAGGAGTATATTGAAGAGGAGCAAGACGGGAACCAGCCTTTCCATCATTCACCCATTCATTATACGGCTTTAAAGCCGCATAAGCATTCGCAGCAGAATAAAGTTCTGGATTATTTATTTGTAAATCAGATAGCATTTTATGCATTCTCCTGCCTTCTTTTGTGCCGGCAATCGCGTTAATGACCGTATCATCCAACACCGAACTGATCTCTCCTTGTATGGCTCTCGTAACACCATCAGAAGAAAGATCCATGCCTTTGAATTTTTGATTGATGTTAGCAATCACACCTGACATCTTATCTTCCATATAAGCGCGGGCTTCAGGCTTATCTATCCCTTGACCCATAAGATAATATACCTGGGTATAGATCTTTTCACGAGCAGCATCAACCTTCTGCTGTTTGTACATCATGACGTCCTTAACAAGATCTATGTTGTAAGGACTAACATACGGGGCATATTGCCTTAAAATACTATATTGTGAAGCCATCAGCTATTTCTCCTTCTCTTTTTATATTTATCTTCTTCATCATCCTCCAAGCTCTTCAAATAAGGTGTAGAATAATCACCCATATTCATCACATCCTGATTGCCTTGAACGTAAATAATTTGACCACTTGGAAGCATTCTCATATTCGGGGCTATGGAAGCTATGGTATTCAACGATGTACGAACATTAAACTTATTCTGTATCTCGCTGTTTATACTATCATAATAACGAGCAAGATTTTCATCCCTTATAGCCATAGCTTTCAACAACCCAGATTCATAACGTTGCCTTTCTGCTATGTTCTTATCATCTGTCTGAACATAAGCCATTTCATTAAACCTATCAGCTTCGTTTATTTGCCTTGCGTTATTGAAATTTACTTCATTAACATACTTGGCTATATTGCTTCCAGCTATGGCGTTCATATTAGCCAGAATAGCAACCCGCTGGGAGTCGGGCACGTCACCTGCTGCGTCTAACTGAGCCGATGTCGCACGGTTGAGCTCGTTGATATACTGATCAGCAGATTGAAGAACCGGGTCTATTCTCGGAGCCTGATGTCTTTCCAGGCCTTCTATCTCCAAGCCAGTGTCAAGGGTTCTTAGCATTTCCGGGAAGATAGGACCGAACGCCGCCGGTCTGCCCTGTCCTTTAGGTCCGTTGTCTTCAACCACCTCCTCTGTATCGGTGTCGGTTGCAGTCGCAGGCGTACTTGCTTTCGGTTTTACCTCTATCCTTCCAGGAGATCCAATCTTAGGCGGTGTAAGGTCTGGTGCTATGGGACCGGCCTCAATAGGCTTCATTTCTGGTTTAACAGACTCAAGAACGAAGTCTATTTCCGGCATTAACCCACTATCTCTTAAAGCAACAAACTTATTATAATCGGAGCCCAGAATCTTCTTAGCGGCATCAGATTTATCACCAAATAAGTCAACATAATTCTTTATCCCTTTTTCGTTTAACAATCTTTTTTGCTCTGCCGAAACAACGTCCAATCCATAATAAGAACGGGTGGCTGTTGTCTGACCAAACTTATCATCTACGGCAAATGAATTATAAGCCTGATTACCTCCGTAGCTTCCGGCATCCTGGCCCCAGAATCCGTACTCATCTCTGAATTTCTTGGCTGCATCAGCATTCGTGATAGCACCTACATCAGCTAACGCCCACAATGCATTTAATTGCCTGTTGTATCCTTTCTGGAAACCTTCTGTATCAAAATCACCATCCGTATTGTACTTGTTAGCCCATCGGTTTATGTCGAGCAAATTAGATACCGCCTTATCATTTACCCTGCCGTATCCTAAATTGCTTCTATGTTGGAGATTCTGGTTGGCATTGACACTGGAATCAGGATTAAGAATCTGCTCACGACCACTAACATCAGATACAGTCATATTAAGAGTTCGTCCAAATAACTGATTGATAAGCTTATTGTAGCCGATAGCATTCTTTCTAAGTTCCTCCAGCTCCTTCTGAGTAGGTCCACCTTCAGCCATTTTCCTGGTTTGCTTAACATACTCGTCATATATCCAGTTCTTAGCATCTGATTCTGCAATATTAAAAGCCTTAGCTTGTTTCTTTACCTGATTCAGATCAACAACCCCGCCATCCCTGAAAAAAGCATCCATCTTCTCGTTACGCTTAGATTCTTCCTGTTTGCCATAAACGATTTCAGCGAAAGAACGAAATTGTGCTTCAAGCTCGTCTATCTCTTTCTGGTTTTCATTGACGTACTTGGAAAGAATAGAAGCATTAAGATTAGATGTGTTTTTGTCTTTTACATCTTCATTTTTCTCTAATCTCTTATATACACGCTCCTGATCTTCGTACTTATCAGACAAACCAATCTTCTTCTTATATCGATCAAGGAGTGTAGCATACGTATCTTTTGACGTTGCCTTAATACCATAATTTTCTCTAACGTAAGAGGCAAACTCATCATCTATCTTACGATAATCGGAAACAATATAAGCCTCTGGCAAATCAACCGGAGTGCCACCATTTTCATGTCTGTTCCCTTTGGCTTCCATAGGCCCTACGGAGTCAGGAGTCAGCACGTACTCGCCTTTCTCTATCTCTACATTCGCAGCATCTTCCATAGACTTGGGAAGAGGATAAATATATTCGCCGGTCATATCAGACGTATCCATCTTCTGACCGTTACCTAAATTCACGCCACCACCTTCACGTTCCCACTTGATGAATTGCTGACGACGCTCCTTGGCAAGTTTTTCCCTCGCTGCCTGCTCGTCTCTGCTGGCTGCATACGCAGCAGATGAAGCTCCCATGATATTACGGGTAAGACCTAATCCTAAACTAACACCAGACAAGGCAGCTTGAGCCACATTAGCACCGACCTTATTACCGGCTCTTATCCGGCCAAGACTTGTACCGAACATTTGAGCTCTTCCGGTTAGATCAGGTGAATAATATGGGGTAGTCATAGGATCAAGAGGATTACCATCTTGGGAACGTTTTTCTTTAGAGGAATCAGCATCAACACCACCTAAATTCATTGCATTATCAACGACTGATTTCTCTACGTTTTTAACCATGCCCCTATTATCAGCGAGATATCCTGCATATCCTGCATCATGATTTTCAAAAAACGGATCGGATGTAGGCATACTACTAAATGGATTTATCTCCCCCTCCTCTGTTTCTAAAGTCACATCAGAAGGCATATATATATTCTGAATATCAGATTCACCCCATTTATTAACAGGCGTTCCATAATCAAGAATAGGCTGAGTAGAGGATACATTAATATCCTGTCTCTTATCCTGAACACTACCGCCAGGAGCGAATATCGGACGATTTTTTATGATTCGTAATCTCATACTATCTTTTTTCACAAAGATAAGAGAAACGAACGAGAAAATCCAACGTTATGGGATACGTTTAAAAATCAATCATGTACGGCAGACAAACCGCCCGAATCAGGGTCGTACTTAAGACCGCATGCCCGGCGATAGTTCTTAAGCGCTCTCTTGTACAAAAACAGCACTGTCTTGGAAACTATTTTCTTCATAGATTTGGTTAAAACCTCTTCTGTTGAAACAGACATCAGACAGCTATTCAAAAACGACCTGACATTGGAACCGAACAAGATCTTCACCATTTTTCTAAACGTTCTAAAAAGATATGATGCAGAAAGAGACTTTAACCCATTGCGAACCAGTCTCTTATTCAAATACGAAACAGCCTTTTCAGATAGACAGAGCCTATTCTTTCCTTCGCTATCTACCTCTGATGAAAACCACGAATATAAAGTGGTAGGATGTTTCTTAAGGTGATTGATGAAGGAAGTCATTATCCCTTCTTTTAAGGCCCTTTTGTGGGCTACGCATGCAGCAATCTTCTCTTCTCTTTTTAAAGAGCTGTCAAGGCATCTAAACACCGTCCTATCGTCTCCGATGAAATACTGAGGACGTTCTTCCTTGAACTTAGCCCGATAAGCGGCATATCCTTCCTTACGAAGCATATCTATCTGAGACCGGATATAGAACCTTACACACTTTTCTTCAGCCTCTTGCACGCTTTTAAGATAAGGAACTGACTTTCTCCCATATCGAAGATAATCATAAACCATAGCCTCAATAAAGTCATTGTACGGAAAGAATCTTCCAAATCCAAAGTTCCAAACTATGAAACATCGCACTCTATCTTTCCAGTAATCAGATATGATAAAATTACTACAATATCTCAACTTCCTGTCTTTCTGATAGAAATGATGAGTATGTTTGTCATAAAATAGATTAAAATATCTCAAATTGCCTAAACACTGACCGGCTGGACGGCGTACTACATTATACCCTAAGTTGCTGAAGCTATTATATATAACTTCTATCGGAGAGACCTGCTCTTTCTTGAAGAGCTTGTCGTGTAACTTGCGAGGATTTATTATTTCAGTTATTTTTGTCTCCATATTGTTTTTTTTGTTTAGTGCAAATATATGATTTTACATAAAAAGAAAAAAATGCACTGCCTTGTATCCGGTTTGAGAGAAATAGGATACAAGGTTTTTTATTTTATGACGGTTTGGATAAGAGACGGGAAAACGGTTCTGAACATAACCGCCTGACCGTCAGGGGTGGGACAACAAATCTTGAATTAAAACTACGCCTATGAATAGTCTCCGTTTTCCTTAATATTAAGACCATTTTCAATGATCTTACTCATTATATTATTTATATTATTTTATATACTTTACCATTTATTCATATAATTGTTTACAGTGAATGAACTTAACGACCGAAGGGAGTTAAGTGAGTGAACGGATTGACAAATTACTTTTTCCGTCATTGTATTGTTCGCCTAATTGTGTTAAAAGATTGAGTATCGTGACCGAAGGGAACGATGCGAAAGAACTTATAATATTTAAAAACGACTGAACCTATCGACTGAAGGGAGATAGGTGATGGAGTGACGTTAATAATTATATTAGATAGCCAGTGGAGAATTAGGCAGGCTGGTAGGCGAGACGAGCGCCCATGCCCGTCAGGACAGTGGAAGTACGTAGGTCTGTTCTGTTAAACCAAGGCGATGATAGTTCCATCCTTCACGAAATCGCACAAAAAAGCCGGATTATCTTGATATCGTTCTTCAACCTTCGGTATCCGCATAACGAGTCTCAAATCCGGCTTCGCTTTATTAATATGAGAAATAAAATAATTGTTCTAATTGTCATTGACGCCTTTAATGCGAAGCTGAATATTGGGAAGCACGGCATTAATCAAAGCCATTTTCTTATCCTCTTCGCTTTCTTTTTCATGCTGTTTATACATCATGCTGTAATCACTGTCATCACCATCCTTTTTCCCATCTAACGTCAGTAAATGATTTACGATGTCCTTACCATACGTTTCAGTCCATGTACGGAATCTCTCTTCCTCGGACTGTACCTCCTGGGACGGGGATTCAGGGTTAGGGAGGGCGGCTGCCACTTCTACCTCTGGAAGTGTTACTGATGCTGCTATTTCACCATCATCTCCGAATCCCATTTGACCATACGAAGATACGGAATTTTCTTCAATATCCAAACCAAGATTTTTAGCAACTTCCATAGCATAGTTATAACGGTCATCATTTCTTATAACACTCTTATGAGGACGTCCTGCTCCTTGGTTCCAAGCTACTACAGCATCTTTAAGGTTATCGGCGTTCATAAAGTCCTGCCGGCTGTAGTTGTAATACCCTGGTCCTTCTTTTCCTTTTCTTGTGTATAAGAAATTAGAATATCCGGTCTTTCCTTCGTATTCGTCAGCAAGAAACTCTAACTGGTCTTGGAATGTAGGCTCTGAATGACCTTTCTTTCTGGCTTGTTTGAATAGCATATCCATACGCTCGTTGTGCCACTGCTGGATTCCGTATGATGTGCCGTTATCTCCATACACGTCATCTTTTAACATGGATTCAGCCATAAGGTTGCCTATGACAGCAAGAGCTTGAATCTTAGACATACCTCTTTTTTCTGTTAAGTACTTGTATGCTTCACGCTGCTTTTCGACAGCTCCCCCTTCTGCGTAAAGAGGAACATATTGCCTTCTCTCATCAACGCCGCTAAGCCCGGTGTTCTTTTCCCAAACAAGCGATGGCGTAACATCATCAATATTCATCGCCGGTTTATCCGGAACAGTTGCCTCGTCTCCGCCAAGGCGCTCATCGAATTTATCTACTGTATTGATTCTGAAATTAGACGCATATTTTTTTACATTGTTATGATATTCGTCTAATTTAGGGTTTGCTTTTCCGCTTCTTAATAGCCTGTTTCGACCAGACCATTTATACAGAACAGCGTCCATCGGATCTATATCCCCTTCAGGCCCTTTAAATTTACGTCCGGCAACTTCATCCCTGTATATGCTTGCAAGACGAAGCATAGTGCCTGCACCGGACATATACGGATTCTTCAACGACTCTTCATCTATTCCATATTTATCGTACAAAACCCTTGTCCTATAGTTGTCTCCTCTTGTTTTTATTTGGGTGATACCGTTACTCCTGTATGATATAGGCTTTTTAAAATGCTCCAAAACGCCATCCCATGTGATCTCATCTATATTATTTAAGTCTTTAGCAACACCCTTTACGCCGCCTTTTATGGTCTTTAGCAAATCCAGCTGCTCTTGCGTTAATGCGTTCTTTAACGCATATTTTACAGATGTGCCGAATTTGGATTCCTGTTCGGCTATACCAAGGGCAATATCGGCAAGATCGTTGTAAGTAGCTGAATCGATACCTGTATCAGCCATGATTGCCTTTTTATAATCCTCGATTCCGGATATAAAAGCATTTACATTCTCATTTCTATCCCCTGTATCAACAAATCTTAAAAGCAGATCACGGGCGATAGCCTTAGGGGACATAGACGCATGGTTTACGTTTATATTAATATCGCTGTCTATCTGGCTTATATCTATTGGTTTGTATGTTTTATCATTAAATGTATTATAATCATCCCAGTATCTTTTAGGATCTCCTTTTTCATTTTTTCCATATGGATTATCCGCTATATAGCTCAACATCCCATCGCGAACCATAAATCTGCTGCCATCCTTCTCGGGAAGAGTGTAGACCATGGAACCTTGTTTTATGTACTTATCCAATTCGTTTGCCGTATCCCCGATAAGACGAACGCACCCATTACTTCCACCGGAAGCGCCCCAGTGCATAGAGGACGCTACATTGTCATCCCACTTACCGGTTTCCTTATTGTATCTTGAACGGATAAAAGCAGGAACACCGTGATATGTGCTTTTGCCAGTTACCATTGTGATACCGGCAGGGGTAGAATTATTACCCTTCCCGTCTATAATACTTCCATCTTTTTTTGAGTATGTGATTGTATTATAGTCGTCACCACTCCTGCCGGTGCCAATCCTTCCTGTGTATAATAACTCATTGTCAGGAGAATACACTTCTATAACTTTCTTTTTTTTGTCTATTATGGCAAAATTGTTATTATGCTGCACCGACTTTATTATCGCAGCATTATCACCAGACTTATTTAGTACACTCTCCTTCTTTTTAATCTCTTTATAGTCAAGAGCTTTTGGGTTGCTTATCGGAGCTTCAAGATTTACTTCATCCCCTATCTCGATCTTATTAATATCCTTGATTTGTGGATTGTATAAGATAATGTCATCTATATGGACTCCCGTCTTTTTGGAGATACTCCATAGTGTATCTCCCTTATGGACCTTATGCTTCTTTATATCCGGCATATCATCATATGGTTTAATCCCTGAACTTTCTTTGATAAGACTTTCTATATCAAATGAATGATTTGATGTATTATTTTGGGGGATATATGAATATGATGGATTATAGCTCGAATCCATGCGTAATGCATCACGAGCCATAGATGTATCTTTTGTAAAATCGGAATTACTAACAACACCGCCATCCTTGCATCTTGACACCCCTCTTCTATTTATCAACTTGTTTCGTTGCAACGTCCAATCCGGAACAAATCCGCCTTCTTCCATTTCAGGTTTTTCGTCTATATCCCATCCCACTGATGCATTGTCCATCGATGTGATATACCTGTATTTAGCGCCGCCATCTTCCATATTACTTACATCATCTACTATACCCAACGTTGATATAACAGGATTTGCAATATCAAGTATATCATCCACTTTGTTTCCATATCTTCCCATAAAAGACATATTCCTTACCACATTCGTTCCTCCTATTGCTTCTGCCGCTCCACCAAGTATGCCGGCATAATTAAAGGCATTATCACCTTCTGGATCTAAAGCAATCTGACTTCCATCAATACCTATATTGGACAATCCTGCTATGGTTTGTATCTTGCTACTTTCTGCTATTGTCTTAAGAATTGGCATTAAATCTAACCCCATTTTATTATACAACCTAAGCATTCCAGGTGTGGAAGAAGCAACATCTGCAAGTGTAAGTAAAGATTCGACCATTAACTTATAAGGGTAAGCATCCTCCTTGTTCTTGTCCTCCTTTCCCTCTTTAGCATCACCTATTCCCCCTTTTACTTTATCTATATCTATGGAATCTAAAAGATTATTTATAATAGCTCCTATTTTTTCCCCATTTCCATCTTTGGATATTATCAAATTTCCTATTTCACTGTTTGAAAACCCGGCTATTCTTCTAAATTCGTCCTCATCAATTTCACCTTTTTCAAGATCTGAATGAGCTTGTTCAAGTAATCTCCTCCTCTTTTCTTGCCACTCTCCATTGTCATTTTGTCTTTTTATAATCTCATCTCTCTTGTCTGTATCACTCCACCAATGTTTAGCTTCTCCACCTTCTTCGTATTTCCTTACAAATCTTTTAGGTAAAGCCTTGTCATTATTTCGAAGCACACTACCTTTCTTAGGATCGTATTTGATACGTTCCCTTATTCTAAGAGGGACATCCCTTTCCGGTATGATGTCTTCCGCTATCTTCTTTCGACTAAAATCATAATCATCCTTCACATCTAACATACCAGCATCCGGATCCCATCTTACACTGAAATTCTTCAACGCACCTAATCCGGAAGCTTCGTTCACTTTTTCAAAATTGTCACCATATACTTCTTCTCTAAATGGACTTACGCCTTCATTTACTAAAATCCATTTTCCTGGATTTTCAAATATATTTTTATTTAGTTTATCAAGAACCTTCTTATAATCTCTTATTTTTAGTTTACTTTTTTCATCAGCATTCTTATATGCCTCGTCAAGCATATTGTTCATATACTCTTTATCTAATAAAGATTGTATCAAAATAGCCTGTTCTTGAGGCAATCCTACATACTGAGCATCATTATCATCGTCATCAAAACGATACTTGCTTGCCGGCAATCTACTTATATCTCCATCCGTGTAAGCTTTCCACATTTTTTCTTCAAAATCCGTGGCTGTATCTTCCCCCGATCGCTCCCTATTAGGATCCAACATTCGTTTCATAGTAGGAATAAAATCGGCTATTAAACTAATAGGATCAGTGTCTAATATCGGATTAACGGATTCATACCACTTATCAGGATCAGCGTTATTGGATATACCAACTGATTTCATATTCGAATCAGATACCCTGACCTTATTTCCGTCATATCCTCTACCCACATAACCTGTATAATCATATTTAGCTTCCACATGGCGAGCGTCTTCGTATTTTGGACCATCAGTACCTTCTCCTACAGATTTGTCTTCTACTGGCTTGTTTTCAATCAGGACGTAGTTACTGTCGTCATCCACCGTCCAAGGCTGGTCTGTCGGCGTAGAGAACACCCGGCGCTCGAAGGCCCGGCGCTTCTTCTGGCCATCCATGTCGTCTTTCCATTCGTCATGATTTATTTCCTTAACCGCCTTATCAAAATCTCCTTCTTTAAGATATTTGAATAGCATAGGACTTTTCATATAAGTATCAGCACCGGCATTGTAATACAAGCTAAAAAGAGCATCACGCTGATTATTGTTTAGATTATCAAAGTTTGGAGTAAGTTTCCTAAACTCAGGAACGAACGTATTTACTACGCCTGCAAATTCTTTGTCTGCTTGCTCTTCCGTTATACCCTTCTTGTATTTTTTAAGAAGGTGAGGCAAGTTAAATCCGTATCCGACAGTAATATTTCCTTCACCATCGTCATACGGTTTTGACCTAAATTTTTCCCACGACTTCAAATATTTAAGAATATTTTCTGAAGGTTTCCAATCTGACTTACTCTTCTTTGCCATCTTTTTCTTCCTCTAAGAATCCAAACATTTCATCTGCGCAATTACCAACAAATCCGGCTATGTAAGCTGCGTGTTCATCTTCTCCCACCTTAAAGCCAAGAGACATATTACAATGTTGGCATACCGACATAGCTGCATGAAATGATTCATGACATATGTTTTGTATAGTCATATCATTCTCACTTTGAAAATTCCATAATAACTTAAAAGCTCTATCATCCCCCTTATCACGAACAAGATTCATAAAAGAGACTTCTGAATCTAAATCGCCTTCATCTCCCCATTCTCCTTCATGATCCAATTCTGCATTCTCAAAACGATCACACAATGTTTTGTAATCTAACCCTATGGTGATAATCAACTTTAGTGGATATATCACAAAATCAAATTCTTTTTCTTTCATTCTTTTTTTTCAACAAATGTAAACAAAATAGCCGAAGAATGCCACCATTCATTCTCCGGCTTGTTATGATAAATCTCTTCTTATGAAAACAGTACGAATTTGACATACTCCCATCGCTAAAGCGAATGGGATTCTTGGATACAAGCGCAAGAAACCCCGATATTACTATCGCTGGAATTACTCTTGCTCTCCAATTCGGAAATGCCCTTCCGAAGTATATTACGGGCTGCAAGAACATCACGGTCGTTGACTGCGCCGCACGACGGGCATACCCACGTGCGGTCGCGTAACGACAGTCCTTTATTAATGCAGCCACATTCGCAAGTTTTGGAAGAAGGATACCATTTGTCAATCTTGTGTATCGTTACTCCATACTTTGAGGCAACATACGTAAGTTTATCAATAAAAGAAGAATGACTAAGATCAGAAACCTTCTTTCCCCACAAACGTTTCATTCCTTCAATGTTTAGATCTTCAATAAAAATATAATCATACTGTTTGCATAACTGATGAGCTAATCCCCATTGAAAATCCGATCGAAGATCGTTTATTTTACGATACGCTTGTTGTAGTTCAAACAGTCTCCTTCTCCTATTATTGGATCCTTTCTTTGCATTAGAAAACCGTTTGTTTAGTTTTCTAATCTTGTTTTGATATCGTTTGAAGAATAATGGAGAATCGATTTTGCTACCATCACTTTTAGTTAGATAAGTTTTCAGCCCAAAATCCAATCCTATAGATGCACCATCATGTGTCTTTCTATAAGAGTTTGAAGGATTATGATCTGTAACTATAATCAAACTAAAACGGGAACAGGTTTCTCTAACTATTCTAATTTGTTTAACATTACCTTTGTAGACTCTACTGTATGAAAATCTAAATCGTTTCTTTCCTTTGTTAATTGTTAGACTATTACCATTTAGGGTAAACCCTCCTTGCTTAAAAACAAAGGAGTTAAAACAATCAGCTCCCTTAAACTTAGGAGGTCGTTTGGCTAACTTTTTGAAGAAACGATTGTATGCTGAGTCTAATCTCTGAAGGATTTCTTGTACTGTTTGGGAATGAAGAAGATTTCTATTAATTCTTTTAGAGAAATGTTTTTGCATCTTACCAACTGGTATGTATTTCCCAAACAGTCTATAATATCTACGTTGTAGAGCTAAAGCATGATTCCACACAAAACAACATTCACGAAACATCTTGTCAAGATACTTCGTTTTCTTTGAATGATAGATGTTGTATTTGTATGAAATCATTTTTTTATTTGTAATTTTGATTCAAAATTAATCAACCCAATTCATCCACCTACTAAAGCATGGTGGTTTTATTGGTTAAATTGTCATAAATAAGCGCCTATCTGTCCGAGATGGATCAATAGGCGCTACAAACATATTCAACTATTATTAAATCACAAAATAAAAACTACTTATTTTCAACTTATTAAATATTGTAATTTATCTATTCTTAATCTTATCTTCAGAAATCAACCACTGGAATATAATCTTCCGGTTGCTAATTACTTTCTTTATCCTCATCAGCATCCAACTTCCTCTTAACCTGTCCAGCCATGACCGTCTGAAATTAAGAGCATCAGAATTAACCGACTTATTTATATCGTTATCGTCCTTGATCCAGATAGGTGTTTCAGATCGGTCGTCGTCAACCCTATTGAAGAAGTCATTTAACTTATGTCTTCTATATACCTCAGTATCCAGGACCTCAGTATGGTCACCTACGATCTTCGGATATGATATACGTTGTGCTAAATTATTCTTTTCTTCTGGAACAAGATGAATTTCACCTGAGTTGTTTGTGTCGTTGTAGATAGTTATCGTATCTAAACCTACTTTCCTGTCAAGAGTGTAATTCACATCATCGACGTATTTCCTTGCATCAAGCTCATACTCAACAGAAGCCAGCGTAGAACCGTTATATTTCTCTTTTATCGGCACTTCTAATATAAATGGATATGTTGCTCCGTAAAATGTCTGAAAGCTCTTATTCGTCAGCAAATGGCTCCATAAGCCACCTTCTTCATCCGATGCCGGGAAGTTTATTCCTGTCTGGAAATATTGTTGCTGTTCTATATAATAGTCAGGACAGAACGAATAATAAGAAATCCATTCTTGTTTCAGACACGAATATCCGATAGTGAACGACACGTCCTTGAAATATTGTTCATCCTTTAAAGATATTTCCTTATCGTTTGACAACACCTCTGTTTCATTGTACAAGAACCTTCCACCATCATATTTGTAATATGCCGGGTTCTTAACAGGTATATAATCTTTTTTAGTGATAAGTACCCTCTTATACCTATTATCCCATCCAAGAGACAGACCAAGACCGATAAATTTATTGTCTGTATCTTCTTCTGTCATTTCTGTGCCGGTTAAGATATTAGTTATTCCGTATCTAAGGATCTTAAACGGAAGATGACGTTTAAGCCAATGCCTGATCCCTACACTAAGTTCCTTAAGATTACGTCCGTTCGGGTCGGTCATAAACACCTGTGCTCTTTTAGTATCTACCCAGAAGTGACCAAATTCTGAACTAATTATTTCAGTACTCTGGGTTCCAGAATAACCGAGGTCGGTCGTGTTGTACTCCAGAGGCCGGGACGCGAACAGACCGCCGGTGCCCATCTCAGCCTGCCCTGGGGAGGTGCGCTCCTTGATTACGTCTATGGCGTTATGGAGTGAAACCTGATCCTCGAACCTGACAAGAATCTGATCGGATTCAATACGCTTCATGTGAATAAGCTTCCCGTTGCTGGTTGGGAACTCATGATAGTCCATAGGCTTGTACGTTAGCCACGGATCTGTTTGACTGTTTTCAGATACGTCAGCCCTACTCCATATAACACCATTAGGTCGCTGGTAAGCACAATCATAAAAACGACGTTCGTATGTTGCCGGCAATACATTAGGTGTTAATGTCATTCTTGATGAATAGATAGGACTTATCTTGTAATCATTGTCCCTATGGATAGATACGTTCTTTTCTTGTGTCCACCAAACGAAATCTCCTACTTTTGGGTAGAATAATTCATGGGGCTGAGGTCCCTCTAATCTGAAATTACAATTTATTTCAGACTCTACAAGGAACTGAGGTATCCCATAGAACCATGTATAAAATCTGCCATCTACATACTTACCGGAGGTGTCACCATTCAATTCATACAAGCTCTTCCTGTTTGGGTAAAAAGCATATCTTCCTTTATTAGACGATGTCCAACTATTGAAACGTTCGTTATCCGTGGTTTCAAGCGCATCTTCCCCTGTATCATAATTAACAAAATATCTTGGATATCCTACATTTCTATAATCCATGTAAGGGAAAGGTATCATATCTCCAATACCAAAAGCACTATTATAAAAAACAGGAAATTTTCTCTTTAATGAAAATCTGGTTATCACCGTATCACCACCGAACATCAGTTTCTTTTCATTAGTGAAAAAGCCACACCCTCCTATAGAAATCCACTTTATATCTTCTATTTGACCATATTGATCCGGCCTATATCGCATAAGCCTCATATACGGAGAGCAAATGTATGAAACTGATTTGGATTGTTCGAATGTTCTTCCTGCTACAACATCGCTTCCAGCAATAACCGAATCATCTATACGGCTACTGTCGTAGTTGTAGACATAGTTCGGATATTCCAATAAATATTTCGATTTACCATCTCCTTTTTCACCTGGATCACCAAATGATAAAAATAACGAAGATTCACGATCTATATTATTAACAAATAAGAATCGTCCCTCATTATCGTTTTTACCGGTTCCCCATTTAGATGACATACTGGCATCCATCATAGGATATACACCGGACTTCATGTATTTAACAGAAGATAAACCACGAGCAAAATTTCGTTCATACTTATCCTGGTCTGTTATACCTATCATTGAATTATATAATCCTACAGAAGTATAATACCATGCATGATTACGTCTTGGCCCATTGTTTATAAACGTATTAAGCCAATCATAACGGTACTTACCGTACAATATTGGTCCCTTAGCAAGAGTTTGACTGATGGTTGACACCATTGAAGAAAACAGCATGGCCACACTTAAATTCGTTAAGAATCCTCCTCCGGTAATACCGGCCGACCCTCCTATGTATCCAGACTGCGCCCTTATCTGAAGCTCTTCTGCTATCATAGCGGCTATTGTGGCACTTGATTCAACTGCGGCAAGTGACGCAGCCATCGTGTATGCAGCAGGACCTAAGATAGTCCATTTTGGATGATCTTCGACAGGTACGAAACTGCCCACAGACATTCCTCTTTGAAACCCATCTATACATACTTCATTTGGAAGTTCGGGCTTGTTGAAATAAATATCAGGCGAACAGAATGAATACCACACGTTTCCTCCTTTGTCGAAAGGATGGGATATAAACTCGTCTCTTTTTCCAGACGTATAATTATATTGATCCTGTGATAGGTCATTATATGGGTAATTAGGATAGATATTTACATTACCATCGTCTCCTATGTATCTAAGCATATCATAAGCTAATCCTGAAGCCACAACCGACCTATTTAGCCTCCTATCTCCACGATACAGTTCATATCCTACGATCGTATCTCTTTGTTGTTGCGTAATCAAACCAGAATCTACCGCAAAATCCAAAAACACTTGTATGGTGTTCTCATCCACCATAATACCTACCGGATATATTTCAGAAGCTATGTCATATCCACGTTCATCACTGTTCATAAAAGGTATATGCTTGTTATCTGGGAACCGGTAATGACGTATAGGTTGTTGGCAAAATACGGTAGAAGTATCTACTCCTCCATAAGAATGACCCTTGAAATAAGATAATCCATTTTTGTCTGACAAAGGAGCACCATAATATTCTGTTAACTTATTCATAATATTAGAATAAGCTTCTGTTTTTTTTGGATCATCATAAGATCTGCCTGTGTCTATTTTCATCCTACTACTATCATAAAGTTCAAAATTAGCAGGATATTTCTCAGATGATTCCCAATATGCAAAATCACCGTATTTATAAGGACGAGGCTTGCAATTGATGGGCCTATCTCCACATGTCTGACATTTTGATGCAAATAAGACAGTTGATCTAAGTGTTATAGAATCCACAGACAAATCAATCTTATTTACCTCCTTTTCTCTTATACCAAAAATATACGGATATATAGTTTTACCTGTAGCAAAAGAAACACCTAAGATAGCACGAGACGGCTTCTTTCCTGGTTCTTCCTCTTCATCTGGAGTATCCTCATTCTTATATTTACAGAATTGTATTTGCCTGAATGTCATTATCCAAGGAACAGCTACAACCGGCGATTCTATTGTTACATAAAAATAATCTTGTTTTATCGTTTCTTTAAAGAATTTATCATCTATAGTTCCCCATGCGGGTCTTGCTATATTGATAATAACCGAATGTCCTGAAGCATGTTCCGGCCTATCAAAATCTACTGGTATTATGCCAAGTGGATTCCATGTCTCTATATCCTTCCAAAAAGAAACACGAACGTAATTGGTAGACACAGCATCCATTATACCATCTATCTTCCCAAGGGCTTCAAGATAAAGGACCTTATTTTCTTCCTTATATCCTTCTATATCCCATTCCTCCGGCCTATTGATTCTAATAAACCTGGCATTGGTCATTACATTCCTCACGAACTTGCGTACTACAAATTCAGAAGCAAATCCTATATTAAGTTTATCTCCAGTAGGATTTTCAAATGTTGCATTATTTACATACCCCTCAAATTCCCAGTCCGTTTCAGGTATGCCGGTGTCCGCATTTTTGTATATCATATCCTGGAGCTTCTTGGAAGCATCAGGCCAGAACTGTTCAATGCAATATTTCGGTCCGTTCTTTGATCGGTATTGATCATTTATTACCGTACTCGTTGACCTACCAGCCCTCCAATTGCCTTTTCCATTTATCTTTTCACTCCACCCATCTATATGTAAAATATATCCTCCAAGGATGTAATTATTGTTTTGAAAGTTATTATAATCAGACCTTGAAACAGTAGGATCCGAACAATAATTTTCAATATAACAACCACATGTACAAGGCATAGTGTCAAGAACGTATATAGCATCAGATACGGTCTTTAATATACTTCCTGGCTGTAAATACGGATAAAATTCGGAACAAAGGTGCTGTCTTCCATCACCGGATTTATCACCTGCGTTGTCACCAAAAAATGCTTCATCCATCCATTCAGACAAAGAATCCATTGTATCGTAATTGAATAGAACAGAATACTTATTCTGGTTCTCACCTCCGGTTGTATATAAATAGTCGGTAGACACGTGCTCCATGTCTTCTAATTCTTTATATATATAATCCTCTACAATACCAGTTATTAAAGGAACTGGAGCTGACAATATAGATTCTTGACGATGAGGGACTTCGCAGTCTCCTTCCATTTCTGGTAACCTAATATGATCAATTGGCTCCATATAATCCTGTGTTCCGTCTTCTCTGTATTTGGTAGCTATATCACATATCTGTCTTTCATTGTTTCCATTCTCCTTATTATTACAAGCTACAAGACCTATATTTTCAGACAAATAATTTATAGGGGTTCCTACAATATCATCATAATCGATAATAAATCTTGATTTACCTTTAAAAGTGGCAAAATTGCTTTCCACTATAACAGTTTGACCTACGGTAGCCGGGTTGTTACACTCTTTCTGTTCTTCATCTATAACAACCGCATCGTCGTCAATCAATACTCCATCTCCTGCTGTATTGCTATACTGCCATACATATTTCCTATCAACACCCGAGCAATCCGGAGCATATGCGTTTATAGACTGGTATGGGATACTGTCTTTGTTCATTTCCTCTCTCGCCTTATCATAAGGTGGGGGAACAAGAACGAATGCTGGAGTTTTATATCCGGTGGATGTCTTAAATGATATAGAAAAAGGATATACTTCATTCCTCATGTATCCCACATACAACGAACAGGCATTACCATCCTTATACAGATCCTCGTGGGCTACCGATGCCTGCCATTTTAGAAAATGCCCCATAAGAGAAACTACAGGCTGTAAATTCCATTCTTTTTCCGCCGTAAGACCATATTGAAGAAGACGGTTTCCGACTGACACTATTCCTCTTGATGTATTATATATGGCTCTTTTTAAAGAAATATGTTCAAATGTTGTCCTCTTATTATTAAGATCAGAATAATAGTATATGGTCTTCTCTGTAATAGGATGAATACCTTCTATAAAATAATCCACTACAGGTTGTGTTTCGCCATTGTATCCTACAGTATTCTGAATAACAGCCACCTTGTAATGGCTGACTTGCCTATCCAGATTAGACACCTTAAGTCTTATACCAAGATTAGTTCTTTCTCCCCATTTACCATCATTTATCCTAATATATTGCTCATCAAATACATGAACAGGGTTAGTCAATGAAGTATAGTTAGTTTTCTCGTTACCAAATTCATCGCACAAGGCCACAGCAAACTGATACACGCCCGCACGCAGGCTGCCCCCGTACTCTATCTGTACCGGCTCTACGCATGGCTGGTCCAGTAGCGGAAACACCCTAAGTTTCTCACATGCCAGAAAACAACCATTCTCCTGCATGAATTTGTCTCTATCGTATTCTTTATCGCATATCTTATACCCATGATAATGATACCATATATCACCTTCATCATCAGGAGTCAGAGCCTTGTCTACAATAACATACCTGGGAGGATTATAATCGTCAGTCCAGTAAATACACTTACCACATTTCTCTGTCTTTATCTCTATGGTTTTTATAGGATGATAGATAGAGAAATTGAGGCACGGATCTTGCTCGTTGTCTTCCAGCAAGGTCTTCATGCCAGAACACAACGACTCCGATCCTTCTACCATAGATTCTATATCAGAATCAGATAAGATACTTGTATCGGATTCAGGCTTGAAATAAGTTATTTTAGATACGCCTGTTTCAGGATTTGTTATAAAAAAATAGATATTGCCTGAAGTAAGATCATTCTTGTAACCAATAACTTTAAATCCATCGAAATCAATGCATTTAAGATTACTGTGCTCATTAGATCTCATCCCAACATTACCGTCCTCGGATTCGATGTTGGCATTCAAGGCAAACGTATAATGCTGATCCGTAAGACTCGACGGATGCAGATCTCGGTTCATACCTGTTTGAGGAACCGCTATGTTTCTGTTATCTTCTGCTGCCATTTTATAACTGTTTGTCACAAAGATAGCAAAAGAGATTTAATCATGGATTTCTAAAGTAGGTGAAGAAAAGAAATACATTTTCAATCTCCTACTTTATCGACCACACCTACATAAAAATCGGGGATAGGATTATCATTGAAATTTCTTATTTGAATATCAATATAATTATAGAAATAATCATCAACTGGATCCATTATCGTCACATTACTTTCTAAAACCCCGTCTTTGTATGAATACAGTTCCTCATGTTCGGAATCAATGTAAAAAATATATCTTGGTAAATCCTGGGTATTAACTGTTAGATGATTATTAAACAAACTGCATTTAGAATGATCAGCAGACAGAAGTAACAATAGAAATGTATATGCAGATTTATCTCTTATTATAATATCACAGTTAGATGATACATTAGACAAAACCTTGGATAAATCAAATTCTCCAAAACTTATCTTGAATTTCTTTCTTCTTATTGGAATTATATATACTGGACTATTAACTACAATATTATTCCATTGAAATTGACTCCCTTCCATTACAGGGGAGAAACAATTACCCATCACCATATTAACATTTTCAAATCTTCGTCTCATAACATCTACTTACGATTTATATTTTTTACCCCTAATTAACACAGTGCCATCACCGCCGGCTCCAGAATAAACCATAGAGTATCTGACGCCGCCGCCTCCGCCGCCATAACCTCCGCCGCCTTTACCAGATCCGTTTGTTGATCCTCCTGTGCCAGATCCTTCACTGTAATCAGATATTCCGCCTTGAAATACCACTCCGGTGTTAGTTTCTCCACTTCCACCACCGGCATTTCTTTTACCGCCGGATTCTCCAAAATCTCTGGTGGTATGACCTTGACCTTTGATTACTCCATACTCTTCTCCATTAGTGTCTCCACCATCCGAAGCACCATCTTGTGTATATGATGAACTGCCGGCACTACCACCATCTCCTCCCTTCCATTTATTAGCTCCCTTTCCTCCATTTGCTCTATAAGACGAGTTCATAAATTGAGAGTAACCCCCATCTTTACCAGGGGAATTTTGTTCAGCTTGATAAACTTTTGCTCCTCCTTTTCCTACTGTTATAGAAATAGATTGACCTGGTTTTACAGCAATAGCTTCTCCGTCTTTCCAGCCTTTGCTATCAGATTTGAAGGTCTTGGTATAACCACCTCCACCTCCGGCAGAGCTACCGCTACCTCCGCCTCCAACTAAAAAAAACGTCTACGAGAAAACATCCATCAGGAACTACCCATGTGTAATTACCGGCCGGATAAAACCTTATAAGAAAGTCTTCAAGTTCCCTGTCTTTATATTCGAACCTTCTCCTCATAATTTACACAAATATATAAAAAGAATCATTGTGATATATACTACTCTCTGTTGCAGAAGTAATACAATCAACATCTTCATCTGCATTATTAATAAGATCTCTCATTCCATCGTATCTATTAGAAAACATAAAAACGTACCTCTGGTCATTTATCCAAAACTTGTATATAATACCCTGTTGTTCACTTGTAGGATACGGGTCAAATGTAATCCGTATTGACATTGGTTCATAACCGGTAGAGGTGCTTGAAAACGAAAAAGAAACTGGACTCTGGGTATGAATATTAAAAGCCGTACCTTCTCTAAGTTGATTCAGTACACTATTTATCTTATCCTGGCTAATTGTATCGGATTTGACTTTATTCATTAAATTAAATAATCTGATTTTATCTCCAGGTTCTATTTCTGTTTTTACACAATGATAAATAGCTCCATTACCAGATCTTTGTTCTTCAAAATATCTTCTCCTACTCACGATAATACTCCTTTCTGTAATATTTCAAAAAACTAAACCCTTCAGACTCTCTTCTAAATACACTATGTTTATTCCAGTCATTTTCGAGATCGAAAGCCTCTCTTTCAAATACGATATTGTGATATGCTTTCTTGTGATTCCAGTACATACACAATCTGATTAGGTACTCAATTAGATACCATGCATAGTACAAAAATACAGGAATCAAAGACAGCCACAACATCCACCATCCTGCATGGCCGTTAAGACCAGATACTAATGCTATGATTGAGATGATTATAAAGCCTGTAGCAAACAACGCCTGATATTGATTACAATGCGTCCCTTCATGATATTCTGCCTTTAATGATATGGCATCACGTTCGGTAAATACGGCTCCAAACAGCATAATTGTTTTATAGCCGTCAATGAACGTAAACAACTTAGCTATCTTAGAATTGTAATAGATTTTCATTTTCCGAATTTAATTTTGTACCAGTTACACAATATCAAAAACTCAATAGGTGAATTAACACCATCCCATTCCCATTTATCTAAATAGGCCCTGAGTTTATCTCCTTCAACGCATTCGGCTTCTTGCAAGAAGACAAGATGAGGCATAAATAACTCCGATCCTTCCAAAGACTTATTAAAGAACTTAACCAGCCTCTTATTAAATCCAGGACCGTACCATGATTTTTCATTTGTGGATCCAAGACAATAGTAAGAATTATTTTTGACTTTAATGCCAAACCATTTACATACATATGGATGATATACCCTATCTGCTAAAAATATAAATGGTTTATACCATAGGCAATGCCAGAATGTACTGCACTCGCCTCCGAACTTCTTAAACGCCCATCTGAACCCTCCAGAGAAGTACCAATTGTTAGCCCCTCTCTTAACCTTAACTTTGTATTTAAGATTCTTGTTACGATTACTAACCCTATCCCACGGCTTAACCTTATCAGTGTCCATATCAGGAAGAAATGTCCAATGATGAAGCAAGGCGCTGTAATAAGGATTGTATATCTTGTGTCTGTTTCTAATAACGTACTCAAAAATATCGTACCCTGCTTGCCTAGCTTCTTCAAATCCTTTTTCTGATAAGAAAGCTAATATAGGAGCCAGATTCCAGATCTGATCTTGTGAAGTGAATGGGGAGAAGCATGGATCTTCGTCTTTTAACTCTATACCATTAGTGTACCCGGAACTTATCTTGGAAAGACCGAATTTGCTTGCATCTTCACTATGGATATCGTCTCTTAAGAAAAATCCTTTTTCGAATTTGAAATAAATACCTTTATTGCTATTAAAAAATAGATCATAAGTAGTATCGGCAAGACGAGTAAGCACCAGTATGGCATTACGAACATCATCTTTTGTCTTGTAACCAAGAATCATTTCCGTATATACAAGCTGAAGATACTGGGCCAGGTTAATGGTTCCGTCGCCGACCCAGCCTACCCCGTTCTTCACCGACGACAGTGGGATGCACGAGGCCTGCTCTGTGTAGCTGGAATCATAAACGAAATCCCGGTAAAACACCTCCTTGATCTTATTGTATTTATTCCAAAGGCTTTCCATATCTTAACCTATAACAATAACACAATCACGCTTTTCCTTATTATAAACCATCGTACCCATCTTAGTGTACAGACCTTTTATATTTTGGTAATTGGTTTCACCATGAGCCGAAACGTTGGTAGTAATGCTGTCGGAGTAAACTTCTTCGCCTCCTTCGTTAATGAAGTTAAATCCTTGTTTAACCATCTCTCCTCCAAGGTAGGCTGTAAAAGACACAACGACATTTCCTCGCCCTCTATTCCCATACCAATTACCATAGATATCGGCATTGATATTAGGTTCCGACTCGTCCATGCCCGGCGCTGATAGCAAGGTCTTCATCTTAATAAGTGCCCCTTCGAGTCCTGACTGCATGTTATCACCACCATAAATAAGGTAATCACCTACCTGTTGTTGGGTAGTAGCCCACTGCTTACTCCATCCAACGTACTTATTATCTACATCCGAGATGCCTGTATTGGTGAAACCGGTTGCAGTATCAAAATCGGAGCCGTCTTCTGATTCCCATCCGTATCTAAGAACAAGATAATCGAACTCAGGAATTACAACGACCTGCTCGCCGGCAGCTTGTGTGATTGTAACACTCTTACTCTCTCCACCAGCCGTTACCTTAGCTACGCCTCTACGATCTTCAGCTACCGGATTAGGGCCGGCTGTGAAAATGATGTTTGCCGGTCCTACGCCTCTCATTTTGTCGGCGGTTACTATTTCGCTTGCTTGAACTTCCAACATATTATTTAATCTTTAAAATTTCAAATACATATATCCAACTCAACAAAAATACTACCGGGCAGTACATTGTTTCTACCAAACTTGCATCTCCTTTAAATTGCCTGATTGACCAAACAATCATAGATGCAATAACGCCAGACAAGTATATAAATAAAACTACCTCAATCATACCATTTTAAGTATATCGTCAATAACTGGATACGCCTTAGTATATATCTCAAACTCAGCACGGCGCCGCCTAAGAGGTTCGTACATGCCTTTTAATGTCATACCCATCATCTTAAGTTCGGTCTTAGCATTTTTCAGCTTAACCAAATCTTGCTGTGCATACAACTTGAACAAATCGGCAGCCCCTTGTGCTTCTCCATTATACATCAGTTCCTCAAAGAATCTCATCTTTACAAAATTATCTACATAATCCAATACCAGACCTTGAGGCGTATCTGGTATAATTATATTAGATTCTCCGTCAAAGGGAAGAGACCGGTACTGCATGTAAATAGGTCCATCGAAATTAGCATACAGGAATCCGTTTACGATATTTATCTCATACGGACTATCCTTTATTGCTTTATTCCGGCATCTACTCAAACAAGAATCACGAAGCATAGGCTTGGCAAGACCTAACATTACTGGCCGGTCATAATAGCAACGAACTTCATGATCGCGATCGTGGGTGTTGATATAAAATTTTTCAACTATCACCTTCTCGCATTCTTCTTTACAACATTCATCGCAAGAACACCACCTATAACTTCTTTCGGTGCGTTCTTTCCAGGCTATTGTATTTTGAAGTTCTGGTATCACCTTGTCACCTTCCGGCACCTCATACCCTTTAAAATCACATTTAAAAGCCAAAATAAGATCAAAGTAATCACCAGGCATACGAGCCTGCCCTCGCTTGACATCCACTACCGCTTCCTTACGCATAGTAATATCGCCTCCAAACTTCTTCAGGGCAATTTCTACCCATTTGTAGATGGACACCTCATCTATCAGATCACGCTTGTCAAATGATCTTAAAGACGATTTTAACTCTATGATATAATCTTCGACTGTCATAACAAAAAATATGGAGGACAGGAAACGAACCTGACCTCCACAAAGATATAAATAATCTGTCTAATGCCCTATTTTGTATTTTCAAAAGTTAGGATCTTCAAACTTACCATACTTCAAGAAAAGGCTCCTACACTTTTCCTTTATCCCTTTAAGTGTAGCCTCATATCCGGCACCAGTCATGTAGATGGTTTGCTGATTAACTCTTTCCCCGGAATATTTGTCAACAAAATATGATCTGTAAACACCAAACTTATTTTTGACAATATCACTGTATAGCTCCCATCTACCCTGCCCATTTCTGAACATAAACTTGACTTCCTCAAGAAACAAACGAAGATTCTTTTCTGCGATGATGATTCCATTCTGCTCAAGCTTCTTCGCCACATCTCTGATTAGCCACATGTTTTCATGATCCACCTTCTTAAATGACTCAGAAAACTCTATATCCCCCTTCTTTTCTTCTAACGTATTTACAGCTATTTCTTTTTCCATTCTTTCTTGCTCCGCCCTTTTATGTTCAGCCAAAGCAATAGCTTCCGCTTGCTGAGCTCTACGATACTGCTTAGCCCATTCTTCGGCTGCTTCTGCCGGATCAGTAAAATTTGGAATAGAAACCAAGTTTGATGTTAAAAATTCTTTTATCTTCGAGTTACACCATAATCTAAAATCAGTATCCAACCATCTCGCAAAATCTATGGCGAGATCTTCAAACATCCATGTACCTCCTCCATTTTCAGGACTTCCAAGCATAGTTGTAACTATCTGATTCTCAGAAAGGTGGGAAAATCCCACCATTGACTTAATTAATTGATTTACAGACGGCAACCTTAGATACTCGGCAGGTTTCTTATTGAATGCTTTTGCCATCTGTGTGGCATTTAATAATATACCATAAGAAGTTTTTATAAAAGAAACATTATGGCCATTATAGCTAAAAATTTTAGATAATTTTACAGATAAATCCATTTCGTTGGATTCTGACGTCAAAATAATGTTACTATCCTTCGCATTGTTTTGAAAATTGTTTACCTTTGCCTCCATAGAGCTTTATTTGTATAAAGATATTTTGTTAGCATTATATCCGTCCGCTTGCGAAAGTAGACGGATATGCAAAAATAGTGATTATCCTATATCTACAAAGGGTGATCGCTATTTTTTTTCTACGACCTTCTATGTCCCAATTCTTTATCTTCGAAAACTCTCTTAATCTGGAAGTCTTTAAACACCCTTCTTTTAGCAAGTATTTCATTGTACATAAATCGATATCTTCGTCCTTTATTCATTTTAACCCTTAACTTCTTTTTCAAGCTATCTTGTATTACAAAATGGTAATATCTTTTAGAGTCTGCGAAATCCATAGCCAGGTGGTTGTAGAGGTAGCCGTTGGTGCCGAGCCTGCTCACGATGTCCAGGTCCCGCCTGACTGCAAAGCGCTGCCCCGGTATAAGAACATGGCATAAGTATCCTACGTTATCTACGTAAACACCGGCATCAGCTTCTATGTAATGTTCTGATACGGTTTTCCATATAATAGACAACAGCCTTAAAACCTCTCCTCTGTCTCTTATCATGCCTTTCTTAAAACCATTCTTTCTTTTCATAAGACGATGGTAGTAGGCTGCAAAATACGGTGATTGTATTGATGTACGTTTCATTTGTTCAAACAATAATATATATAAAATTAGAGGTGGAAATATCTCCACCTCTAAGCTACTGAACAATTTGACTTTTCTGATTGGAATCAAGATTCGGATTTTCATCGACAGGAATCTGTAACCTGAATGCTACTTCCTTTATCGTCTCTGCCACTACATATTCGATCAATTTAATAGGGCAGATAAATTCGTATTCCCATTCAGACTCACACCCTTTAGGTGTAGGATCGCAGGCCATTAACTCCAGCGCCTTCTTTCTTCTTGTTGTAAAGAACTCTACGTTAATAAGCTCTATATGGAAATCCGGTATATAAATATAGTCGTTTTCTACATAATAAAAAGGACGACGTTCTTTAACGTATTTAGCATACGGTCTTTTTTGTTCATTACGATACGACTTTATTTCAGCAAACTTAAAAAATATGGTGTTATCTACGTTAGTCACCTTGGTAATAGCCGGTCTAAGGGCAGAATAAAGAAGTCCTGGAAGTTTATGCTTTGACCGCATAAGCGTATTACATAACGCAAATTCGGCATCGCAGCAAACTATTTTATCAACTTCAATCATCTCCAGGCAAGTAACGTAAGTTAGGAGCCGGTGGTCGCCAAGTAACGTTCCGTCATCCCACCTCTGTGCTGTATAAGATTCGGCTTTAGTTCTACCGATATTCAATATCCATCTCCGACTAACATGCGAATCTTTGTCAAGGGCATGAATACCGTTTACGACTCTTGATACAAATTCACCATTAGTGATCATGCTCCCCTCCTTTCTTTTGCTCTTGATTCTCTTGATTTAGCATTCAAGATCCTCATATAAATATCTCTTTCACTCATACCGGATATGGTTTTTATAGCCTCATCCAACATGACTTTCGTATATAAAGGTTTAGGGAATCCCTTTATCTTAACCGGATCAGGAACTAACTTAGCCTTACGATATTCATAAAATCTTTTAGAAGTTACATTAAGATAAGAAACAGCCTCTTCTCCGGTATAGTACTTAGCCGGATTAGCAAGCTGCGTCCATGTCTCAAGATCGTTGGCTGTAAGATGATCGCATTCCCCGCTTAAAAACATCTCCTTTATCTTATCGCATACCGCCGCACCGCTTTTACGCAGCGTCTCTGTCAGAATTTCTTTCATTTTCAAAACATCCTGTTTTAAACCTTAAAACAATAGAGGCAATGATTATCAAAAGAGTAACAGCCATAACAGACCACACTACGATATTGTGTTCAATAGGCATCTCAATATTAACCGTAACCCATTCTACACAGATATTAAAAATCATACTATAGATCAATAACCTATGCCATATATAAAACCTGAACATTCTTGAAAAAGCCAAGAGAAATAGGTCCCATGATAGAGAATGACCTAATATCGGATACAGCCAATTAGTGATACTAAAAGGATAAAACTCATCAAAAATGCTGGCTAACATAATAACCTGCATCAACACAGGATAATACTTCACAAACGTCACACAGACATTCCTCTGTCCTTTGCTAATAAACTTGTTGCTCATAATATGTTGTTGTTATGTTATTAAAATGGGGAAGGCGATCAGCACCTTCCCCTGGTTTTCAATCACTTTTTAGTGCTCGTCTTCTTTCTTTTCATCTTACCGCCAACACTACCGCCTTGACGCATTTTGGGTTTGTCCTTTTTATCAACTTCCCCACCCTGACGAGCTTTCTTTTTACAAGCCATGATACTAAAAATTTAAAATTGAATGATGTGCAATATTAATCATTTTTATTCTAATAGACAATACTTAAAACACAATATTATAATCTAAAATATTCAAGGGGAGAGAACTAAATTCCCTCCCCTTGCTAATTATGCTGGATTAAGATCCATTTGAGAATAAGCGTATTTCAAAGTACCATTTTCATCACCACACTCAGCTCCATCTACGATAAAGTTGTAAGAAGCAGGAGATTCATTATATACATTGAAAACACCACCTTTCTTGGAGATATTTTGTTTTTCATACTGCCTAACAGTAGCGGTCTTATACACTTTGCCTTCGTAAGACACGTTTATAGTTCGTATATACCATGTAGTATATCCTTTCTCATCTCCAGAATGAACATATCCGGCTAATATTCCTCCATTAACGGCCCCGAAATACGAACAAGAGCTTCCGGATTGTCTTCTCTGGGTTGTTGTTCCGATGCTTATAGTAGCTCCAGATATCTCACGATAATTAGCATCCACCACCTTAATATCACAGGTGTAGATTCGGATATTTCCATTTTCATCACCAGTCCATTCGAATCCGGCAATACACTTACCGGCGCCAGGGTTATAAGAAACATTATCCTTCCTATATGTAGCCCAAGAGCCGTTTTTCAATGTAATATGCGCCGGAACAGGCTTAGCCTCTGCCTTGCCTTCTTGGTTGACTGTTATGTTAACAGTCTTCCCAGACTCATTTTGCTTCAATGTCACAGTGTCACTTCTGGAAGATGAAGAGCTGTTTGCGGATGAGATTATTACAAATGAATAATCATAGCCTGACAAAACAGGACAATTTACTCCTGACGGTTTTTCTGTAACTTCTGTAACCCAACCTGGCTTAGATGATACAGTGTATCCTATCTTACTTCCATTCTTTTTACTTTTTAATTGAATACATAAATATGAGTTATTTGCACCTCCATTTGCATCGGCATTCCAAGTGCTTTGGTTGGTACTAAATTCGTAAGTAACTGCAACATCTTGTGTGATGCTAAGAGTAACAGTCTTTCTAGATTCATTTTGAACAAAAACAATGTCACCAGATCTGGAAGAAGATGTTGTATTGGCAGATAATGTCACCACAGCCTTCATGCTTTCAGATGTCTGGTCTCTGTAATCAACAGAACACCAATAAGGTTTCGATTTAACAGAATATCCTATATATGAATCATTCTTAGTACTTATGATAACTTCTTCAATATCCTGAGATTCTCCAGTTACAGACCTTGACTTGCTCGTTCTTCCATCATGGAACTGAAATTCATATGGTGCATATCCGCAACTTCCAATAACATACTCTTCTTTAGTATCAGAATTTCCGCAATCATTGTAACGAATAAACTTAGTTTTGGTTCCATTACATCCATTTTCTTGCCAAGAACCGTAAGATCCGCAATTACAGCAATTTCTACAACTTACAGAATATTGACGATCTATGCTACCAGAGCAACTATCACGATAAGCATTGTACTGAGTATGACCTACGCAGTCTCCTGTTCCATAGTAAGACCAGTCAGTACAAGACTCTCCACCTCCATTAACCCATCTTGTGTCGTTATAAGAAGAAGAGCATGGATTGGTGTCACGTTGTTGCTTCTGAGACGTACACCCGTCACAACGGGTGCTTCCGGTATCCGACCAAGAAGGTGTTGTGCTATCAGGCAAGCAATCAGCATTCTTATTAGCTACTGCCTGACCTTGGGAATTTACAGCATCTTGAGCCTTCTTATTAGCATCAGCTTGACTGATATTGGACGTAAATGGACCACCCACTTCATCTTGGGTTACGGTAACAGAAGAACCATGCTGGCAGCTTCCACAATTGTTTCTGGTGAAAACCTTACTTGCCTTACCGGTCCAAGTACAAGTGCCCTGTGCGTCAGCAAGAGCCTGACCTTGGGCCTCAACGGCAGCCTGAGCCTTACTATTTGCGTCTTCTTGACTTACGGTAGACGTAAAAGGACCGCCGGTTACATCATCTTGGTCTATAGTAACCTCAGATCCGACACCTCCATCAGCACACTGTTTTGTAAATTGCTTGCTATATGTTCCGGTCCAGGTACATACCTTATCTCCACCTTCTACCCAGCGTTCATCTGCTCCACCATAACATTCGTTGGTATTGACTTGCTTCTTATAAGATTTACCTCCTTCACATTTGGTTTCAAGCGGTTCAGAATCTACCCATACAGGATCGGTGTTGTCCATTTCGCATGTCCCGTTCTTGTTAGCGTAAGCCTGACCTTGGGCTTCTACAGCTTCCTGAGCCAACCTATCTGCCTCTTCCTGGCTTTCATTAGAATAGAACGGTCCACCCACCATGTCTTGTGTTACGCTCATCGGAACGCCATGCTGACATGATCCGCAATTGTCTTTTGTAAACTGCTTGCTATATACGCCTACGAACCTACATTTACCTTTTTGGTTAGCAATAGCCTGCCCTTGAGCTTTAACGGCTTCCTTAGCCTTATTATCAGCATCCTCTTGACTTACGAAAGAAGTAAAAGGATTGCCTTCAACATCAGCTTCACTTACCTCTACTTCTGTTCCTGAATCCGGTATTTCACAGTCGTTCTTTTGGAACGTTTCTGAGTAATGACCGGTCCAGCTACAAACTTTGTTCCCACCATCTACCCAACGTTCTTGATTGTGGGTTTCAGAACATTCGTTGGTATCATGTTGCTTTTTCTGAGACTTACCTTCATTACATCTAAGTTCTTCCGGAACAACGCCTTCCCATACAGGATCGGTGCTAAGTGGCGTACAGTTGCCGTTTTTATTAACATAGGCCTGGCCTCCTTTTTCTACGATCCTACGAGCTTCTGCGTCTGCCGCATCCTGGCTTTCTGTAGACGTAACAGGACTACCATTAACCATTTCGGCCGTAACCTCCATTTCTACACCCTTATGGCAAGCTTTACATTCAGGAACGAATCTCTTGCTGTAATGACCAGTATAGACCGTCATATTCTCACAATTACCCTTACTGTTAGCAATAGCCTGTCCTTGTTCTTTGACAGCAGCTTTAGCCTTGTTATTAGCATCATCTTGACTCACGGTGGATGTAAATGGGGCGCCCACTACATCTTGTTCGGTTACGGTAATCTTAGACCCTACCTGACCTTCATTACAATCGTTTTTGGTAAATTCCTCACTGTATTTACCAGTCCACGTACAATGGCCGTCCCGGTTGGCTATGGCCTGGCCCTGCTGCTCGACGGCAGCCTGAGCGAGCGCGTTAGCCGCCTCCTGGCTTTCGTATGAAGTAAAAGGACCACCGATTACATCATCTTGGTCCACTGTTACCTGCGAACCTACGCCTTCTCCGTCGCAATTGTCTTTTGTGAATACCTTGCTATATACACCAACAAATTGGTTTTTATCTATGCAAGTGCCTTTCTTATTTGCAAGATCCTGTTTCTGTTCTTCCATAGCAGCCTGAGCGAGCGCGTTAGCCGCCTCCTGGCTTTCCCTTGATACAAAAGCATCCGGGTATCCAGCAAGATCCTTTTCAGTTAAATCGACAAAGCTTCCGGTCTGAGATTCAGCATCGCAATCATTTTTCTGAACACGAGCCGAAGCCTTTCCGACGAAATAATTTGGATCAGTAACGCATTCTCCATTCAGGTTTGCCTGATCCTGACCATTTTTCTCTATATCATCAAGAGCTTTCTGATCAGCATCTTCTTGACTTACGTCTGATGTGTATTTACCGGCTTCTACCGTGTAAGTGTAAGGTGCTCCGATAAACCCATCTTCGCAGTCATTCTTATAAAATACTTTCGACTTCTCTACGTTATACCATAAATTGGTTTCACAGGTGCCATGCTCATTAGCATACCCTGGACCTTCAGCTTCCAAGGCTTCCAAAGCCTTCTGATTAGCATCTTCCTTAGAAACAGAAGAAGAGAAACGGCCGGCTTCTACAACGTACTCTACCATAGATCCAACTTCAGTTACCTCACAATCTGTCTTTTGGAACATTTTGGATTTCCTGTCGTTGTACCATTTTATGGTATTGCAAGTGCCATGAGAATTAGCATAGTCTTGACCTTTGGCATTCAACTCGGCTTCAGCCCTACGGTCAGCATCCTCTTGGCTTATGGAAGAAGAGAACTGCCCGGCTTCGATCGTCATCGTAACCAAACTTCCTTCTTCGGTATCAGGATCGCAGTCGTTCTTTCTAAACGACTTTGATTTCTTGACATTGTACCATAATATGGTTATACAACGACCATGCTCATTAACCCAGTTCTGACCATTTTGCTCAATGTCTCTCATAGCCTTGTCATCAGCATCAGACTGAGATATGATAGACGTGTATTTTCCGGCCTCAACAACGTACTCAAGCTCTTCCCCTTTCTCTGTCTCAGGATTACATCCTTCTTTTGTGAAAAGAGCCGACTGCCTTTTATTTCTATAAACTACCTGTTCTTTTTTTTTATGAACTACCGTACATTCTTCAGATACGCTACCATCCCTGGAAGACACCCTTATCTTGACACTTCTGTTGGCACCAGTATCATTTTCATCAAAGTAAATATTAACCTTACTGTTAAGACTGCCTTCTTTCTTATCTATGTTCGCCCAACAATTACCTACTTTCATTCGCTAATCCTCCATCTTAAATTTTCGGGAGTTGTACTTACGTTGATTACCTCCGGTGATCCATCTGAATCAAGATCAACAACATCCTTGTCCAGGTAGATTTCCTCCTTATCCACAGACTCGCATTCAACTATTTCAATAACATAATCTTTTATATTACTTTCTATACTTAACTGCGTGCTTGTTTCATCACCCTCAATTTGTTCAAATTCCTTATCCAATTTAATGTAAGGAACGACCTTTCCAGGCTGATAAATAGGAATCAGTACACCATTTATAGTTATGTTCTCATTAACTTCATTCCCATCCTCATTGCCAGGCATGGAAACAATCATCGAAACCTGGAACGTGTCTTCAAGACCCGGATCACCAGGGAAACCATAATCAAGCCTAATATCATTGACGTCAATATTAAGACCGGAAGCGGTGGTAAATGCTTTTATGACACCCTTTATATCTTTCTCACCCGTAATAAGGGCATTGATAGAAGCGGAGTTGGTAGTAATAAGGACCTGCTTATCTCCACCAGATATAGGGAACTCCAGCCTGCTAACCGAGACTTCTGTGATTTTAATGCCTTTTTGCCTGAAAGTAATAGCTTTCATACTTTCAGTATCGGATTTTTTCACAATTCGGATAGTGATCCTATCTTCCCTTCCTTTCCAAGATGGAGCATCGAAATTCATTTTATCACGACCGACACCTTCCTTCTTGTCCGAGGTAAGCCAAGAACCATCATCCATCTTATATATTTTCTCTCTCGACATAATTATCCTCCCTAATTTAAAGTGTCAACTCCCATTCAACTCCATCATCGACAACCACCTGAACCGTAGCCGTACCTCCTGTAGCCTCAAATGTTATGTCAGTAGGAATAACGTCGAATATCTCTTGTACACCTACACATCCTAAGCCGCAGATAATGTCCTTAAACCATTCCTCTTTAGCATATTTTTTAAGAACCTCTTTAAAGAACTCACGAAGCCAATCCGAATCAATGGATTCCTTAAGTATGGTTTCTATTATTTCCTTAAGCCAAGATTCGTGCATTTCCTCTTTCAGAATCTCTTTAATAAGCTCGATAATGGTTTCTTTATCTAACTTATCAGAAGGCACAGAGCCATCAACAAGATTACCCCCACATATAAATCCTTTGCATTTTTCTGCCATTTCTCATCCTCCTAAATTAACAATGGAACCCATAAGAACTATTTGCCTCTTCTCGGTACACGACCCTCACTTCAGCAAATTCATCTTGTTGACACATATCCCGGCAGAACCTAACAGTACGGCCCTGGACTTTATACATATCAGAAGGTACGACACCTCCGCAATAAGATACAAGCAAAATCTCTGCCGGATCCTTCTTTAGAACCACATGAGAAGTACCGTCAAATACTTCTGTATTGACAGATCCACTTACGTTAATAGCCCTTGAAACGTATTTAGCTAAATTAGCCAAAGCTCTGTCTAAAGGCATACCATGATACAAACCAGCTTCTTCTATAGTTTCTCCATCATAGAATATGTTAGAAGAAGGAATATTGCAATGATGTGGGCGTTCGCACCCACCATGACTGCCAAAACAACCGTTACCTGTTATTGCCATTGTTACTTAAAATATTTATTTTTTGTTTTAAAAATTCTATTTCCCTATCCTGATATTCCATACGGCATATCATTGCATTGATTAAAGCCGTAAGATCAGATCTCTGAGCCAGACTGAAGTAGCCAGCGTTGATGTCGTCCGCGCAGTACACGCAGTTCGTGCAGGTGTATCCGTCCGGGCATGGCACCGGCGTCTCGTCCACATGTGGAACATATACGTGTTTACCACTTAAGTCCTTACCAATTTGTGCACTCTTTTCCATTTTGTAACTGTTTTTCAAGTTTTTCAACCCTTTGTTTTAAAAGCGTATTTTCTTCAACCATCCTATCCAAAAACTTATCTATGTTTTCAAAAACCAGCTCTATATTATGCATAACCTCATTATAAGGCATACCTGGAGTTAATTTGGATATGAATGTCTTGCATCCTGTATAATGAATGCAATGATCGCTTAAATGACCATACGGGCAATCGCATTCTTTTGGAAGAATTTCGCAATTGTCCGTACAGTCATTACACGGATCAGACCCGATACAGATATTAGATCTCAGAATATCAGGTCTGTCATCTTTACAAGTATTACAATTCATGACTTTCTTTTTTTTGGTGCAAGATAACAATTTTCATTCACACCATCACAATAAGAAGTCAATCAATGTATTCCAAGCGGTTAGTGCTGCCTTTAAAAACGTATCCGCATCTGTTTTCTATCTCTACATCGGTAATAGGGAGAATAGCATCTTTGCCATAAGTAAGTTCGCATTTTGAAATAAAATTTACTATACCTTGATAATTACCATGAAATTCCCTTGCGAGTTTCCTGCCAGTAGGAATCCCTTCTTTATTGGTTTCAGGAATACCTATCAAGCACTTTATCCAGTTTGGTTCATTCTTGTTATTGCTTCGTATTTCATAGTTCACAATATCAAATACAATACCTTCAAGGTTCTTGACATCGATGTTGTCCGCATCCATTTTCTTATCAATACGAATCGTGCTTGTTAAATCTCGTAATTTCATGATATTTTCTATTTTTGACATTAATGAATAAATGTCACAGTGTTTTAAAAGACCGAAGTAAGAAGACCAGCTTTCATTTGTAATACACTTCTTCGCGTCTTTGGCTACCCTCTTCCTTATTGTCACATAACCTTTATTGTGTTCAGATACGCCTTTGTTATTACGGTGGAAAACATACCCGCAAAAATCAAGAGGTCTATCCATGTCTGTTATAATACAAGTATGCCTTTTAGATCTTATCTTAAGCTCATACCACCAATAATTCTTAATCCTCCATTTGGCAGTATTAGCATCCTCCTTAGTATAGAAAGCAAGGAAATTATCGTCGGCATATCTCAATGAAAAAGGAGCTATTCTTTTTGCAAGATCATCAAAATCTTTCATAAGGAGATGATGAATGAAAGGGCTTGTAGGGGTTCCTATAGGTAACTCTCCAGATACGAAACTTACGTCTATTACAAAATCTATAAACTTTTTATTTGAAATAAAGTTCTTAAGTACTTTTCTAAATACTTTGTCTTTTACATGGTTATAACATTTACGTTGATCTATAACCAGGCAATACTTCAAATCAAGTCTATCATAATAAACGTGCTTCATCTTTTTAATAAGAGACCTTGATTTAGACGATGCTGTTATGCCAAATCCAGGCTTACAATTAAGACCATTCATATTATCCTTCTCATAATACAAAGGACCTAACTTTACTAAAACAAGATGCTGATAAATTCTGGTGGTAAGATCCGGGCTGTTTATTTCACGAACCTTACCATTCTTGTTTTCTTTTACAAGTTTGCGATATTTGATTTTGCTAACATAAGTACCATCTAAATACCATTCATACAATTTTAACGAATTAATATCAAAATCAGAATTGAAATTAACAACATCATTCTTTTTAGAATGGTTTTTAAATGCTGCTTCGCATGCTTCTCTAATATCATCCAAACTTATATCTATATAGTTTGAAACTGATTTCAGTTGTGGGCTAATGACGGGCTTACGACCGTCGCGCATCTCTATCATATTTTTATCATATAACCTCATACGCTTGTCTTTTATTGATTCTCCACTCCTGGGAAAGATTAAAAAGAATATACCCAATTTTTTAGCCCACACAGGGCAAGGCCGCAATTGTTGCGATTCGTATTAGAAGCGGCGTTATTCGCATTCAGATTACGAGGCGAACAATTGCCATTGTTCGCATTACCGCCGAAACGAGCAGCCAATTCTTTTTAACCTTTTTCTCAACCGTTATTTGCTATTTCAGAGGTCAGATCCCAATGTAAAACTTGTTAGCAGACTAACGGATTTCATTGAATAGATTTTTATTGTTTATAATGTTAACTATCTCTGTCGTCTAATGACATTGCAAATGTATGTATAATATTTTATAGCTACAAAACAATTTGTATTAAATATTTTAAATTTTTGTTTTGTGGCTATAAAATATTATATTAACAAGATACGGCTGCGCCGTGATATAGTATATAAGGCTGCGCCTTAGCGCTGCGCTTATGATGGCTGCGCCATCAGAGGGATGCAACCCCTCAGGCCTGCGGCTGACTGACGTCTAATAACAACTGGGCAAGGCCGCAATTGCGGCGAGACGCAGCAGAAGCGGCGTTAGCCGCATTCAGAACACGAGGCGAACAATAGCCATAGTACGCAACACCGCCGAAACGAGCAGCCACTCTGGACTTTATGCCGATAGCTGAAGCCCAGTAGCAATTGTCCCATGTATAAAAACATTCTCCTGATCCTATACTTCCCCCTTTTTTATCCCTCCATCCGGTATAAGGGATACGGTGTAAAGCATAACTATCTCCTAAATTTTGGATAGTTGCTATCTTTTTATATTTAGATTCAAAATTAAAAACCTCACCATTATTTATAGTAGACCTTTTCTCATATGTCCATTTCTTTTGATCTGGCTCTATATAGATATCAATAGTATTACCTATACGAGTAACATTAGGGTCATTTAAACAAGTCCCTACCTGTTCGTATCCTCCTCCACAATACCTAAAGACATCTCCAGACAAATTCATGCCATCGTACAAAGACATCCTTAAGATAACTTCCAAATCAAATTCTGCCGGTTCGTCATTTTCGTTTAAGGCCGATATGGTACCAGTCATTTCCTTAAACACAATAACATTCATATGACCTTCAGCCATACTCTTGGCTCCCTGGACGTTCTTATACCAGTATTTTCCTCCATAAAAATCAAACTCTGATCCTTCCTCTACTCCTGTTTCAAATGCAAAAGAAGCCGCCATCTGGCTTTCCATGCACTGTTCTTTAGAATACTCTGAATTTATGAGGTTAGAAAAATGAGTTGTTTTAGTAGGTTCATAATGGATAATAGAAGCATTTGTAGCCCATGCTCCATACAGCCACGACTCTTCTCCTTTTTTACGGTATTTCACTCCTCCGTATTTGCGATAATTGACATCATTACCTATTCCGTTATTACTTGATATTCCGGAACCGAAAGTGTCTGGATTAACTAAGTATTTAGTACCGTACAACATTTCAAGGTATATGATATACGCATTCAAAGTCAAAAATCCACCTTCTGAAAAAGGATAAGAAGATTCAGTATCTACGTTATTAGCCCTCGAATACTTAGCTATATTGATTTGATTTACATCATTGCATCTCGGATAAGTTCTTCCATTTAGAAACATTGTGCAGGCGTTACCAATTCCGGCTCCGGATTTACAATTTGTTTCTCCTTCATACAAGAAAAAGAAAGATCTTGCCTTGGAGTCTACTGTACATACCGGTCCAGGAGATAAGGCTGTGGGAGGCAGCACGGGGCACGTCTGGCGCAGGTCAAGTCCGTCCAGCATAGGGACCGTGTCTGCGTCGTACACCCCAGACCATATTTTTCCACTTTTTCCAACTACTTTATCAGCTACATACAGGCTCTTGCTACATCCTAAGAATATGCTATAATTCTTTGAAGTAGTCTCCCAAGGTCTTAAAATCCTTACCTCTGACCCTGATACATTATAAAGTTTTTGACCAATACCATACTCTTCGTAAAAAGCCTTAGCGTCAAATGCTCCGGCATCACAATACTTATTTTTATGACCGCTATCCAAATACAGTTCCACATCGCATTCGGCTCTCATTTCCTCGGTTATGCCCACCGTAGGAGCAAAATCTCCGTTTTCAAATCTAAGGAGATTATTCTTACGAAGCTTTCCTACCGGACGCACTTTGTCTCCGGTATTTTGAGTCATGTCTATAAGATAAAAATCCCAAGAAGGGAGAAGGCTTTTGTCGCCAACTGATTCTGTGGCTTCTGGAGGAAGCTGATCCTCAGCCCAAGCGGATGCCGATCCTGAAGCACCTTCTTTAAGAACGTTGAAAGTATTACCATCAGACAAAACAAAAGGCTCAGATTCCTCCCCTTTCTTCGATAAAAACTTTTCCCTTTTACCAACTTGATTAACGACGATGTTCTTCTTAGCCTTATTCCCTTCATCGGAAATAGTGTAATTCAAAGTCGTATCAAGACCTTCATTTATTTCAGAAAACACCGACACCAGTTTATCATTCTCACCTTCTGTCGGATTAAATTTTACGTTGCTCATTTTCAAAAATCAAATTTGCATTCATCAACAACAGGCTCGCATTTGGTATTTTCATTAACCCATTTCATGCCCTCTTCTTCCAGTATCTTCTTAGCCTTTTCATTGGCATCATCAACGCTAATGAAAGACGTTACGGTACCAGCGTATATCCTCCTGTATTTCTCAGGAGCCTTCCATCCTTCCTTACAACGTTTACTAAACCAACCATGTTGATCTTCGTTGTAATAAACGGTTTTACATACTCCAGATTCGTTAGCGGCAGCCTGCCCTTCTTGCTCAAGAATCTTCGCAGCTTCGTAGTTGGCTATTTCGGTACTAAACTTAGACCATACACGCCCGGCCTCTATCACATGATGTGTAGGTTGTTCTTGTTTTTGACCATCAGGACAATCATTTTTAAAGAAATCACCTTCCTGTCTTGTGTTATAATATACCTCGCAACAGCCACCTACTTTATTAGCATACAACGGACCTTCTTTATCCGCAAACTCTTCCGCTTTCCTATCTGCATCATCTTGGCTTATATCCGAACAAAATTCAGCTTCATGAACGATAAACATTTCTTCAGAACCAAGATCTTCCGGACAGTCCGATTTCTTGAAAACTTTTCTGTATTCTTTGTTGTAATACATTTTTTTCATGACAAGATCTTATTAAGTTCTTCTTTAAATTTCTGAATCTCGTCCGGACACAGCCCACATTCCCCTTCACATACGATTCTTCTCATACGATCTATTTTAAGAACCGTATCCATATCAGGCTTGATACCTACCTTATACTTATGATATTGTAGATACTGATCAGCCTTACATGCTATAAAACGATCAGCACACTCACATAAGTAAGATGAAGGGAAAAGAATTTGCTGTGTACTTCCGGTAGCTGCCATATCACTTCGAGGTAAAATACCTGGCGTATTCTTTATTTATGTATTCAGAATAAGTAGCAAGATCATCAGGATCCGGGCACTCGTTCTTCAAATTAACGATCCAGCCTCTTACCAGCTTTTGAATATCAGCATACCTTTTACTTACACCTCCTACAAACCTGAACTTGCGATGAAGGTCTATAATTTTCTTGTCCAATACAGCAAGTTCATCATATTTCTGAATACAAGCCACATTAGAATCAGCTTTAGGTGTCGTATTCGACTGAGGCTTTATAGCCCGACTTTTATTAACAGAAGCAATGTTGCTTCTTCCACATCCGCATCCCATAATTCACTTATATTTAATTGATTATATTTTACAACCACAATTTTCACAATTATTGAGAACATAAATCAATTTAGATGCTTTTTCATATAATTGTTTTACGTTTTCAAAATTCCCTAATCTCATATTAGCTTCAGCCGCAGCCAGAAGAAACTCTATTTCTTTTATTTTGTCAATAACGTCATCATCCTCATGATCACATAACACAGTTGACCTGGCCCATACCTTATCTATGTTAAGACGGATCAGATCTGTTTTTAAATACTTTCTGTTAAATGAATAAGAGGAAGGACTGCCTTTTATGGTAATATCGTATATACCATCTTTCAGGTTTTCAAAATCATTTCCGCGACCCGGATTTATGCCAAGGGTCTTACTATTGAATACATTCAACTGATTCTTACCAAGATAATAAACACACTTATTCTCATCTTCAGGTGGTACGATCTCTATAATAGCCGGCCTGTCTGCCAATATCCCCCATTCAGACTGATCAGCTATGCGAAGCGTTTTAGGATTGTTTGTGCTTATAACCTCAAAATCAAGATGGATGTTATTCATACTCTCCTCCCATCCCATTCTGGTAAGGGAATCATCGTATCTGGCTGTTATATCAGCTCCCTCTACTTCAGTACTATTAACACGTACCTCAGTACCATTTATCTTGACTCCTACTATTTGGGCTACCAACGACTTAGCCATACCAAACATAGGAACTATGATTTCTCCGTTGTAATCAGTTCCTTCATTTGGATACTGCACTACTTCCGTCTTGTACAGGCCGTCATTTCTTCTGGCTACTATTCTAATAACCATCTGATTTTCTACATCGTAGTCGGTCATTACTATCCTGACATAGAAAATGTTATTTCTTATCTGTGGTAAAATATCGATATAGTTCATACCTTATCTTTTTCTACAAAGATAAGTAAATGAGGTGATAAAAGTTTAAACTATTGGACATTAAATAAAAGGTGAGGTGATTGTCACCATATCCGATAATAGATTCCAGCGCCTAAGTAGGGGGAGAAGCCCTCGCGCCCAACTCCATACCCTGCCGTCAGTCCTATGCCCCATCGCCGGCTCTTTTCGTATATTATTTCTTTTTTATGGTAGATGATCATCGTATCTAAATTAGGTCTGTATCCGCTTATAACAGCCCGATAATCATCTGTGTTGTATGTTTTTCTCTGTATTGGTATATTGATATAAACAGTGTCTTTTATCGTATCTTTTTTAACTATAGCATCCATAGGGAAAGGTATTTCTACCTCCCCTACGTCAACTATATACTGAGGAACAGGAATAGGTTGGATAATGGTATCTATTACCGTATCTATTTCTATATCGTGTATTATTTCTTTCTTCTTGCATGTTTTACCAAATAAGAAAGATATAAAACACAGTAGAAGAACTCCTAACACATGCCCGGCTCTCATTTTTTGCAAACACATCTTTTACCCTCCTTATCTTCGTCTAAAAGCTCTTGTATATCACCGTTGTTAATACCTTCTTTAAGCTCTTCTCCGAATGGAACTTTTTGCCACCAACTTACTTTGCTAAAGAAATACTTAACGCCTTTTACTATCATTAAATCAGGTGCAAGGTCACCGAGGCGCTTGAATGCCATTCCACCGTATAATATTAAGGCAAATATTGTAATCCACTGAAGAAGCATGTCTATAAACTCTGGGGATTTATGCCCTCCCATAGACATAATAAGGTCCATTCCGGATATGGTAAACAACCCGAAAGAACAGGCCGCGAACTCAAGAAGAATTTTCAAAACTCCCATTTCGCTTATGCATGTCAATATCTTAAAAGGTCTCTTTCTCTTTCTTCGGATATAGCAGTGCTTGATACTTTTTATAGTAGCTAACAAAAGATTTATAGCTAATATAAACAATATAGAATATATAAGGTGGTGAATCTCCTGGAAATTCATCCACAATGCTGATAATCCGGAAATGAGAAAAGCCCAGAAACTTTCTAAATTCATCCTTCCTACAAAACGATAAGCCATATTAGAACATAGTTACTTTCTTGCTACTTCCAAGAGAGTCATATACGTCAATATGGACCCAATTGGTACCTGATTCTAATCTAATGGGACAAGGAAGTAAATCCTGCGACTGAATTATTTTATTCCTTGTCTCTTCTGCCGTCATACCCTTGGCATCAAAATCTATAGCTGCCCCAAGCATGTGAGGACTGATGTACAAAGACCCTGATACGGTCTTGGATTTTACTATATCCGAGACATTGTTCCTAAAACCACGCTCATCAAACCTTCCGCCCGACTTCCAGGTATTAACCGTCATCGGAGTTTTCAAGATGTCTTTCCTTAAAACCAGTATCGTGTGAAGCAACTCAGTTCTTAAATACCTCCAGCAAAGATCTTTATCTCTTCCGTATTCTTTAGGACCAACTAATTCAACAATACTAAAATACTGACTCAATTCTTTTATAATATCACTTCTTTCCATAACTTAACCTTTTTCACAAAGATAATCAGAACCTTACCGATATAAAAAAATAAGTAGAGTCGGGATTAAAGAAAAACCCCTGCATAAATAAATATACAGGGGTTATCCATAACATTAACAACAAATTACGACCTAAACAACCCTCACGTATCCTGCTGATACAAGATCAGAAAGATTCTCGTAAGCCAAAGGAATGCCTGAATCTCTTATGCAAAGATACTTAATTTCTTTGTCAATGTAATACTTTCCATTCTCTAAAATAGAATTATATACCCAAGGAATAGGATCGTCTATCGTACCTGAATGCTTTTCTTGAACAACCATATACAGACTTTCGGCTCCACCTCCCTGGCCAAGAACCCAATCAGCTTGTAGATTGTGATTTTGCCTTACTTCAAACAAAGTCCAATCCAAATCTGAAGGCTGGTTTTTACTACGAAAACGCTGCCCTTTTACAACAGCAGTTCCCATAGGAAGACCTTTGTCGCCATAAACTCCATCCTTATCCCAAATAGGATACAATCCTTTTATCTTAAGAGCCAGACTCTGGTCAGTATTCTCCAACATAGCCGGCGTATTGATCATCGCCCTCATGTACATGGCTGTAGCCTTCTCCGGATCGTTAGCTTCAAGGATCTTATTTTTTTCTATGATCTGATCCTTTGTCCTTACCAACTTCTCAGGATATCCTTCATCCACTTTCATAGATTCAACTTCACTCCTGTCAATTTTAGAAGCTATTTCCTTTTCTATGGCAGCAGTACGATCATCGCATTCAGATTCATATACATGCATTTCATTCATTGCCGTATTAGCAATATCAAGCTCGTATTCTGAATCTGCTACAGATACGGTGTATATCCCGCTCCCTTTTGCTACATCAATATCGTTTTTAACCTTCTGCCTCATGCTGCTGTTATACCATATCTGTTTACCATCCAAGCTATAAGAGCGGACAGCATCAGAATAAGCATATTCCCTGGCCTCAGAAACTTTCTTATCCTTAGCCTTGGCAAGCAACTCCTCTTCAGTTGGTCCAGGAGGCTCCGGGTCAAGCTGCATGGCAATAACTTCTTTCACACTCGCATCAGGATTGTCTTGATGGAATTTTTCTTGATCGGAGTCAAGTTGAACCCATTTACCATCTAAGAAATCTTGGTAAGAATACCCTACTTCGTAAGAAGAGGAATCCAACTCGTATCCTTCCCAGTAAAAACCTTTTACGTTTTTATTTACATAAACCATACTCTATCCTTTCTGTTAAGCTTGTTCACCTACTCTGATAACTAACTTATCATTAATATACCAGATACTTAATTCTATAAAACTATTTTTAGGTACTACTACGCTATCGCCTGACATGCTCTGGAACAGGCCAGAGGTAGGAAGCGGCTGCGTGATGTCTGTGCCGGTAGTGTTGTTGACCCGCACCTGCCATTCCCTCCCAACATCCTCAGCAGATACGGCCATAGACAGGTTCGTAGCGGAAGCTACGTTGGCTATGATATTATGAGCATCTATTGGCAAACTTGCTAATGTTGTGACAACATTAGGAGTCTTAGCCATAAACTTCAAATAAGATAACATGTCATTAGACAACGTAGCCGTATTAGCTATAGCTCTATATGTCTTATCTTGGGAAACAACATAAGTTACCATCTCAATGTCTATATAAGATCCAGATACGTCTTCCTTTGAGTTGGTGTTATTAAATAAAACAGCTATTATTTTTAATTCAGAATTATCATTGTCTAAAAAATAATCCAAAGAAAAATAATAAAAACTAAGCTTACCTAATGTAATATTGTTATTGTAAGCATCTATAACTTTTGCATACGAATCCTCATCAAGAGTTCCAGAAGTACTGGAAAATATGGATAGATCAAGATAAGTCGAATCTACTCCGGTACTTACCATACCAAGCGATTCAAGCACCTTGCCACCACCTTCTTCAGTAACCAAAATATATTCATTATACACGTTTTTGGTTTCTGTAGACGCCACATCATCTTTTACAAGATACATGACATTATCCTTCGCTTCTTCAACAGTAGGAAGTTTGCTAACAATCTGTTTCTTCCACCCTGCTGCCGAAACAGCATCATCTATGTACTGTTTTGTTACATGATCTCCCCATGTCATATTACTAAGAAGAGTCTTGCTACCGTCCTGACTTCCGGCAGGGGGAGCCGGGATGAGGCCTCCCTTCCCCGACTCCGAACCTGTTCCAGGAGCAGCCTGCACCACATTCTCAAGTCTGGAATCAACCTCCTGGCCTTCGAATTTACTGTTATAACCTATTTCTGCCATATTTATTTTTTGTTAATTTTATCCAACAACTTCTTGACCTGGTCTACGATGTCCATCACCGCACCAACCTTGTTTTTTACGTCCTCAACCTTCTGATCAATCTTAGAATCCAAAGCCTTTAAACGATCTTCGTTTTTACGATACACTAAATACAGGGCTAAACCGATGATTGCTATCGTAAGGATATTAGCCAAAACGCATCCGATTATTATCTGAAACATGATGATTATATGGTAGATAACGCTACCACACGCTTTAATTATTCAACTTTTTACAAATATAGTAATTGCCCCAACCATAACAAGATCAAAGACACTCGTCATTAACATCAGACACCCATTCTTTAGATGAAAGAACAGATTCAAACTCAGAAGAAGGGCTATCATATACCGAATACGGATATTGAGGATCGTCATCAGCCTGCGCGTCTAAAGACTTAAATAGATGGTCATAATGTTCTACGTGTAAAATAACCCAAGAGCCGTCTACGCTCGCTCTTGGGCTACCTGTTCCTAATTCACGTTTCTTTTCTTCAGATACGGAATCATATACTTCTTTTGGTATGATAATGAATTTCATATTATTTTGCTTTTAAAGTTTGTAAATAGTTATATGCTTTGATACAATCTTCCATGGAGAGGACTGTAGGATAAATCGCTAAGTTTCTGAAAGCAATTTTAGTATAATCGTTACCTGAATATCCTATAGTTAAGAAATTTTTACTGGTAGATTCCGTTTCTTCATTATAAATAGATTCTTTCCAGTCTTTTGAATAAATCCTGCCATCAGAACAAATTGCATTAACGGTATTTTGATCGGGAATCAAATTATTTCTACCATTTTTTATGTTAATAAGTATTGGATTATAATTATAAATGACTATACTATCAAATTTTACAATACCAGCATTGTCATTTTTCCCTGTATTTATAAGCTCCCAATCTCCTATTACAGTCCAATCATTACCCATTTTAAATATAGACGAGATTATCTTATCATCCACCCCATCAGTAACCAGATAGCCAGCATATTCCCCTTCTTCATTGTAGCCACTCCCTTCTGCAAAACCAAAATTAGACAGTACAAGATCATTACCATTGCCCGTAATGTTGGCAATAGTAGCACGATCTTCGTCCTCGTTGGTTTTGCCTACCACTGTCCATGCCTGGTCGGGGAAGAGCCAGGGATATTGCTTTTTGTGCCAGTTGAGAATATTTTCATCCTCTTCATCGGTTGTAAAGTGACCGTTGGCGATGATCTGACCGGCGATGCCGGCTCTAGCAAAAGATGCATAAGTTGCATTCTTCCATAAATAATATAGCCCAGCGTTTTCCACCCAGTCCCCACACGTACCTGTTACAACTTTATTAGTTAATAAGTTCTTAATACATATATTATTACCATTTCGTTTACAAGCAAACAAATTAAGCCCATTAACAAAATCAGCATTTATATAATAGTTATTACCTGCTACAAAAGATACATAAACCAAAGACGAATATTGCATGGAAAAAGTTTTTTTGCTATCAGCTCCGCACAAAATCATATTCCTTGTAGGGTTATTCTTGAACGGAATAAACGCCGTGTACACCGTATAGGTATCTTCGAAGTTAAGCTCCTTCTCTGTAACTGCAAAGTCGTCTACTCCGTCACCGAGGATAAAGCCGGGGTAGAGGGGTAGTTGTTCGATGGTAAATGAACCTTGCTTATTAGATGTAGTTGAGATATACATATAATGGCCTTTAAATTCAGGATATGCAGGTATGTTTACATAGCCGTTAGCTGGCAATTCAATATTTTTACTATTATTATTATTATAAAATTCAAAGACGAGATCTCCATCTTCATAAGTAGATGTGACCTTTAACCAGTGATTCTTATTTATATCCCAATTATTCATATGAATATAAATAAGATTGTTATTATAAGTAGAATTTCCAACACTTACACTAACTGAGGTAGTCGTCGTAGACATAGAAATATCTGGAATGCTTGGAACATTGTTTTTCCATAAATTGAAATTCATTTCATATCCGCCAACCCCGGACATCCCCTTCCAAGCGAAATTCTTCAACTGTAGATCATGACCATTACCTGTCTTATCTACCCATACAGGATTGGCAGCCATCTGCTCATTAGTAAGACCGGAAGCTGAATATCTGGCTACGATACCTTCTATATCCGGGAAGGAATCTACCTTGCATGGCAGGTCTAATATCATTTTAGCATACTCTTTAAAAGGTATGGAAGTAGGTACATCATACCCTTTGGATATAAGGGCTTGCCTTATATCCTCTTTGGTATTGATGATCCTCATTAACTTATCTGATATGGTTCCCATTACACTTCCTCCCCGTTTATGTAATCCAATACCGAACCTATATCTCCGATGTCCGATTTTATTGACTCACCTTGAGAATGTATTTCAATAAGCTTCTGATATAAGGTATTATCCCCTATACGATTATTATCTGTAGCCTGCTGCTCGATCTTAGTTATCGTATTAGGATCTTCGTACTTAGTACCATCAGGACCATACCATTCATCCGTTAAATTAGTGTATTTGTGACGGACTGGAGTCGGTATAGACTCCAATGTTATTAAATAATATTCGTTACAACTCATGACAATAAGATTTAATGGTTACAACAATTACATCTACAAACTGTCTTTACATATCCAGTAGGAATAGCGGCCAGCGTCGTCCCTACGGCTATCGCCGGGTCAGTGCTTTCCATAACTGTCAGCGCCATCTTGTCTATGTCAAGGTCATTGTCGTAAACGATTTCTCCCTCAACGTAAATGCTCCCTGCATCAGAAACGTAGCAGTTTTTCACCTGCCTTATATGGCGCTGTGTAGCAGACGCAAAATCACACTCGATACTTAACCACCCTACCGGTATCTGATCAATATTGGATCCGATATTGTAATCAGGATCGGTTGTTTTAAGAACCATATGTCTCAATTCCCTTGTATTTCCGTATCCGTCCATTGTTATGTATGTCCGGATCTGAACCTTGCCCTTTTCCGTCTTATAACAGTTTTCTACTATTTCCGTATCGGATGTAGTAGCATCAGGGAAATCACAGACAATACGTTGCCATCCTTCTTGTATTTTGCTGAATGTTGCGCCTCTTTGTATATCAGGGTCGGTAGTTTCTAAGACAATAAGATACTCGTCCCGGACTCCTATTATGCTATCTACCGACCTGTATCCACCAAGATGTATTTTACCACCAGGATTAGTATAACATTCATCTACGGACATAATATGTCTTTCTGTAAGATCAGGGAAGTCGCATTCGGTTTTCGTCCATTCGTTAGGTATCTTATCTATTCTCGTCCACTGAGGATAAGCATCATCTGTTGTCTTAACAATATAATAATACTGTTCCCTTACACCAAGAACGGCATCAATAGCTTGATAACCTTTTATATTGACCTTACCACCATCCGTCTTGTAGCATTCGTCTACTTCAACAATTTCCCGGTCCGTCATGTCAGGAAAATCACATACCATCCTCACCCAATCTTCGGGAATGGAATCCAGCACGGCCCCTACCTTAATATCAGGATCAGTAGACTGAAGGACGGTATAAACCTCTTCCCTGGTCCCAAGAATATTATCTATGGCTACCAAACCTTCTACTTGCACTTTTCCTTTTTTAGTAGTGTAACATTCAAGAACGTAAGTTACGTCTCGTTCTGTCATATCAGGAAAGTCACAAACCATTCTAACCCAATTTTCCGGAATTAGCTTAAAAACATGGCCGGAAGGGAAATTATCGTCAGTTGACTGAATAACGGTATAAATAGACTCCCTGATATTTATCTTATCATCTATGGCTTCTAATCCTTCTATTTCAACCTTACCATCAGGAGTTTTATAACATCTGTTGACAAACGTAATGTCACGTTCTGTCATATCAGGAAGATCGCAGTCGATCATAACCCATTCGTCCGGTATTTTAGTAAGAACCTTACCTACCGGATTATCCATGTCGGTACTGTCGGTAATTCTATGGGTTTCTTTAAGAACATCCATCTGATCGTTAAGAAGATACCAACTCCATACTTCAACCTTTCCACCAGGTGTACGGTAACAGGTTTTGAAATCTTTGATAACTTTCTCAGCTATGTTAATCCACTCCCATTCGGTTGTGGCCGGAATACCAGAAACAGGATGCTTCTTACCTTCTTCGTCAAGATACCAATAACAGCCATTTAAGGACACAACCACTTGGTAGATTTTGTCCCCTATTTTTATACCGGATTTGCTGTCATCTACCGGTTGGGAGGAACCCCATTTTCCAACTATGTTGGTTATTTTGTCAATGCCCCTACCTAAGGCACCGACTAAAGAATCCACGCCGTTCATATGAAATCGATCTATTTCAAATTATTTTATTACAAAAAGGGGGGTGGAGGACCAGCCTCCTCCCCCTTGGGATATATAGAAAAAAGGAAAATCAAATCTTGCAGGGCTTGATATTTGCCGAAGCAGCTAACAAATCCATAAGGTCTTGAATACCTTCGTGAGCACCGTACGGTACATGGAAGTGTACTGTAATATGATCATCAATTACCCTACCGAAGCCGTTAGAATAACGCGCCGGCTTCAACGTTACTGAATAATCAGCATACGGAGCCAACAGGTCTAAGCGGGTTTCTTCGTTGGTAAACATCCGTTCCATAAGTTCTTGGTGAGTCTTACGGAAGTCGAAGAACATACGTTGTTCGCGTTCTTTATCCAGCAATTCAGCGCCAAGGTGAGTACGCGGAGCCCAGTGCTGTTTGTATTCGGTATAGATCAGGTTGAAGTACGTGCTGATAGCCTCGCGCTGTTCATCCGGATAACCACCATTTACAGCAATACGAACAGATCCTTCTTGGAATGTCAGACGGTCAATCAAACAGTCAGACGGAGAAATCATGTAGTCAATACCACGGAACAAAATACCGCATTTGCAGTTCTTAGGAAGCGGATCGGCGATAATGGACTGATCTCCTGCTACGGCACCCAAACGTTTCCAATTACGTCCACGATAAGATTCGGGCGCTTTCGATACAAAGAAGTCTTTGAAAATTTTATCGCATTCGTCGCAAACCATGTTAGTAACGACCGTTGTTTTGAATTTGTGTTGACATCCACCAGGTGTACCGTAATCTTCGATTGTCAGATACGGGAATGCTGCCTGCAATTCTTCTTTAGCACTGTTACCACATTCATCATCCGGCAACGTGATTTCATAAGCTTCTTTCGAAATCTTACAAGAACCACATGCTTCCCAGCTAACGGTAGTAACAGTAGGATTGCTACACATATCTGCTGTTTTAGCAACGAACGTTACTGTGGCAGTCGGATTGGTTTCTACAAATGCATCGATATCAGCCTTCGTCAGTTTCTTGCTTACGGCCACAGTGTACATACCTACGCCGCCATCTTGGGCTGCTGTTTTCTCGGCAATGCTACTAACGGCATTCTTAATGCTTTCTACTACAGTAGACTGATCAACGCCATCATCCTCTAACGTTACGGCATAAATCAAACCGCCGTCTACCTTAGTATATCCTTCAGGACACTCTTCGCAGCCTTTCATTATAGAAGACAGCTTTTGAGTATAATCAGCAGGCTTACCACCTTCTTTCATCACCTGATATTTGGAAGTAGAAAGATGACGTCCGACTCTCTTGATATCCAAACCAGGATAAGCAGCCTTAAGCTGAGCCAGGGCATAAGCATCACCGGTATCACACATTTCCATACAATAGAAATTCATGTCGGTTTCCACCGGAGTTTTTTCCAACTCGTCACAAGAATGGATAGGATGGATTTCTACAAAATCACCTACCTTTCCACCACCTGCAATCGGCTGATTCTTGATACGTTCGATTGTTTTCAAGATAGCAGCCAAAATATCAACATCTTCGCAAGGATCACATTCTGAACACATATCCTCACGACCAGGACAGTTTTCGAAAATGATGTAATCATCGATATTCACCTCACCCATCGGATAACCACGAAGCTCGAACAAACGTCCTGTCAGCTTAATATGAATAGGGATACGATCGCCTTTTCTTGCTGTAATAGCGGTATTGTCGTCAATTCCGTTGTAACCGAAAATAACTTCATCTACTTTAATTTCTTTGCTCTTCGGAGCAGAAGCATACACTTCTATAATTTCATCAATAGCAAACGTAGGTGTAGAGAATGATTTATCATCAGATACACGGTCGTTCACCATCTCATTACGTCCGATTCTGATCTGGAAACGTTGTTCGTCCTTACGATATCCTTTCAAGTCTTTCAACGCTTTCAAACCATCTTTAGTCTGCTCACCATCCAAATCATAGATAGCGATCTGACCTTCTTGAAGCAACAAAGAATCTACGTCCGCCAACTTAGCGTGCGGAGGACAGATAATGTGTCTGTCATACGGTTTATGGATAGCCATAGCCTTATAATATTTTAAAAATTAATATTCTGTTATCTGTCTCAAAAATAGCGATAGTCATATAAGCAACAAAAAGCATTAGGAATTAATTAATTCTTAATGCTTTTTGATAGTCTTTAATTTAGGACACGTCTTTATTCTGCTATAAAGGAGATTGAACGTTGTTTGAGTCTATTTGATAACGTCTATATTCGCTTTCATTCAAAGCAAATTGCTTTTCAATCATGTTAAGGATAATACCAATTAATTTATCATCTAATTCAGGATCTATATCGGTTGAATTAGAACCATCGGATTTAACATATCCTTCGATGTCAACTTCCTTAGGATAGCGGTAATACGTAAGGTAAACGGTGTCTACTTCAAAACCAGACTTGTACACCCTTACCGAATCTTCGCCTATAGTGTAGAACGTTTCCCTAAAATCAAAATCAGGTTTGTTAAAAAAGTCGGCAAGAAGCTCATGCGGGTTTTCGTTCTTAGCCTCCCACATGGTAAAATCAGTGACCGTGCATTCACCTTTGGTAAATACGCCTGATATGTTTGAAAAAGAAAAGAAATCAGAAGGCAATGAAAATAAAGTGCTTTCCGGATTATCTTTATCTCCTCTCTCGTCAAGTTCTTTCGAATACACAACCAGCTTTTGGATATAACGTATATCCTCTTCATTTTTCTTATCAAGGATATAACGAACAAGGCGGTTTTGTTCGTCATTAAAAAGCTGAACAAAACGTGCCTTGTCAAGTTTTATACCACCGTTGGTCATGTTTTCTTCAGCCTTCTGTAAGGCCCGAAGATAACAATCAACAATCTTCATAAATTATTCTTTTTTATCAGCGTATTGATCAATATCAAAACCTTTTTCGTCTTCCTTTTTCTTCTTGTCAGACTTATCTCCTTCTATTTTTTTATGCTTGTTCTTTAAAGCATTATACGCTTCCAGAACACGTGACTTGGTTTCTAACATCGACTTATTGGAAGCAATAGCCATAGACGCAGAGATAGCGTCGGCGCCCAGGAGCTCGCCATTCAGATACAGTCCGTCGGTGTTGACGGTGACAGCCAGTCCCTCGATCATTTCCCTAATCATACGATGGAATTTGATCACCTGCATTCCCTCAGAAGATTCATCATCAGACAAGAACCTTGAGCTTGCTTCTTTATACATGTCAACGTTCGTATTCTTAGCATCAATCCAATTAGTGAATATGTATTGAACCATGCTCTGATCAAGCTCTACGCTATATATGATATCAAGATACAAAAGCAGATCGTAGATGCTTTTCCTTTCAGCCTCGGATCCTTTCAGTTTGTTCATGAACTCGTATAAAATATCAGCCTTGTCAATCTGACGTTGTTTCCTGATATCTACGGCCGTAGTCTTGTCTTCTACACAATAATAAGATTCAACGTACATCGGATTACCGTCTTCCTCTTTAGGAGTAAGAGACTTGGATAAAATAGCTATATACAGCTCAAATAAATCACGAACGTCATTAGTGTAGAACAAACGACCATCATATAAGTCAATTCTGTAAGAATCCCAGAAATCGAAGTTCTTTTGGTCCAGGTCCTCATTGACAGTTTCTTCAAACGGATACCGAATATTCTTAATACGCATATCCATTTCATTCTTCTTGTCTTCAAGTGAGTAACCTTTATAACATGCTGAATTGATAAAGAAACCTGTATCATACACCCTAAGATCCTTGTCCCATCCACAACAAGATACTGTCTTGTTCCCAGGGAAAGGAGTCTTGGAAATGCCTCTTTCCTGATATCCGGAAGGAGCTTCTTCATCCATCTTACCTGTTATAACATAAATAGAGTCGGAATATATCTTCATTCCTCCTACGGTAGCCAGCAGTTTCTTAGACTCATGGCTTTCTTCAAAAATCTTTTTTCCCATTTTTTTATATACCCTACGTCTTTTCATATATGAAAAGACTATGTTAGAAACAAAATTTGCGGCCGGTTTTAAAGCCGACCGCAAGTTAATATTAAAAGTTATGATTACAAAGAGCTTGGTAACAATTCAATTGTTACGAACCGGCTGGTATCTTTTACCCAACAAGCCGATACAGAATGGCACCAGAATTGTTCTGACATACGAGGATGGCTGGATACAATTTCTTGAGCCGATACTCTGGATGACCATCTACCTTGTTCGTAACCCCACCACATAGAACCGATATCAGGCTTAACGTAGAATACGTTGCTGTTGATATTACCAATACGAGCTTCGGCTGAAGCAGGGATGCCGGCGAATGCATTGGAATATTCAGGAGCGGTCAAGTCTTCCATAATACATGAATATGATGTGATAGGAGTCATACCGTCTACCAACTGGCTTCTATCTACCATATCAACGTAATCCAAAGAAGGTTCGTGTTCTACAATAACCTTACCAATACCCGGAATAGTAACACCCTTGATCTTTACAGTTCCTAATTCAAGAGCATCGTTTGATCCTGTTACCGGATTATTGATAATACGTTCTGTACCCATAAGCGGAGCCAAGGCACCCAATTGAGAGAAGAACTCATCACGGAAGATTTCAACGATGTTCTTGTAAGCCATAGCACCTACCTTGAATTTCATTACACGATTTTCAATCGGCATATCGCTACGACCACGGAAAATATAGTCAGCAGCAGCCAGGAAGTGTTCGCGCTTGATACCGCCCGGACGTGCATATGAGATAACGAAACCACGGCGAAGTTGATGGTACAAACCTTCGTTTTTCATCAAAACACCATTATGACCCTTAACTCTACCTCCACGCATGAACATAAGTTCGTATGCTTCCATCTTAGCCAACTCAGCCAAACAGAACAAAGACACTGTATTGGCTACACGTGCCGTACGCATATCAATGCTTCCGTCACCAAGACGAGAACCGATAATGGCATAACTTGCATCACCTCCTCTGATTTCAGAAAGCTGACGAACTTTCTGGTAAGCCTTGTCGATGAAATTCTGTGTACGTTCGTCCGCATAAGCCAAAGACTTAATACCAGCGTACATAGTCGTTTCACCTTCAACACCACGGTGTCCACCAAGCGTAAATTCACAAGTCATAGAACCGGCCTTAGAAGCACCTCCTACACCAGAGAACTGAGTAGAGAACTCACCAAGAACGTTTGTTACCTTCCAGTATTTAATACCGGCGCGAAGCATGTCTTTCGGGAAGTATTTAGCACGAGAACGACCCCACAGCTTACACCAATATCTCCAGTTTTCACCTTCTTGTTTCGGAGGGCGCTCTGTAGAGATAAGAGCCTGGCAACCGTTAATCACATCGTAAGTAATAACATCTCCTTGTTTAAATTGTGCATTCAACACAATTTCGAAGAAGCTTTCATCAATACCGGGTTTTGCATATTTCAAAGACGTGTCTTCTACTGTAACCACCTCATACGTTTCTGATACCGGAAGATCATAACGGAATGAACCATTGATACCATTTACGGTAATAGTAGCATCCTGTTTAATCATACCCATATACATAGGCAGAGGATAGTTTGTAATGTTAGAAAACAACTCAAGCATACCCAGATGGTTCTTATCCGGATTTTCGTAGTACCAATCTTCTAAAGAGCTAAGATCGTGCTCTACGATACTTTGCTTAACGACTTTAGCGTCGGTATATCCAATCACCGTGTCACCATTCATGGTGGCCGGGAAATTTTTTGTTAAAAGTACATTAGCCATGAACGAAAAAATGTTTTAATTTTTAATCTATACTGATTTCATCGAACTTCACACCTTGAACTTGATCACCTTTATCATCTACCGGAGCTACCCTCTTGTCTTTATTTGTGTGGCTGATGAGCTTATAAATTTTCTTCTTCTCATCAACTACAGCTTGATTCGACTTCTGTTTTATGAACTCTCCTGGGTTCATAAGAAACATAATCAAATCTGGCGCTTCTTCCGGATTCATCATCATCTCCCTTACCCTATTAAATGCTTTGGTAATTCCGGGATTCGATTCAGAAGGTTTTAGAGCAAAATCAAGAGCTTTAGATACCATAGTGTCATTTAGCTGATACTTTGCCTGGATAGAAGACTTAAGGTCTTTCTTATACCTTCTAAAATCTTCTGCATCCTTCGCCTTCTTGTCGGCAGCCTCTTTAGTACGTTGCTGGATAATATCATCCATTCTCTTATCAAGCTCAGCCTTATACTTTATAGCCTTTGCTTCAACATACTCTTCACCTTTATTGATAATGCCTTTGAAAAACTCATCAGCTTCATCTTTAGGCAACCCAAGAAGATCAACATAATGGCGAACGATCTTTATCTGATCTGCTTTGTTTTCAATGTCAAGCTTTTCTATAGGAGCGACATTCGTATCATATTGCTTAAGAATATCAACGATATTCGCTCCGGCCTTATCAGCCTGGATAAGCTTCTTAGTAATATCAGAAACAGAGGTAACATCTATCTTATCCTTAACAATGTCCTCTTTCTGGCTTTCAAGGACTGTAGATAGTATATCACACAACGAATCTTCTTTACTAAAATCAAGATCATTGATAGTAATCTCTTCGCCGTTTTCACCGCTAAATACCACATCTTTCAAATCGGGAATGATTCCCCTTGAAGAAAGGGCATCCAATACTTTTCTGTAATTGACAACCGGGGTCTCTACCTGATCCTGATTAACGTCAACTACATTCTCTTCTCCTTTTTTATCCTCTTTAGGATCAGGAGTAGGATCAACAACCAGCTCTTCTTTAATTTGAGAACCTTCTTCTACAGGCTTCTCATCTTTTTTAGCCGGTTCATTACCATTAATAGGCAGAATATCTTCTTCCCTATTATAAACATCATCAACTGGACCGATACTAAAAATATCGTCCAATTCTACTATTCCATTTTTTTCTAATTTTCCCATACTGCAAAAATATTTAAATACCTATATTTCAGACAAAAAACTTATAAGTGTTTAATCTTCACTAAAAATTAAATATCCCCAAATTTTATTAGAGATTTTCTAATGAAATTTGGGGATATTTAATCCTTAATTCTTATTGATTCCGGCTACATACCTTTTGGTGGCGTCTTCCCTCGCTCGTTGGGCAAGTTCTTTGGATTTTAATTTTAACTCTTCCATTTTTATTCTCATTTCATCATCATGAAGTTTGGAATCGTTTTCGAGCTTCTTATCCTCTATCCTTTCCTTGCTTTCTATATCAGCTTGCCTTACGGTCTGATCTGAAACAGAAGCCAGGAAGTTGAGGGAGGTGGCTTCGCTCTTGGCGTCTGCCGCCCTGCCTGCCGCCTGGATCTTCTCTTGAAGTATCCGGTATTGACCTTTCTTGTCTTCCAAAGCAAGTTCATGCTGACGTTGCTTATCCTTCTCAGCAGCTTCAGCTTGTATCTGTTGCTGGTTAAGCTGCATCTGATTCTGTTGTTGCTGCTGCATCTGACGCTCGTTGTATGCGCGAGTATTCCTTGCATTCTGTATAAGTTCCACCATAGAATCTGATGTAAAGATAGATGCAAGATCGTAAATGTCTCCTCCGGCTGTATTTAGCTGCAACATAAAGGTCTTGAACTTTTCAAGTTCATCCCTCTTCTTTGAGTTGGATAAAGCCTGAACACCAAGATGCCTTAAACTAAGACCGTCGGTTCCTATAGATAAAAACGCTCTGGTAAGGTCACTTTTTGTGTACATTACAGAAATATCCTTTCCTTCTTCCTGGCATTGTTGAGCAACGGCCAGATGAAGATCGAGAGCCCGTTTCTTGAAATAACCGAAGTTATCAAAGTATATCTGTGTTTGTAACATAGATGCCGTAACGCCCTGCTGAACCCCGGTGGCAGTCTCATATCTATTGGGACCGTTAATTACTTGAGGTGTGATACCAACCATTTCAAAACACTTCATCCTCGACCATTCAGCAAGCTCCATTCTTGTTTTAAGCTGCTCTGTCTGCGACAAATCATAGACGGCAAACTGGTTGAAAGGAACGCCGCCTTTCGTATTTTGAGATGAGGTATCTAATGTCAGAGCACCAACAGACTTAGCCACATCAAGAAGGTTTGCCCATATATCAGCCACATCTTCACCCAAATCCTTATATTCACTTGGAACCAAATTAATATCCCCTAAGAAGAATTTACCAATCTCCTTTTCAAGAATATTGTTTATCTGGTTTATGGAGAAATTATAAAATATTTGATATGGCTGAATCCTGTTGGCCATAGAAGTACCGATATATCCGGCAACGGGTAGAACAAAGTCATAGATGTTGCTATCCCCTTTTATCTGATGATCGATAGGTTCTCCATCCAGATACAGGTTGTCCTGAGCGAGAGCCCCGCCACTGATCTTAACCCCGTACCTTACCTGTGGAACGTAATCTACGAAATAGGTATTAATCTCCGGGTTCTCCATTCCCTTACTCATGGTCCTGGTAATTTTCTTAATACCATTTTCCTGTAAAAAGTCCTGAAGAAGCTCATCAGTTACCATCTCGGTAGTTACTAATCCGGTCTCAGTTTGGTAGGTAATTACATACACCTGAGCCGGGGATACCCAATATGATTCAGTTACCTGATACAAATCACTACGAACATGCTCGTCGCTCAAACTCTGGGCACGGTTATAGTAATTACCATGCTCTAAATTTGGCATGAATCTGGTTCTGTGATATTCGTTACCATTACTATCGTATCCGGTATATGTACCGGCTGGAATACCGTAATAATCCTCATAAGCTTTTATAGAGGCATAATCATTATATCCTTTCCAAGGTATTACCTTATTCTGATATAACATCCCTACACTCGCCGATTTGGATAAACTTACATAGCTTCCATTATCACCATTATGATAAGTACCATTGAAATTATCAGCACCTCCTATAAGCTTCTGCTTATCTTTCGCCGTAAGAAGATGCCCCCACCTTACTATAATATCATTGGCAGTATAATAATGAACACGACCAATATAATCACCGTACTGCGGATACTTGCTATCTAATGTCTTAGAGTAAAACGTATTCAACGGAGACCACCTCTCCGGCTTATAATAGTCGTATCCTACATGATAATTTCTAAAGCAACGACCGGTAAGAAGATAGTCGATGAAATTCTCAGTGTCTATCTCATCCATGTAAAAACGCCCCCTGTCCGCCTCAAGCGTATGAGAACCCCATATGACCTCGGCAGTCTTCCATTTTGTATTCATGAAGTTCTCTATCTCAGGAGGGGTCATAGATGCTTTCACCTCTTGTATCTGTTGAGCATAAGCCTGCTTTTCTTCTTCGCTGGCAAAATTATTATAATCCGGATCCAATCCTCTATTCAATAACTCTTGCCTAACCCTTCTGTCCAATTCCTCTTTAATGTAATTATGAAGAAGATTCTCCTTCGTGGCAGAATACTGATTCACTTCAGATTCATCTAATCCAACTACATTATACTTGTCAGAAAGGTTACCCAACCATCCTACAAAAGCGTTTACGATCGTACCTATTATATCATAATGACGTAAGAATGATGGAATATTTACGTTGTCCCTTATAGACTGAACATCCTTAAGATAAGGAATTACATCTTTCAGCTCCATAAAGGACAACTTACCTTCCATCATCCTATAAAAATCCTTGAACTTCTGGTTCTCATCAAGCTGCTTCAAACCAATCAATTCAAGAGAATCCATAGTGGCTTTAAACCACTCCTTGGTTTTTCTCTTAGTAGGTATCGCCTGCACCGGCAACCCTGAAAATACTCCTCTGGCCGGAAAAGCCTGATCTCTGTTAAAATACTCCATGAGCTATATGTTTTTTCACAAAGATAGGTAAATTGTTCTACCTATCTCATTTTGTAAGGGTTATGTCTTCTTACCGTAAATCCTTTGACCTGTTCTATCTTCTTGCGCTCTCTCTTCTTTTGATTCTCCTTCTGAGTCGTACTTTCAGGCATGTAACCCATATCATCATAGTACTTAGCCAGAAGAAGAGCGTGGCCGAAGGCTATGATACGGTCGGTGTTGACCCCAGGGCCGAAGGCTATGATTTCATCAAGAAGTTCTATATCAGGGATACGGTAAATACCTTTCTGTGTTATTTCATTACCATCATCATCATACCCAACAACAACATCCTCCCAGCAATATTGAATAACGGTATTGAAAAGCATGCGCTGATTAGGAACCGTAGGAGCCAAACCAAGCTTGTTGTTCTGACGGGCGCCAGCACGGATAATCTTACCGGCAAGACGTTCGCCATCTTCCAGCAACATAAGCTGCTTATTTCGTCTCGTAAGATACAGTTCATACATTCGGTCGGCATTCTCCATAAGACACTTGGCTCCATACGCTTCTTGAAGTATTTCACAATTACGACAAAAATCATCAGAAGATGGAGGACGTGATGCGTATGATGCTACTATACAATAAGCGAACGGATCATTGATTTTTACATATCTTTTAAGTACATAAAACGTACCAACAGAATCAGTATCAGCCTTGTCTGATTTATATGGATCTTGCCCACTCACATACGTGAAATCAAAAACACCTCCTTCTTCTGGTGGATCTTCGTATATAACAACAGGAGTATCTATATTTCCACCTTGAAACGGATAATCAGCAAGCTGCTTATCACTAAAATGATACCCCATCTTCATGCCGTCTGTTTGATAAATATCTACTGTTTTACCAGGCCTACCTTCTTCAAGAAGACGGCTTTTGTGCTTCAACGCATCTTCTACAGGGAACCTATTTACGTTCGTATTAAGGAAACAATCATCTATAGACAAAGGGAATGCCATTCGTTCCTGGACATATAAAGCTCTATCCTTTTTGACAAGTTCGTCAAGACGTGATTTTATTATTCCAGTATTTTTATCAAAGTCTGAAACTTTTATTTTTATCTTCTTAAGACCGGGAGCATTCTCTACTCCAAGATACTTATCAAGAGTCGTTTCTTTCTTTTCATACGCATGAGACATCTGGGCCGGAACAAAGCATCCAGATTTACATATACGCCATGTTGGTTTAATAACTCTCTTATTTAGAATATCATAATTCATTATAATAAATCCATATTCGTCCGGAGAGTTCATGATTTTCTGGGCATCTTGAGACTTTTCTACATTACCGCCAGTGTTATGAGTTATAATACCATTTGCTATATAAGTGTGAGTATCTGATGCAGTAAGATTATAGACTTTTCTTTCTCCTATAAAATCTATACTGTCTACATAATCCAATAATTTATTTCCATTGTTATCAATAGTCCATATAGCGTCTCCTTTTATCAGATTACTTGCAGAAACATACCCATCATACAAAATATCCCTTCCATTTGGATATTCGCATTTTATAGGATGATCAAAGCTGCATTCCAATGTACGATTTGATTTTGTAGTAATTCTAAAACATGATTTGAATGAAGGAGATTTTATCCATTCTATATTTTGACTAATGATTTTATGGTTTTCAACATCGAATCCTATTATTCCATCTTCTTGTTTTAAATCCTCTATCCTACACGGTTCTCCGTTTGATTTGTACACTATTGTACCAGCACAACAACATCCCGCCATCAAACAAACGCCCCTCATTCTACCATGCATCATATGAGCCGGCCTACCGGCAAGCCATGCTCCAAGCACCGGAAATTTACCTACCTCATCATATATAGACGTATATGGAGTTCCGCCTGCGGTCTTCAATGAGCCTCGCGTCTTTCCATCATCAACGTTGGTAATTCTTATTCTGGCATGAACATCACGTTGGTTGTTGATGTTTCTTGTACCTAAAACAACTTCTTTAGTCCAGTCGTTACCGGTCCTGTTTATAGTAAGATAAGGAGGAAGATTATCAAGTCCAAACTCAAGATACTCTCCCATATTGGCAAGGTCTTCTTTACTTGCTCCAATAACATTATGCGTCAAATTGTACGTCATTGTTGCATTACGAGCCAGAAGAGAGCTCATTATGGCCGTATTATGAGTAACGATGTAATTGGTGGTCAAAAATAAATGAGAGTCATTATCAACGGTTATACAAGTGGCATGCTCCTTTCCGTATATCGATATGGATCTTATTTTTAATTCCTTACGATTCCTTGATAGTATAAGTTTGTTCCCCTCCAATTTAGCATACCAACCTGAAGCCCAAAACATACGTTGTACAAAATTTATGACATCCATATCAATATGAGACAACATAAGCTCTTCTTCTCCGGTTACTACGTTTCTGAAAGAACGAATGAAGTTTTCTATAAAATCTTTTTTTTGATCTATGGACGATCTTAAAAATTTCTTACAAATGTATTTATCGAAAAACATATCCCCACCATAGCCACCGAGATAAGCCGCCAGCATCGAGGCGTAGGCCGACGGCGGAACCTGCAGCTTTGCCGTAGGGTAGTTAAGGGCCTCACCTACTGGAATAGACATACTCTTATAATCCAATCCGGCTATGGCTCTAAGACTCCTAACATGCCATTTTCCTCCATGATTGACACGCCATTGATGATTACCGCAGCAAATAACGTTACGACCGTCTTCGAATACGACTCTGTATGTAGTTACTTTCCCTTGAGGATAGACACCTACGACTTCTACCAAATTCCCTTTATCGTCATATATCTTATCCCCTACAACGATATTTCCTATCATCTTTTCCCGGTCCTCAAGATAAAGTATCTCGGAGTCAAGAAGGGCTTTTCCAAAACGACGGCACCCGAACATGAATATTCCTTTATTCTCTTCTTCAGCCTGCTTTAGAAATTCGGCAAACATCCATTCATTATCACGAAGCTGAGAATTTCCAGGAATACGATCATCTCCTACGTCAATCATCATCTTCCAGAAATTGATATGCCAATATAGCCAAGGATGGATAAATACACCATTTATGGTAACACCGTTAAGGAGTTTCATAGCCTCATTCTCCCAGAATTGCTTGACATCATCGTCTTGCTCTTCATAAGAATAAAGGTCATTCCATAACGGAATATCGTTACCCATATTTATATAAAGTTCTTTGCTATCAAAATTCATGACAAAACTACTTACCAAACTTGTTCTTAGCTTCATTCTTCACAAAAGACTGAATACCTGATACTGTTTGTCCTCCTTTTAGGCTTTTCTTATTTTTGGCAGCCTCAAGCTGATTATAGACATCCATTATCCCACACATCTTAATATAAGATTCAGTCCATTGCATTAAGCTATCAGACAAGCTCTTTTGAAACCTAAATTCTTTCTCCCTCTTATCGGAATCTTCTATTTTATCCCAAGGATTTTCAGATAGATAACGTTCAGCCTTATCTATCTGATCCCTTAGCACAAGAAGTTTTCGATCTACGTAAGAGACATCATCGTTAGTCGGCTTTCTTGCTTTCATTGTTGATAATTTTTAAAAAAGCCTCATACTGAGACTTAAGCATATTAAATCTGTCTTCAAGAGAAGATGGATCAACACGATACTTGCACATGTTTTTTATTCCTTCCTCAACAGATTCTTCCTTGAACATAACAGAATCAGTATTATTGTCAACGTACATAATAAAATCCGATTCTCCGTCGTTTACTATCCTGTCAAGAACCTTCTTGCTGTCATCATCTATATTAAGATCATGACCGGCGTTAATAGATAACCTGTAGACGGTCTTGACAGAGGAAGATACTTTCATTATCTCTTGTTGATACAAGTTGGTCATAAACGACTTTTCTTCTAAATCAATAAAGTCTTCCAACTCTATGTTGTTTTCCTCATCCTTCTTTCTAATAATATCCTTAGTTAGCTCTTCCATCTCCTCTCCCACCTTATCTTGTGCAGACAGTAGATGGTTGTAATAAGAAATAAGATGTTTTATATCTGAATCAAAATCAATCTTCTTCATTATCAATAACCTTTTTATCGTAAATAATAACGTCCATCAACTCCATTGACAAATTATAATCAGCCACTTCAAAAAGCTCGCTGTCTGTCAACGTCCTTAAAAAAGAAACAGACAATCCTCTTTTCTTGGCAAAAGATCTAAGTACGGCATAGAGAATGTCCCCGGCAGAATAATCGGGGAGATCGTCACAAGATGCCTGCAACATAGAAAATAAGGACTTCCTTTTATCCTCGCATTGTAAATGCCTTGCTTTACCACATCCGCCCATAACTTAACTTTTTTGAATTATAGTACCTTCAAAATTAAACGGAATTTTTTCCTCTTTTTTAGACCCATCTTTTTGATAGTGAACAGTCATGTGCTTTACGAATCTTCCTATTCCAAATCCTGCTGTATGTATCTCTATATTGAACTTAAAGTGACGGGAGTCTATGATATTCAAATTAGATGACGTACAACCACAAGATGTCTCTGATGCTGTTATCTTCATATCATGCTTCGACTCAAGAACAAATGAAAACCTTATACTGTTCCCTTTTTCTACCGGTTCGAAAATGATTTCAAATGATTTACCGTCTTTAGAGAGGTCAATATTATATTGCTTGTCATCTGTAGAAATAACATTAAATTCATCAGAATCCATTGTAATAAGTTCTAACCTGTTCCATCTTGACTTCTCATCATAAAAATCAATAGAATACTGACGGTCCATCCACGAAGGACGGGGAAGCCCCTCCCCAAGCGCACACTCCTCTGTCTTGCTCCAGGCCTTCTGCTTGATGAAGCACGTACATACCGAACAACGATTTTTACCTATTTTCTTGCTTACATACAAAGAAAGAGGCAACATAGAGTTAGGAACGTTCTTGGTGTTGAATTTACATCCTTCACACTTTTCAAGACGTTCCTTGTACCAATCAGGATAATCCTCTTTTTTTCTTGGAAGTTTTTTTAATATCGTATCCATAAAAGCATCGTATATAACTTCCGCTTGCAAAATCTTTTTCATAACTTATCTGTTAAATTCCTGTTCTTGAATATTTTGTATTTCACTAAAACTATGACCCTTACGAGATTTAAAGATAGATAATTTGTTGTGTTTTATCAACATATCTCCACCTTTTATCTCACCTGAATCATAAGCATCTTTTATCATCCTTATCTTAATATCAAGGCACTGAAGTTCTTTTTCCTGATACTTAGATAATTTTTCTACCTTGGATTTAAGACGCTCAAGATTGTGTTTGCGCCTCTCCATCTCATGAAGATTACAAACCATATCGCCTACATACGGGAACGATACAGACACGTTATCTGTGTACGTACATAAGTTATTGGCATAAGAAATACTGGCTCTGAAAACGTCACGTATTTGGTTTCGGTCGTAAACGCCCCCGGTCTTATCCATCACATCATCTATAATATGTGACTCAAATGATATAGGGAAATCATTCTTCGGCATCGGCTTCAAAAGTTTTCTTTCTGTAAAATAAAGAAACCAACGCACATTGATCTCTTGAACCCTCCAATACAAAAAGACGGCGCATGTTCTCTATATCCGGGCACAAACACCTGGTCCTGTAATTCCCTTCACGGTCAATCAAAATACCACGCTTCTTCATCTCCGTATCCAAAACCGATACATATTGAAGATCGGTACTGAAACAATGAGAAAACTTCTTCTTCGTCTCATACGAATATCCAAACACAAAATAATAGGCAAGAAGATTTAAGTGCCTCGCATCTATGACATTCTTCTCATTGCCGGAAGCCATTAGGTATCCGTTATAAAACAGAAGTATCTTCTTAGCCATATCTACCGTATTGGAATAAGGTACTAAAAGCCTATAAGCCCTATTACTAACATCTTTATTATCACTTTCTTTCATGAGATTATCGTTTTGATACAAAGATAAGGATTAAGGATTTATAAATTTAAAATTAACGTATTTTATGACAATAGATTCAGGGTTTGTCCCGATATTTGCACTGTGACATTAAAAAATAAGTTCTTGTTGTTTGATTCTTGAATTTTGTTTCTATATTTGTAGCACGTTACAGATGTAGAAATAAGATAAAATAAAAAACAAGAATATAAAATATTAAGTGTCTTGTTTTTTGTTGATTCTTGTTCTTCATCATCTGTAACGGGGTTTTGGAGATTATCCGCAAAAAGACACAAATCGGATGGATATCCCCAAAAATCCATCCGATTTTTTTTTGTTACAGATTATAACCCCAAATAGTATTAACCTGATATAATTCTATTATAAAAGTTTAATACATCTCTTTCAGAGATCGGGTTATTAGCCTAAGTGTTGAAACAAACACTACGTTATTTGAGAATAGATAGTTACCTACGGATGTTTACCCAAGTCTGTAGCTCTAAGGATGGTGATTAAACAGGAGTAGTGTATTTGACGAAACAGTGTTGCCATTATATAAAACCTCTTATAACATTGGCGATGGGTACTTACAGGAGAAATCCTGACTTATCCCTAACGGGATTTACATCTACCTCGGAGACCGAAAGGTCTCCGAGGGGATGTATTAAAACATACGAATAGCTTTAAATATATTTAATAGAATATGGGATATGAAGCTACAATTAGGTAGAAATATTAACATAAGTCTTAGACTTTTGGAGCAGTGGTCAGATGATTCGCTGTTCATGGAATTGTATGCTTTATACTGTATGATAAAAATCTCCCGCCGGGATTCGAGAATAAGATTCAAAAACCAGAAAGATCTTCTTCATAAACTTGGAATCGGGTATTCGAAGTTCAAGAACATGACAGGACATCCGATGTTTAACGAACTGTTCCGTATGACGGATAGTACGTTCGTTGCAAGAAGGTATCGTGTTAATGGCGTACAACTTACTCTCGGATGTGGTAAAGTGAATCTTCCAAAGAATAGGATTTTAATTAAGATAAAGAAAAATGAAATAACAAACCATGAAAAAGTCCTTGACAGGATAAGAGAGGCGATGTTTGTTAATTTAGTCAGAAACAATGAGTCTGTACTGAACAGTGGAGAGACAAACTCTCAGGCGGATGTCGTAGACGGAAGCCACTCGTATTATGGATTAATTGATTCGACGATAAGTAATAAAACAATTGCCTTGTACTTGAATGTAGGACTAACAAAAGCGAAAGAGATTGTCGGTATGGCGATACAAGACAAGATCGTAAAAAGGTTCGAAAACGTACAATTTATAACATACGTAGATAATCCTCGTGCTTACATTGAAGCAAATGAACATAACTACCCAATAGGTAAGCTGATTCCGGTATATAGGCACGGAGCCGTTTTCTGGCAAATAGCAAATACCTGGACCTTGTATAAAAAAGGAGCAACAAACAGATGGTATTTTGGAGAGAAGGATATAGAGAAAGGAGAAAAAGAAAAAGTGAGTAAGAAAGACGATTTCAATTTCTTCTTAAAAGACAACACTCATATCCTACGTTTCTTGAATGCAGAAGAAGTTGTTTCCGAAGATGGGGAAATCCTTGGCATAGATCGTAAAAAGACAAAAGAAGAAGAAGCAAGATCATTGGCTTCTGTTATGGCTAAAGAAGCGCACAAAAACTTCTGGGACGGATATGAGCGAAGTACACAAAACCAGATTGTAAGAAAGTACTATCGCGCTATCATAGCAGAAGATAAGAAGCGCAGAATGGACATGTTCTTAAACCGTCTTAAACAATCATACGACAAGGTTAGTGGATGGAGCAAGGAGAAGGTAGCCACAGTAAAGGCAGGCATGGCTGATGCGGAAGCCTGCTGTGCTGAGGTGGGGACGTCCGTTGCCGGGGTCTGCGGTAGAGTAAGTAGGAGAATGAAATCCTATAACAATACCGCTCCTGACAAAAAGGCAGGTTTTAATGAGGTACGGGATATGTATGCTGAGTTCGCCGGCGAGATGGCTAAAGCAGTAGGATCGGTAAGCGAAGATATCTATACGTATGTTAAGGCAGAACAGTTTAAGGAAAAGATAGAGAATATGGATATATCTATCCAATCATTACCTAACATTAATACAACAGTAGAGAATGATAAAGAATTAGATGGTGAATCTGTATTCAAGGATATACCATTTGAAGAACTATCATTCTATAATGATACCTATCTTTATCCTTCATCTCAGTATTCATCATTATGATGTTTGGTACTTGAGAGAGGGTCTGTTCTTAGTAGTCGCCGACAGAGCCGAAAAACGATAATCTCGTAGGATATTGACGGAAACACCCGTTAGCCACTACTATGCCATAACTGTATCAATACGAAACTACATTACTGTCTGCCACAAAGCCACTTATCTAATTTATTATTTCTTTTTAATTCTAATTAATTCATTTTATGTTTTATGTTTTATCTTATTTTCATACTTTTGTTTTGTAGAACAAAATCAGAAAAATATGGCTATAAGTTACAACAAAAAACTAATGGAATGCGTTCTTCGTTCAGTTATGTCCGAAGGTAATGTCGCCCAGGGAAAGGCTATTAAGTCTATTTGTAGGTCACCTAAACCGCTGTTTATTACGGGAAAAGGAGGTACAGGAAAAACGTACTTCCTTAAACGTATCATACCGGCATTAAAAAATGCGGTTGTTGTCGCTCCTACCGGTATTGCTGCTGTTAATGCAGGCGGCCAAACCATTCATTCTTTTTTCAGAATCGGTATGCAACCTTACATTCCAGAGATAAGGAATGGCAAGTTTATGGACAATTGTGAAAACAAGTTCAGAGGAGAATCCGAAAAGATTTTACAGAATATAAAATATCTTATCATAGACGAGATTTCTATGGTTCGACCTGATCTTCTTGATAATGTTGCGGACATTCTTCGTCGTGCAAGAGGCGACAAGGATCCGTTTGGAGGCGTGAAACTTATTATGGTAGGAGACTTATTTCAGTTACCACCTGTAATCAAAGAAGATTTTTTTAGAGAAATATACGATACATCTTATTTCTTTAGTTCAAAGTCTCTTATGGCTTCTGGTATGGAAATGGTGTCTTTTGAAAAAATATATCGTCAGAAAGATGAGAAATTTATCAGCATCCTTAATAAGGTTCGTGATGGTCAGATGGACGATGATGTGTTTAGTACGTTAAATAGCAGATGTATTCAGCCTGAAAATAGTGCCGGGTATGTTGAAATCGTTACGACCAATGCTAAGGCTACAGCTATTAATGAAATGAGAATAAATTCTGTTCCTGGATCATTAAGAAAGTTCGAAGCTATTATAAAAGGTGATTATCCTAAAGAAGCTCCTGTTGAAAAGACGCTTCTTATAAAAGAAGGTTCCAGGGTTATGATCACTAGAAACGGAGGAGAGTATGTCAATGGTTCTCTTGGCGTTGTGTCTTCTATTAAGAATGGAGAGATTGAAGTCGTTCTTGATCGTCCTAAAGATGAAGAACATACCAAGGTTATTATTACTCCATGTTCGTTTGATAAAGTAAAATACGTCAGAAACGGGTATAAAGTGGAGTCTGAGGTAATTGGATCTATTACTCAGTATCCGATAAAAATCGGTTACTCCATAACTATCCATAAATGCCAGGGCCTAACTTTAGATGCGGCGATGATGGACGTATCCAACTCTTTCGAAACAGGTCAGTTATATACAGCTCTTTCAAGAGTAAAATCGCTTGAAGGAATGTATCTTCGTCAACCTATTCCTAAGACAATAAAAACAAGCGATCCGGTGGTAAATGACTTCTACAAGAAAACACTTTCAAACGATGGAATTGTTGATCCTATTCCAATGGAAGAACTTGAGAAGTCAATGATCAATTTGTCAACCGGATCTGAAATAGATTTTGAAGAGTTTAATTTATAAAAAAAAAATGTAGTTATGAAAACAAAAGAAGAAAAACAAAAGAAGTTTGTGACAGAATTTGAAATCAATGGAGAAAAGTATGGTGGATATATTTATGCTACAACTTTTTCCGAAGCTGAAGATTTTGTTAGACAAAGAAAAGCGACAGAGAAAGTTGTAGGTGGTCCGTGTTTAGAACAAGAAGAAATTAATCGTCTTTATAACCATTCCTCTTAGAATTTTTAATGATTCTTGTTTGTTGGCATAACCTTGAGATGGTGATACTATAGTATATAAGTACCTAATAAGAATATGGCAAGAGTAGATAAAATATTTCAAGACAATTTGGCTCTTATAATGAGCCAGCCGTGGGAAGAGGTAAAGCGACCGGTCTACGGTGACGGGACAGGCGTCAAGGTGAAGCGCATCCTACAAGTATGTAACCAGTACGATCTTCGTCGGGAATTTCCTCTTGGTTCACTTAGACCTACTAATCTTAAAAACTCCATAAAAGAAATATTGTGGATTTGGCAAAAAAGATCGGTAGATATCAAAGATCTTGGTCTTCATATATGGGATCAGTGGGCTGATGATAATGGAAAGATCGAAGGATGTTATGGAGATATGGTGAACAGACATGTTTATATGGGAACCGGAAAAGCTCCAGAGGGTATGACAGATATCCATGATGGTCTTTACGGTTTTCTTAACCAAACAGACTTCATTCTTTGGTCACTAAAGAATGATCGTTCGTCAAGAAGAATAGTAGCATCCATGTTCGATCCTGAAACCAATGGACTAAAACCTCTTCAAGAATGTGCGTTTCAGATCAATTTATCTGTTAAAGGAGATGAGTTGTATATGACGCTTTATCAGCGCAGCCAGGATATGATTACAGCTTCTTACTGGAATGTAGCTCAATATGCGGCGTTGATGATGATGTTCGCTCACGACGCCGGGTTAAGGCCCGCAGTTTTCACTCATTTCATCCAAGATATGCATGTGTATGACCGTCACGAAGAACAGGCAAACGAGCTCCTTCGTCGATCTCTCTTCGGCCCGGTTCCGCAGGTTACTATCTCATCTCGTATGGAAGGGAAAGGGTTTTATGATTTTGTAGCTGATGATTTTGAGGTATGGAATTATGAACCGAAGGAGCAAATAAAATTTGAGATTGCGAAATGAAAATAAGCATAGATAGAAGAGCCAAAATGATTCCTATTATGGAAATCAGTGACGGCGATGAAGTTAATATCGGAGGCTTCGATTATGTTGTTGAAAACATAATTCCATGTAGGAAAGGATCTTATTCAGATGCGTATGGAATTAGGTTGGTCATGTCTTCTTACAAGCATGGCCAACTTGTAAGGAAAGTAGATAGTGTTTTTTCTATCGATTCTATTTTAGTATTTCTCCCTAAAGGAGATTCTGTTGTAGTAGAGTGCTCTTATAGAGAACTGGAAGAATGTTTCCCTAAAATATAATTACAATGACAGGCGAAGAAAAATGCAACCGATGTGAGCAGTTTGGACCGAACGGTCTCACTGACTATCCATGTAAAAGGATTCCATCAAGGAACTGTCCTTGGTTTATAAAAATATCGGATAAGAAATACAAAAAGATTCTTGCCGATAGGGTGAAAAGAATTAAGGAGAATGAGAAACTTAAGCAGGAGATGATGAAAGATCAGGATCTTGTTGAAGAAGTAAAACAAAACACAAAAAGACTAATGCAATGAAAAAGAAAAATATAAAACCAGAAGAAGTGGAAGTCGTTATTCCTAAAGAAGTAGAAGCTATTAATATATGTGGAGATATCGATAGTTTTATAAAACACATTATATATGTCAGCTTGGATAAGGTAAGTAGTGATAGGGCGTTTGTCAATAACGATATTCTGTATATGGTTACATACGCATCTATAAAAGGTAAAAATATACCCGTTGGTGTATTAGCAAAACAAAAGGAAGCTAAATCAGAAGATATCGCTATGCCGTTTGAGGATATTGGAAGGGACGTAAATGTCGTGTATCCCATTGAAATAGGAAAGATGTTTAAAGGTTTTTACATTCTTAGTAACGGCTCTGTAGCTATTGATTACGAACTTACGGACAATGGAGGTTTTGACGATGATGACAGCATTGGCAAAATTGACATGAATTTAAATTAGTGTAGGCATGGTATTATATATAGCAGCAGATCCGGGAAAAGATGGAGCTATAGCTTGCATAGATCAAGACAGCAAACTAATATCGAGAATCTCAACTCCAAGAATAGCAAATTCAGGACCGGTAGACTTGACTAAAGAATATATTTTTTGCCGGGATACGATCGTAGAAAACAATCCTGATAGGGTAGTGTTTGTCATAGAGGACGTCCACGCCCTGTACGGGGTCAGCACGTCCTCTACAGCTTCTCTCATGGAGAACAAAGGCCAACTGCATGGGCTGTTCCTATCCCTCTGTATGGCATTTCCGGACATAAGTTGCTCCGTTAATTTCATAGCCCCTAAAACATGGCAGAAATTGGTTTGGACGCATTCTGATAAGGTTATGGAGGCCAGTAAGGTGAATACTAAGAAAACGTCATTGGCTTGCGCTAAAAGACTGTGGCCAAACGATACGTTCGTTAAAAACGAAAGATGTAAGACATCCCATGACGGTATAGTTGATGCGATGCTTATAGCAGAAGCAGCAAGAAGAACCATTTAATCTATTTTAAATCATTTTAAATCAAATTAATTCGTAATTAGATTTTAAAATAATATATTTGCAGTGTTAGATAATCATAATCGTAAGTTTTAAAAAATGAAAGTAAGAGTTCCTGGCATACTAATGAATGAGAAACTTTCAAACATTTCAAAGATGTTTGATAAGGTTCTAAAGGATTGTGTCACATCGAATATAAAAATTACTTTATATTTTGATCATATCCGGATACAAGCCATGAACGAACGTATAACATATACGGATGATATTTTCGATGTGAATACTGATATTTCTTGTGACCAGAAGTTTTCTCTTTTAGTAGATGCCGGGACTCTTATTTCATTTTTTAAAAATCATAACCAGGATATAGAGATAGAGATTAAAAATGATTACAGTATCGTTTTTAAATACGATAGAGGATCTTTTTCTTCTACTTGGATTGAGGATAAGGCTTTCCCTGATTTCTTTTATCCTGTAGGTGACGGTATTCGTGTTATGAGTTCGTCTTTCATTCAGTCTATGAAAAGATCTTTTGCGTTTGTTGGATCGGATGAATTTAGACCAGCTATATGCTCGATTCTTCTTAATGTGAAGAAGGACTATATTGACATTGTTTCTACTGATATGTTCCGTCTGTTTATAAACAGGAAAGAGTATGCTAATGCATCAGAAGAAAGGTCGATTATGCTAAGCGAGGTTGCGGCTTCTATCTTGTACCGCTTTCTATCTGATAAAGATACGGAGATCAGTATTTCTACAGATGGAGTTAGGACGTTCTTATGCTTTGATAATGTAATTATATCGGATATGAACGTAGAACAACAGTATCCTAACTACGAATACGTATGTAGCAAATTCGAAAAATCGTCGAGAGTTAAGTTTGACCGGGATTTACTTATATCGGTTCTTAATTCCATGACTTTGGTGGATAATGTTGTTAATGTCAAGGTAGATGAAGAAAACGGCATAACGGTAATGTCTGAGGATTTTGGAAATAGAAAAAAGATAATGGAATCAATGCCTTTGAATGCGCTCGAAGGTCCGTGTTTTAATTTTTCTATCGGTAAGGAAAATATACTGTCTTCCGTAAAATCACTTATAAAAGGAGATACTGTCATGGATTGGTCTGATCAGTATAAGATGATAAAGATGTTCAATCCTAAATACGAATCAACATACATCTTAAATCAAACATTGTATAATCTATAAAAAAAATAAAAATATGGCTTTTAGAGAAAACAGAAGTTTTGGTACAACTTATTATCTGTATATTAATTCGGATGGTAACTTGTATGAAAAAAGTAACGAACCAAAAGAAGGTTTTGTTCAGCACATAAATCCTAATAGCGGTCAGCCGGCGGGATATTGGAAAGAGTATTATAATGGAGTAGTTGGGTACATCAACTACATCGGGTTAAAGTCAAGCTCTTTCTCTAATGGAAATACTGTTACTAATTTCCTTATCGTATTAAAAGATTACGAGCTTAATGAAAACTATTGTATTTCCATACCTCTCGTCAATCAAAAAGGAAATATCAAGGGCTTTGTTAAGAGCTTCGTAAAATACTACGAAAACATCGATTTCAGTCGTGAAATTTATTTCAATGTCTTTAAGAAGAAGAAAGATGACGAGTTTGGATCTTCGGAACTTATTATCGCATATGCCGGAGTAGACGGAGAAAAAGATCAGCTTGTTGAACGTTTTTATAAAAAAGGCGTAAATGGCTGGCCTGACCCTGTTGAAATTACAGGATTTGATGGCAAGAAAAGCCTCGATTATTCAGCTCAAAATAACTTTACTTATCAGAAGATTACGGAATATTCAAACAGGTTCAATGCTTCTATTAAAGACATCAGAGCCGGTATAATGGCTAAATTAGGTTTAGGAGGAAATACTCAGCAAGAGCCTACAGCCCCTCAGACTTATACCCAGCAGCCGGCAGCGCCTCAACAGGTTCAACAACCTCAGTCTGTTCCGAGTGCTATTCCGTATCAGAATTATCAACAGCCTGCTCAACAGCCAGCACAGTATCAGGCACCGGCTCAGCCTGCTGCACCTGCCCAGGCACCTACTACAAGGAGCACCAAGCCTCAGCATCAGACGCAGCCACAGCCGCAAGCACAGATGCCGAACTTCCCTCCTGTGGAAGAAGGAGACCTTCCATTTTAATATAAACATCAGCCCAGGAGAATAACATCTCTTGGGCTTTTAAAGATTGTGTAGAATGATAGTAGAAATAGTTACAAGATTTCCCCTTATTAAACTTCGTAGGAAAGTGACAGAAGAAAGGATTATGGCGAAGCATGGGGATAAATTATGTATGATCTACTCAGAAACCAGAGAAAAATATAAGCAAGGAGATGAGTGGGTCGATGATCCTAATGATGCAGACATAAGTACTTTTCGTGATTGCTATGAATCAACGAAGGACATAAAAAAAGAAGGTATTGTTTATTGTACTATAAAAATATGATTATGGATAAGTTAGAAGATATTGAAAGACTTCTTTATGAAAAAGAAGATAATAAGAAGGATACTGTTTCTGAAAAGAACAACAAACATAAAAAAGAGGATAAGGTCGTTAATAAAATACCTGAATCGTATTTGACTCCAGGGTATCAGAAGACTGTTCAGGTAGGTATTAAGAAGCTGTATCCTGATGTCGTGGCACCTGAATACAAACATGATGGTGATGCCTGTTGTGATATTCGTGCATATAGAGTAGTGAAGATGATGAATGACATGGGAGTAGAAATAGATGTTCCTTCCGATTTTGAATCAATTACCTTATATCAAGGTTATTCTGTTAGAATCGGAACAGGATTCAAGTTGAATATACCAGAAGGTTGGTGTGTGAATGTGGAAGGAAGATCTGGATTCTCTTTTGACGAGGGAGTGGTAGTTACTAACGCTCCTGGCAAATGCGAATTTATCTACAAAGGAGAGTATATGGTTAATCTTACTAAAATCAATAAAAAACCGACCGTAATCCGCAAAAACGATCGAATAGCTCAGATGGAAATCGTTCCACAATACAAAATGGTATTGGAAGAAGTAACAGATATTGAGGTAGAAGACGGGAATGAACGTGGAGAAAAAGGTCTTGGTAGTTCTGGAGTTAAGTAATGTTTAAATATTTTTAAAATGAGCATGTTAGGTTTTACATTCATCACAGACAGCAAGCTGTCAATGTACAGGGAGAAAGCTATTAAATCCGAAAATCTTGCAAAAGAAATTGAGGAAATGCAGGATAAGGCCGCTTCTTACAAGGAAAGGCTTTCCGAACTCAAGTCAGATATCGCTTCAAAGGATAAAGAGATTTTATCTGTTGGCAAAGATCTTTCTGAGTCTAAGGAAAAGATTGACGCCTTGAAGGAAAATCAGAAAAAGTTGATAAAAAGCGTCAAGAAGAAAACGGAAGAACTTGATGCTGTCAATGTCGATCTTGACAAAGCCAGGTCTGATCTTGATGAGGCTAATTACAAAATCAGAAACTTGGAAGAAAAGAAAAACAGTATCTCATCTGAATTAAAAAAGAAATCAAATGCATTGATTGAAGCCAGGATCAGAATCGGAGATTTGGAAAACGAGGTTTCGGTTGGGTCCAAAACAATACAAGAGTTAGAATCGAAGCTGAAATTAATGCAAGTAGAATTAAGAGGCTACCAAATAGGTATAATCGGGAAAGATAAAAACAATGTCGCTGAGCCGGAATTGGATAAAGATGAGGAGTCAGATAAGGATGTGGCAGAATCGGAGAAATTTGATAAAAATAAGGAAGTTAAATACAATACGCTTCTTGATACAGATGTGATTCAGGAAGAAGCAGGTGACATTGTGGAGCCCGAAAACGAAGCTGAACGAGTAAAAGACACTAAAAAGAAGAAGAAAAAAAAGAAGTAGGTATTTTAATCCTTTTTATATTTTAATGTTTGCCATATTATGGGTTAGTACTTAACTTTGCGTTGAGAGAGTTTTTAGGATAATTATTGGTTAAAAATTTAGCTGTTATATGCAGGCGTCTGTGAAGGCTCCTGCATATTTTTAAGGTCCTGTGGCTTAGTGGTGAAAGCAAGATGCTCATAACATCGAGATCGTGGGTTCAAATCCCTCCGGGACCACTGTCCAATGGTGTAGTGGTAGCACAACAGATTTTGGTTCTGTTAGCGGAGGTTCGAATCCTCCTTGGATAACGGTACATATTTTGTGTAAAGTGTTAATTATCTAAGTGTTTGTGGTGTGTGAACATAGCAAACATTAAATGGCCCATTAGTTTAACGGATAAAACCCTTGAGTCCTAATCAAAAGTTGCCTGTTCGATTCAGGCATGGGCTACATGGCTTGTTGGATGAGTGGTTTAGTCAGGGATCTGCAAAATCTCGTAGGGCGGTTCGATTCCGCCACAAGCCTCTAAAAAAAAGTAAGACAATGAACTACCCAGAGCAACAAATGCTTAAGATCCTTAATAGGGATCTGTTAAGTAATCCGATGTATGTTATTAACAATCTTCATATATATGATTGGGAATCTGACTTCCTGGCCATAACAAGATCATTGTACGCTTATGAAGTAGAGGTCAAGATGTCTAAACAAGATTTCTTTAACGACTTCAAAAAGGATAAAAAACATAAGGTTCTTAAAGACGGCATTATTAAAGTAGGTGGTGTCATAAGCTATCCTCCAAACTATTTCTACTACGCCTGTCCGCCTAATATGATTGACGTAAGTGAAGTTCCGTCTTATGCTGGACTGATTTATGTCGATGTCAGTAAAAATAGGAAGAACGTCGTTAAGGTCGCACCTTTAATTCATAGACAGAAGTTTGATGTAGTGGGTAGGAAACTGGTGGATAAGTTTTACTACAATATGCTTACTTGGAAGAAAAGAGCTATTTCAAACGTGTATGCTGACCCGGCCAAGGAAAGAGAGAAAGGCGTGCGTGCCGGAGCTGAGGCTGTGAGGAAGTCGGCCTGGGATGCGTTCAGGGCGCAGTGCCCGCACATTGCTTTCCCCTATGGAAAAGAATTTCCGATGTGTGACGATCACGAACAAGATCATCCCATGAGAGACTGCATACTTCAGTGTGAAAAAGGTAGAATATTTAAAAACAGATTGAAATGAGCACCCCACGTGAATTAAGTAGAATAGCTAATAGGATAGCCGGTAAGATGACTGATGATGGATGGGTTAGCCCCGGTAGAAAGAGTCTCGTTTCCGATAAGAAGGTTATGGAGTTAATAGATTCGATTTTTAATGAAATTTGGAGAGAATTAGATGACGGGAAAAGAGTCCATATCAGGAAACAGATGATTTTCAAAAAGATTTTTGTCAGTAGGCAAAAAGATAAATACTATATACAATGCATAGAAAAAAGGGACGCCAAATAGACGTCCCTTTTCTTTTTCTGTAAGTAATTGTTATTTCATTACTTTCCTTACCAACTTAGAAACAGCTTGAGTGATAGTCCACCTGATGTTTGCATTAACGTTGATAGTCTGAGGAGTACCGTTTGCATCCAAGTTAATTACCTCCTTGTCTATTTTCAAGAACGGATCACCTGCTGTCTGGGTAATAACCGTATTAGCCGTCTGATCTCCGGCGGCCGTCACCTTAAGAGTATTTACCAGATCGTTTACATCAGTGTTCGCAGCAATATCGGAGAATACGATACTGAAAGCAAAGGCTCCTGTTGCACCAGGGTCGTCGGCGATAACAGCGCCGTTGTTGGTAGCCTTACCTGCCGCCTGATAGGAGGTAGGTATTTCCAACGTCAGAGGATGAGTTTCGTCCGGAGTTAAGGAGAACGTTAATTTAGTTGAGTTACTTGTACCGTTGATTGTTACAGTACCACCTTCTTTCCCTACAGATGCAGTAGGATCTATTTTTACGAACTCAGCTACCGGAGATTGGTTGATGGTAGCACTTTTCTTAACACCCCCTGATTCGGCACCAAATTCTACTTGTTGCGTGCGTTGTACACGACCTTCGTATTTTTCACCTGATACGGTAACCGCCTGATCACCATCACCTGATCCCGGATTGAAGGTTACAAAACCTATTTTTCGATTATGCAATGACATTTATTTTTAATTGATTAAGATACCGACAAATATATGATTATTTTTATTATCTTGTGTCATTGATTTATTTTTATCAAATACGTAGTGCTATGGGTTTTTTATCATATTTTAATCCTATTTATTTCTTTGATGATTATTTATTATGTATGTTTGCAACATAAATATAAAATATTATAACCATGAAAGTAGATTTTTTTAACAGTACGGATTTTTTAGGATCTAAAACTAAAGAAAGCAAGATCCGGAAGTTGTCAATCAGCAAAAGTAAGATAATGACTATCTCTGTCGATAATTTGAATTGGATGGGGGTAACGGATGCGGTTGTTATCGGCTTAGAAGAAGGGAAGATATTTGAAGGAGTTGAAAATACGGTCTTTTATCTGGCTGCTTCTGATGTTGAAGACGAGAGATCGTTTAAGGTAAATAACCTTGGTGTAAAATACAAGAGGGTTTACTTAAAAGACCTGCTCGATTATCTTGGATGGGATATAGGAGAAAATTCTTATGCTGTGTATGATATTATAAAAGAAGACAGTAATCTGTTCCGTCTTCAGCTTAGGGTAATAAAAAAGAGTAGGAGTGAAAAATGATGAACGATATAGATATTAAAAATAAAAGAATACTGCTATTTGATTTTGACGGGACGCTTATAGAAACCGCTTCTGGGAATACGTTCGCTACAGACTTGACAGATATGAGGATTAAGATGGATGTGGTGAATAAGGCTCTTGATCTGATGCAGGAGAACGGTGTTAAGGTATTTGCTATCGTAAGCAATCAAGGAGGAGTAGAAGCTGGGTTTGTTTCTGGAGCTGATATTGAAGCTAAGATAGAATACGTACTGAGGTCCGTACATGATTTGGCGGTAAAGAGAGGCATAAGAGGCGTCCTATATGAAAAAAGGTTGTGTTATTCAAATGACGAACAAGATCCGATGAGGAAGCCTAACACTGGCATGATTGATGATGTCCTTATGGAATGTAAAGACACTGTAATGCACGGTATGAACTTTAGTCAACTTAAGGAATGTTCGTTGATGGTCGGGGACGCCAGTGGCCTACCAGGGCAGTTCTCTGATTCGGATAAGGTATGTGCTGAGAATGCTGGTATTGACTATATGGATGTTACTCGGTTTGTTGGTAAGGATCTTGATTTAAATTTATAATCTCATATTATGAAAGTAAAGAATACAGCAATAGTTTATCATAAATCGGATTTGGATGGCGTTGTATCGGCAGCTATCGCAACCATGTACGAAAACGGTAAAGACCGAGATGTTATTTATATCCCTTATTCGTATGAAGATGATGTTAAGAAAGTTACCAGCAAAGTGCGTGACTTAGATGTTGTTTACGTTCTTGACGTGTCTTTTGGAGCCGATTCTAAAACGGTTTTTAAAAAGTGGCTTGATGAAGGAAAGAGCCTGATGTGGATAGATCATCACAAGGGAATTATAGAAGATAGTAAGACATGGGGGTTCACTGTTCCAGGGCTTAGGAGAGTCGGTACCGGTGCGTGCGCTCTGGCCTCGGACCTGCTGATGGGGAAGGTGCCGGCGATCGTCCGGTGTCTGTCAGACTACGATGTGTGGAATAAAGAATCCGGCTTAGGCTGGGATACGGTAGTAGCTGTCCAGTATGCCTTGAGATCAAAAATAAGACTCAATGTATTAATAGCATTGTCGTATTTGTATGACCATTTTAAAGAAGATATGAAGGACAATGAAATTGATCTTATTTTTTATGATCTCGCTAAAGAAGGACGTGCTATAATTAATTACATGGCTGGTAAAAACGAAGATGAGGTAAGTAGGTACTCGTTCGAAGCTTACGTCGACGAGGTGAAGGTTGTGGCTATGAATACCGCTGAATTTAGCTCTAAGGTATTTGATTCTCTTACACGAGACTGGTTAGACGGTAGAAAAATTAAAGCCTTGATGCCATTTTGTATTATGCCAGGTGGAAAAGTTAGGTTCTCTCTTTATGAATGCGTGGAAGACAGCGTAGATTGCTGTGAGGTAAGTAAGAGATTCGGTGGTGGAGGACATGCTGGTGCTGCTGGATTCGTTATAGATGTATCAAGCGACCAATTTAAGGACTTCCTTGAAAACCATAAACTTACTTCAATTCAATAAATTAATAAGGTCGTGTTTTAAATAGGATTGGTTTCTATCAATCCTATTTTTTTGTTGTGTGTGAGGTGGGTATGTGATGGGAGAGAGGGTAAAAGATGTTTATGTAACGTGGGAGATATGTGAGAAAGAGGTTTATGTGATGATGGATGTGATGATGGATATGAAAAAAAATGTTTATGTAATGGGAGAGAGGGGGTACCTATCACGAACCTCCCGCCCCCGAAACGCGTTTTCTCCCCCACACCCCCTTCGCTGGAAAATCGGAAACGCGTTTTTATCTCAAACCTACAAACTCGCTGATTATCAATAACTTATTATAAATTATTGATAATCAATGTATTATTATAAATTATTGATTATAAGCCACTTAAATAAGCATATATCCTACATATTAATGTACGCGTATAATACCGCTCTCGTTCGTTTTATAAATTGCTGATAATCAGACGATAGAATCGAAATTAATACAAGTTAACAAAAAAAAGATAGCATATATATTTGTAGTAACAATAAATTTCGTATATTTGCGTCGTGATCGAGAGAGATCGCAAGTTAACATGATGAACCTATATAGTGCACCCGTTGGGCTAACTATATATGTATCTGTAATTGCCCGCGCTGTGGGTCATTAATTTGAATATCATTTGTTTAACAATTAAAATATATTGGGATATGATTACGAAAAAAAATGTAAACAAGCTGCAAAACGCTGTTATCAAAGAAAATGCTGCAAATTTGGTAGGTGCTGTTAAACTGTACAACGCTCTATTTGCTAATGGAGCTGATCTAAAGGCTATTTGCAAGGCTTTGGAAATACCAGCAGAATACGCTGTAAAGGTAGCAGCCCTCGCCAAGGATAAAAAACGCCTGGTAGCTGTATGTAGCCAAATGTTACCGAAAGTTGATGATACATTTGTTAAATATGCTTTATACTCTAAAGTGTATAAGGATACCAATGCAGACAAAGAGAAAGGCGTTGAGGCTAAAACGGCTGATTGGTGCGCTGATAATGTGGTTTACGGTAGCGAATATAAATCATTTGGTTTTACTACAGCCGAATCATTGGAGACCAAAAAAAGCACTAAATGGTTGATAAAAGAAAACGACGAGTATAAAGCTACTTATGTGGCTGTTAAGATCAAATCTTATTCAATCCGTACCATTGCAAAGTGTGTGAGTGAATATTTGGCGCACGAAAGCAACCAGCAGTAAAAAAAGGTTAGGCGCGTACCGTTAAACGCGCCTGTACGCCATTGTCAGTGGGTGCACGTCCCGCGTATGCTTTAGACTGAAGCTGACAAGCAGAGAGTTATTTTACATATTGGAAGGCAAATATACCGTTGCCCTTGCCGTTGGCAATCAAAGGCTTGGTATTACTGCATGAACTACGTTGAATAAGCGCGGTTTATGTCAGGTATGTAAGTATAGTTTAGAAAGCATACCGTTGTACGAGGTTTGTCTCCAGATCGAAACGTGTCTTACTTGCTTACACGAAAAAATAGAACAAGGCTGTAGATTAAATTACAGGGTACAAGCATGTAGCCTACCATGTAGGGACGTGTCGTATCAAAACGCAAGGACATTATGCCGTTATGTGTGGCGAAATAATGTAGCAGACGGAAAATATAATAACAACATAGTACGGGCCTGTACGCGAGAACTACGTACTAATTACGGGCTGTTGGTTGTAGCATAAAATCTATATAAGATAGGAATGCGCGTCCGGTTCGATTCCGGAGCAACCTCTAAATTATAAACAATACAATAACATGGGAAAGAAAGAAATGATCAACGCTTTAATTGAAGCGTTCAATAAATCTAAAAACATCTGCGTAAAAATAACATTGCGTAACTATATCGAGACGGTGGAAACATTGAGCGAAAGTGAGTACAAAGAGGCGGAGGGTTTCTATATTGAAGCACTTAACCGCTGGAGTTAATCATAATTAAAGCATAAAGAAAATGGAAAGGAAATTTAGATCTCATATGGTAGACGTCCGCGGTCTGTCCAGGAAAGAAGCTAAAGAAAAGCGAAAAAGAGCGTATCGTGAATTTATGTTGTATCGTGATCTCAAAGAAGCGTATCATGCCGATACAGGAAAGGATAAATGCAAACGTAAAGTCCATACATCACGAACATACGTGAAAGAAAACATAAACAGTATTTAAATAGGAATAGGGTTGTTCCGAATATCGGAGCAACCCTATTTTTGTATCCCACTCTTTCTATTTACGGGTAGGATATTCTGAGAGTGAACGGCGGATGTGTGCTATATTGGTCTAAAACGAAACTAAAATATGAGAGTTCGGATATAATGCCGGTATTTTGTCTATATCATGTCGTTAAAATTGGTCTAAAACGAAACTTGAGGCGGTTTTCTGACCCAAAATATGGTGTCGGATGCCGCCTTTTTCATCTCTATGGATTGAAAATTAGGCTTATTGTACTTTTCTTAAAAATAAGGTATGCTTGATTATCAATTAGTTAGGTTTTATGATACCCGTATTTTCGGACACACTTATTGTAAATTTTTTATTTTATGTGGTGGTTTTTATTAGTAGCTGACCTGTATTTTTTATCGGTTGGAGTAAGGTCTATGTTAGAGTACGGACCAGATCAGTATAATATTGTGATGGTTTTTTGCTTTTCGTTTTTGGCTTTGATTATAGGTCTGAATATCTATCTTGATAGGAGGGGCAGGCGGTAGGGCGTGGGCTGAAGTCTCTCTATTCTCTCTATGGAATGATATTATCTCCAAATCCCCCATACTCCATGCCAGAGTATAAGCTTGTAGCGCTCTCCGTATGCCGGTAGTGAGGCGGTAGAGCGCAGGTTCTATGCGGAAAGCCGGAGGATTAGCCGGGGTTGGAGAGGGGGAGAGGGAGGGCACTCCCTACCAACAAAATTCAATAGATAACCAACAAAATTCAATAGATAA